CCGATAGTATCCTTAGACGTTCTTTGTTCTTCGCTCAATGTAGCAATGTATAAAAAGGTTTGGACGGTTCTATGTTCAAGTGGTAAGTCTTGATGACTACAAATACGGCGGGCACGACCAACAACCTGGTCTAACCGAACGTTATGCCAGTAAGGCTCTACAATATGAACGTATCGCGTATTACGTAAGTTAATACCTTCGGCACCGGACGCGGTAATCATAAAGATTTTAATAATTTCACCGTATCGGTTATTTTCGTGTTGCTCGCGCAAAGAAGCCGCAAGAGAAGGTGGGATTAGATCCCACGAACCGTTGTAAATATTACGAATCAATTCTTTTTCTTCGGCAGATTCGGTTCCTGTATATAATACAAATTTGGGTTTTCCTTCGTCTTCGTCTGAACTATCAATCATCCATTGGTTTTGCGATTTCCGTAATTTGAATTCCGCGAACCCATTTGCTAATAATATCAAGCGAATAATACCAATACCTTCCAATGTTCTAAAATTACTGTAAATTAGGTGTAATCCCACATATTCTGGGTCAAGTAGTGTATTTAAGAGTCGATAAAATTTGGGACTGAGTGTTTCCAATGCAGTTCCTCGTAGATGTTTGCTTGTGTTGGTTTCTTCGTCTATTTGATTTAATAACTCCAATGAACGTTCAATGCGTTGCATATAGGATTCCGGTTCAATAACACTGTTATTATCTTGTGCTTCGTCCATATCGATTGAACCAAATGTATTTACTTCTTGAATGGTAGCCAAATTGTTATTGTCCAACATGTTTTCGTTCAGAACCTTATCTTCGGCAACGTTTGGCATAGGGCGTTCAATTTCGTCTGGAAAAGTGAAGTTGCACGCAGCACGTGAGAAAATACGGTAGGTGCCGGCAACTTCATATAGTTCGTCTTGTTCCTTTTTGTTTTTGCGTTTCTTGCGGTTCTTTTCTTGTTCAGCTTCTTCATTACGGATTTTCTCATATATATTGTATTGGTGTCCACTCATAGGGCAATAAACAATGTGATAGGGTTTATCATCGGGGGTCATAACAAGGGAAGGTAATAATTCTTCTTGGGCACTTCTGAAGTAGGATGTTAATCCCAGAATACGGCGTTGAAACAAGTTTTTGTTTTCAATGCTTTGGTCTTTTACATTAATAAAGTGGTCATTGAAGTCGTCTCGATTATGGGGTAGTGCATTGTATTTGTGTAAGATGGTTTTGTTTTCAGAAACGGAAATGTTGTTTTGTTGTAAGATGGCAACAACATTCTGTATGAAATCATCATTTGAGACATTACCTTGTTCGTCATACTGAACGCCTTTATAACTTTGAAACATTTTGCCTGTTCCATAACCGCCTGAAATTGTGTTATCGGGTTTAGGTTTAGCTTTCTGGGTCTTCGCATTGGCTTTGGGTTTTTTCTTTTCAGTGCCTTTCCCCTTAGGTTTGGGTTCAGAAGAATGTTTATTTACAAATCCAAAAGGATTACGTGTGATTCGTAGTATATTACGCGAATAATCAACAAAATCGTGAATGGTCATATCGTGTTTATCAAAGAGATTCAAAATGGTAGCGGTGGTTAGTTTCTTTGTGGTAGTAGATTTCAATGGAATTTCCCACGTATAAATATATCCACGCAACATATTGAACAAGATACCAATTTCATTCGGGTAATTGATAATAGGGGTTCCTGATAAGAATACAATGCGAACGTTTTGTGCGGACATTAAAAAGTCGTATAGTTGGTAAGAAATCGATTTGTGTTGTTTGAGTTTATTAACAATACGACTAACAAAGTTGTGTGCTTCATCCACAATAACAACAGCATTGTCAAAAGGGTTTTTCTTACCTTCTGTTAATCTTTCAAAGGATTTTTTAGTAAGACCATTATAGTTAATAGATTTATATTTATGACGAATCATATGGTCGAGTTGTTCATCCAAATGGTTTTGTTGTTCAGATGTAAGTAAGCCGTAATTATGTTCGGTATTGTTGACGTCCATTAGCCATAAACCTTTCTTTGCTTTAACAAAGTCGAAAGGAATGGCAAGGTTGTTTGCAATCGCGCGTACTTCAGTATATTCCAACATATGGACGCTGTGTGTGGAAGGGTTTTGGTGGATTGGTTCGTCCATATTGTGTAAGTCATAGGAACTAATAAAGTCCCAATGTTGGTTTTTCTTGTACATATCGTCGCCGCATTTTTTTAATTCAGAATAGAAGTTTTGTTTCAATGAAGCGGGTGTCATAACAATAACTGGTTTTTCAGATTTCATACCTTCTGCAATAGCAATCGAAGTGCATGTTTTTCCACTACCTAACCCGTGATATAATAATAATCCACGGTAAGGGGAATACAAGTTCAAGTATTCACGAACAATCTTTTGATGGGTCAATAAATCAAACTCGGTAGAATCTTGTGTGGTGGAACAAGAAATACTATCTTTTGCATTGATAATTTCTTCCCGGTATTTGCTGAATAGTGGAGTGAGCCTCGAAATAAACATTTTTCGGTTTTCAAGGTAGTAAGGTGAAATTGGGATGTCAATTTTCTCTCTTTCCATAGGAATACGAAGGGAAACAGGTGCTCCTTGTATTTGTATATTGTCCAAGGAAATAGGTTCCAACGATTCATCTTCTTCGGCGGGAAGACGGTCGCTTTCTGCAACATTTGTTTCAATCATATCCAATACAATTTTGTCTTTGTTAACAGTCTGTTCGCCTTTCTTTTTTGTAAATATAGGTTCTGCTTCGGATTCGGATTCAGCCTCTGTGGTCTCTAAGGTCTCTTCTTCCTTTTTGTACTCTGAAATATTTATAGAATCATCTTCTTTATCTTGTTGTACTCTTTCTGAGATTTCATTATACTTTTGTTCTTCGTGTTCGAGAGACCCTTCAAAAACAACAGTTTTATCTTGTTTATTTCTAACTGTGAGTTGGTCTGCTTCTTCGTCTCCAAATTCGGGTTCAGTGTCGTCAGTAAGGGTCTCTTCGTTTTCTGGGGTCTCTTTTTCAGAAACGGGATAGCTAGTTTTCTCTGTAAGCAAAATTTCACGTGGTTTTTCGAGAGAATGCATCATATAAGAAGGGACATCCTGGGTTGTAGTAGCGGGTGTTTTTTCAGCAATACCGACCATTTTAGCATTCTTTCGATTGAGTTTTTCCAACAGTAAAGAGCGGTTAATTTGGTTATATTTCTCAGATTTGCGAATAGCGGGTGCTTTTGGTTGTTCTTTCATTTCACGAGTGGGTTTTTCATCAACAACATCAGTTTCGCTGATAGTTTCTTGTGGTTTATCCTCTTTAACTCCCATTCTGTACTGGACAGTTTTCCTTGTGGCGGGTGGTTTTCTTTCCATATTGAACAAATTTTCAATGTTTCTAGGGTTATCCATTTACTATACAATAAATGGATAAAAAAATACAAGTATTACCGCAATATAGTGCAATACGTAAAAAATATAACTGAATAATGATGTATGCTATAGTAAATTACCTAAACAATGGTTTAAAATGGACGCAATACACGGATGGCGTTTTCGCACGCAATTTGTTCGGCTTTCTTTTTAATTTTATGAATGCCCTCGCCGAGGAATACAAATACGGAATTATGTTTCGACATATGTAAGTGTATATCTTGATAGCTGTTAAAATGGGAGAGAGGGATGGCTTTGTCTGGGGTGACTTCGTGAATAGCAATGCCCAAACATAAATATACACCCATATGATACCCATTATCAATATCGTGATGTTCGATTTCAAGATAGTCGGGTGTAATCTTGAACTCTTTTTGAATTTTGACTTGTAATATATTTTTGTAATTGTCGTCATTGCGAATAAGGTCAATCCAATTAACGTGTTTTTCAAATACCTTTTCCACGAATACTTGTACCATTTGGAAACCGGGTCCAGTAATGAACAAGTTAGAAAACCACTCATCATCGTCGTGTATCGAAAGTTTGTTAAAATCTAAGAACATGGCTCCAATAAAGGCTTCAAATAAACAGCCCAATTTCTTCAAGTTGGTTCTGGTTTGTTTGGATTCAGCGTGTTTAGACAAAACGTACCATTTGTGGAGTCCCATTTCATAAGCCATTTTACCGATAGATTCATTTTTCACAAGTGCAATTTTCTTCTCTGTCATAAATCCTTCATTTTCTTTTGGAAACCGTTTATACAAGTAATATTTAGTAATACATTCTAATACGCCATCTCCTACAAACTCCAAGCGTTCATTGGACTTTGTATATAAAGGTAAACAATCAGTGGGTTGTTTTTGAATAATGATATTGTTTTCAATGTTTTCTAAGTGGGGTCTTTTTGTATAGGATTGATGAATGAACGCGCGCTTGTATAAGTTGTAATTGTAAATGGTAGTATCTACACCGTATTTTTGTAATATGTCTTTAATTTCGTCGTCAGTAATCAATTTATTTAGGGGGTTGTATGGGTCAAACAAATAAACATCTTCGCCATTTTCGTTTTGCTGTAAAACAATATCTTCGTCTTGATTCATTTTCTCCATTCGTTTGAAGGATAAGGGGTTGTATGAATATATAAAAGATATAGACATTCAATTTTATATGGATTACAAAAATAATTTGCAGGAAAAAAAGATATATATTTAGTATATATATAATGGTATTAAGCGGAACTAAAAAGACAAGCAGTTTATCTTCTATTGTGAACCAAAATCAAGGTGGTGGAAACAAGAAAGCAGGTCTTCCTGAACAAGTAGGAAGAACCTCTTGGGAGACCATCCACATGAGAAAGACTTCTCAGAGAATGGCTGTTTTGACCATGCCTCTAACCACTACCACCCGTGCTTCCAGACCAATTGGTATTCGTCCTGGTGCTTATTAATTTAGCAATATTGTAAGTTAATTGAATTGCTTTGAAAATATAATAAATAGAGTTGGGTCTCTATTTATTATATGCGTGTAATTATTGATATACGTGAAAGAGATTTGTATGCTGAATGTGAAAGGTTGTTAAGTGGAGTATCAAAAGCAACAAGTATAATACTTGAAAGAGACCAATTGGCTCTGGGAGACATATTATTGACCAGTAATGAAGGGGAACGTTTAGTATTGATAGAACGAAAAACGTTTCAAGACATGATGGCATCTATAAAAGATAATCGATATAAGGAGCAGTCGCATAGGTTGCTACATTTACAAGAATATCCACCCCATTCTATTTTCTATTTATTGGAAGGAGGGTTTCACCAGTTGTATTCTGCTGTAGAGAAAAAAATAATGAATTCGTCGATTGCATCATTGCAGATGTTCAAGGGATTTAGTGTATTTCGTACAATCTCATTAACGGAAACGGCAGAATGGATAATTAGTTTAGCAACCAAGATGGATACAAATAAGGAAAAACAAATCCCGCCTTATTTTTTGACACCAAGTTATTTACAATCACAACAACCGTTGTCTTCTACAACCGAAGATGGAAAAGAAGAACATACACCACAAATACAGTCTCATCCAACAGATTACGTGCAGGTGGTGAAAAAAGTAAAAAAGGATAATATTTGTAGGGAAAATATTGGAGAAATAATGCTTTCGCAGATACCGGGTATTAGTAGCAATACAGCAATAGGTATTATGAAATATTTTGATTCGTTTCCAGATATGATTCATAAAATAAATGAAAACCCAACGCTATTGGATGAAATAATGTTGGAATCTAATGGTAAAAAGCGGAAATTGGGAAAGAATTGTACACAAAACATTCGAGCGTTTTTACAACTGTAATGGTATGGTGATAATTACTCTGCATAGCGTTGTTTTAAGGTAGTATTCCATACGTATTCTCCGAGTAAGACTAAGAAGTTTCCACATAACATAATTACCTTGAACAACAATTGGTCATTCAATTCAATGGTTGTTTTAATGAATTCACATAGTGCTCGTAGTTCACCAAACAAGGTATGGATTGCGGCAATACGACGAACACTAACGTTCTTTTTTGTGCTACAATGCATATAGATTTCTTCTTCTAAGTCCTGTATATAAGTTTCTTTAACGTGTTTGTCTACACAGTCAATATATGGAATATAGTAATTATTTACTTTGATTTCTTCTCTACATAACCAATCGTAAGAAGAAGAAAAGTCGGTATGCTTGATAAGACCACAACTATTGTTGCGTGCGGAATAGTATTTATCCAAGAATAAGTCAACCGGAGCACTACATAGTTTCATAAAACCAATATTATCGGTAAGAAAACTGTCAATCTTGTAAAAACATTGCGTTAGTTTATCGTCATAAATATTTAAGAAGGAAAGAATATCCTCATCAGTATGTCCTATACTTACCACACTGTCTTCTTCTTCCAATTGGTCTAATAACATCCCAATGATATTGTCACAAAACTCATTAATCGTTTTTAGTTCTCCAACAAATTCAATATAACGGAACTTATACTGCTTATTGTTTCGTAAACTATTAAAGTAAAACATAAAATAATCTGCAATAGATATTTGTGGCACTTTTGTGTTATTCAGCCACATCGATTTTTGTTCATTCGTATAATAATCACTAACCGATGTGCGGTCAGATACATCTTTTAACACAGAGCGAAATGTGGAACGCATTCTTATAGCGGACTTGGTGAGTTTGGCGTGTGGATAAGGGGGTGCTGTTACTTGAACCAACCGATTAAATTTCTGAGAGGAAGAAGAAGCATTATTATCGAATGGGGAATTAGGCGGATACATCATTGCGGAATTTGCTAAATTTGAGGTTCGAACTTTCAATGAATAAGGCATATCATTAAGTCCATTTTCAATGTCGCTCTTAAACGCATATTTTTTGGATTTACTATCTTGTGGAGGAACATCACTTGTTGTGCTACAATTATTAAGAGAAATGTCAATAGCAATATCTTCTAGTTCAGCTGGAGTGTCTTGTATGAGGGTTTCATTGTTGCTACTATCAATTATAATATCTACAACATTGCTACTAATGTCGTTAGGTGAATTCATTTACAATATAGACATAAAAAAACAATATCTTATATGTATACTTACAAATAGAATGAATACATCATCGAATCCTACACGAAGAAGAAGCAGTAGTGGTAGTTCATCTTCCTTATCGTCGTTATTATCGAGTTCGGTTTCTTCATCTATATCGAGTGATTTTGGTAATGAAAGTGAAAATATTACATTATCAAATAAAATAGTATACAGGAGACGTTCGAAAGACAAACCATTGAATGAACCATTATCGCGAACGCCTACACCAACACGTTTTCTACGAATGTTAGAACAAAACAAGAGTTATATAACCGAATTATTTAGAGAACGTCAACAGGGGGCTGAAAGTTGCTTGGTAAAGAAGGGTAAAAGGAAGTCTGAGGAGTGGAAAGAACAGGACGAGTGACAATATTACCATCATATTTACCAGCTTCAACAGATTTTCTGGTATGCGTTACACCTCCCCAATTAGGATCCATAGAGTTATCACTAATGGGGTCTGTTTCTGTGGAATGATGAATTGCATCTAATTCAGTATAGACACCTACATAGAGTCCATATGGGTCAAACCCTGGGAAATTATCAGCATTATAAGGAGGTTGGTCTCGTGAAGCATCCGCGTAGTCTTCCAAAGAAATAAACATTTGGTTTTGTTGCTCGTTCGAAACCCCGCCATCTAATTCAAATGGACTTGGACGAACACGGTAAACGGGTTTGTTTTGTGCATCGTATTCTTGTTGTAAATACAATACGGGACAGTCGTTTCCTTGTTGTTTTTGTTCATTGTAATACTGGATATATTCGTCTAAACTATAAAATACCATAGGGTTTACATTAGGATTCTCAGGTTCATTTGCGTTATACATTAATAATGTATTCCCGCGTTGTAATAACATAGTAGGACAACTGGTAATCGGTTCATATAAAGGTTTATTGAAATCGTGTTTCGTGTTCAAAACAATATATACACCGATTAAAAATACAATAATGAGGAACAATATAAATGCAAATCTTAGTTTAGTCATTGTATGTGTTTATATATAGTGATGTGAAAATATCTATTGATAATATATAATGCATTTCATTAATGATATTCATAATACCCACGTACCACCACAACATATGGACTATGACGAACCGTGTGTAGTATTAATATATGCGAATTGGTGCCCTCATTGTCAAGTAATGGAACCAGAGTGGGATGAAGCGACGAAAGAGATGGAAGAAAATGTAAAGGTAATGAAGATTGAGAGCAATGACTTACCACAATACCAACATATGTTAAACGCACACAAAGCACACAGTAATGGATATCCTACTATTTACGCGTTCACACACGGAGGAGAAGAACCTCAATACTATGGTGGTGAGCGAAAGAAAGCGGGATTCATTTCTTGGGTAAAGAATTTATTTCCAATGACTAAAAAGAAGGCGACCAAGAAGAAGGCAACCAAAAAGAAAGCAACCAAGAAGAAGGGAACCAAAAAGAAGGGAACTAAAAAGAAGGGTGGATTCCTTAAACAAGACCAGAAGAAGAATAAGAAACAGAAGAAAGGTAAAGGCGACCGTTCAAGAAGTAAAAGTGTATTTTAATAATTTTACATAAAATTGATACGTAAAATTATTTATAAACAATTCCATTCTAGTAAATAATGAGTAATTCACCAAAAGAAGTAAAATCAAAAAAGAAGGCAAGCACACCTAAAAAGAAAGTGTTAAAAAAGAAGGACAAGTCCGAAGAACCAGCACCACTGAAAAAGTCCCCAAAAAAGAAACTAAAAAAAGTGAAGCCACCGGAGAATGTCATAGCTATGGCTGAAGAATCCGACGTGCAAGCTCCATCAAAAGAAGAGCAAGTAAGCGATGAACTGTCATTCCGTCTATTAGACTATAATGTGTTTGATAGTGATGATAATTTGGAAGACAAAAAGTTTATGATTCGTATGTTTGGTATTAATGAGAAAGGCGAAACGTTATGTGCAAATGTAGAAAACTTTAAACCGTTCTTTTATGTTAAGGTGAGCGATGATTGGAACAGCAATGTCGTAAATGAGTGGGTATATAAAGATATTAAACCGGGTATGGGTGCATTATATCCTCAACTGGAATATGAAATTGTGAAACAGAAACAATTGTATGGATTTACCGGGGGTAAGCAATTCAAGTTCGTGAAGTTCCAGTTTGATAGTGTATTGGCATATAATCGTTTAAAGAATTTATGGTTTCAGTATGTTGATGTGGATACAAAACAGCAATCCAAAGATACAGTAAAAGAAAAGAAACCAGACAAGGAAAAAGAGAAAAAAACGAATAAGAAGCCGGATAGGATACGTAAGCGAGTGAATCTTGTGTTTAGAAATTATGAAATAGAACTGTATGAATCGAATATTCCACCGCTATTACGGTATTTTCACGTAAATAAAATCAGTCCAACTGGGTGGATTACAATGAACAAGAAACAAGTTCTTATCTATGGTGATGAAGAGAAAAAAAGTACTTGTACGATTGAATGTACCGCACCGGTGGAAGCGATTCGTCCCGACCCAATGAAGGAAACGCGTGTTCCATACAAGATATGCAGTTTTGATATTGAAGCCAGTAGTAGTCATGGTGATTTTCCATTACCACGTAAAACCTACAAACGGTTAGCAACAAACATAGCAGATGTATTTATCCAGCAACGTAAAGTGAATATAGATGTAGGACAAGCAAAGAAAATATTTACGAAATGTGTATTGAAGGCGTTTTCTATGAATAAATATGGCGAGCAAATAGATGTGGTGTATCCAAAGAAGATGCCAACGAAGGAAAAAGTAGAAGAATTGATAAACAGCATAACTGAGCAACCGTTGATTGATATGTTGGCAACTACAAATCCGCTGGTAGAGCAGTTGATGATGACAGACAACATATTTGAACAAGCATCCCAATTGGCAAAATCAAACGACGATGATGGAGGAGGGGGTGTTGTGATGGACGAACCACAACAACAGCATCAAGTAGTAGAAGAAGGAGGAAGCCGTTTCAATTTATTCAAGAAGAAACCAAAGGTGAAAGTAGCAAAAAAGACATTGTTATTACAGTTCTTATTAGATGATAAATATAGCCGTCAAGAAAACATAGATACATTGAATGAATTATTATCGGCACGGTTTCCAACATTGGAAGGAGATAAAGTGACCTTTATAGGTTCTACATTTATGAATTATGGAGAAAAGGAATGTAATTTCCAGCATTGTTTGGTGTTGGGTGATTGTGGAAAAGTCGAAAATTGTGAAATAGAATGTGCAGATACAGAAAAGGATTTATTATTGCGATGGACGAGACTAATACAACGTGAAGACCCAGATATAATCATTGGATACAATATATTTGGTTTTGATTATGAGTTTATGTTTCGTCGTGCGCAAGAAAACAATTGTGCGAGCGAGTTCTTACAATGTTCTCGTATTAAAGAACACGTATCAGTGCGCGACCAAACAGCTATGAACCCAGGATTTGATATTATGAATACGAAGATACAAATCGCAAGTGGGGAATACGATTTACGCTATTACAATATGCTGGGTCGTTTACAGATAGATATGTATTCTTATTTCCGACGTGATTACAATTTGTCTTCTTACAAACTGGATGATGTAGCAGGTCAATTTATTAGCGATAGTATTAAAGACTTAGAGTGTGATTATGATGGAGAGCAAGAAATAACCAAATTGTATAGTAGTAATTTGATGGGATTGAACAAAGGGGATTATATTCATATTGAAATCACAAGTTTTACAACAGATTACTATAATAATGGTGAAAAGTTTGTTGTGCGAAATATAGAAAAAGGTGTAGAAAAGGATGGAAAAAAATATAATGTAATTACAATTTCCGGGCATCACGTATTGGATCAGAAAAAGAAATTGAAATGGGGTATGGCAAAAGATGATTTATCCCCACAAGATATATTTCGCTTAGCAAATGGCACAAATGAAGACAAAGCGATTGTAGCGAAATATTGTATTCAAGATTGTAACTTAGTGCATCACTTGATGAATAAGATAGATGTAATAACAGGTTATACAGAAATGTCTAATATTTGTAGTGTTCCGGTGAATTTCTTGATATTCCGTGGTCAAGGAATAAAACTAACCAGTTTTGTAGCCAAGAAGTGTATGGAGAAGGGAACATTAATGCCGGATTTGGAAAAACCGAAGAAAGAAGAAGGTTATGAAGGTGCAATTGTATTGCCTCCCAAATGTTCGATTTATATGGACAATCCAGTAGCTTGTGTAGATTATTCTTCATTATATCCGTCTTCTATGATTAGTCAGAATTATTCGCACGATAGTAAAGTATGGTCAATTGAATACGATTTGGAAGGAAACTTGTTAGAACACAAAACGCAAGGCGTGCGAAATAAAAAAGGTGAGTTTATTTATGATAATTTGCCGGGGTATGAATACATAGACATCGAGTTTGACACATATGAGTATTTACCGAAACCGGGTTCCGCTGGTACAAAAGAAAAGGTGAAAGTGGGGAAGAAGAAATGTCGGTGGGCACAACTACCTGAAAATCAGTTATCCATTATGCCTTCTATATTGACAGAGCTATTGAAAGCACGTAAAGATACGCGAAAACGAATAAAGACGGAGAGTGATCCCTTTATGCAAAATATATTGGATAAGCGACAACTGGGATACAAAGTAACAGCGAATTCGTTGTATGGTCAATGTGGTGCTCGAACATCAACCTTTTATGAACAAGATGTAGCAGCATCCACCACGGCAACGGGAAGAATGATGATTATTTATGCTCGTTTAATTATTGAGAAGGTGTATGGAAATATGTTAATCAATGTCCCTGATTATGGAACGGTTCGAACAAAAGCGGAATATGTGTATGGGGACACGGATTCAGTATTCTTTACTTTTAATCTGGAAACACCGGAAGGAGAGAAAATAGTGGGTCAAAAAGCGTTGGAATTAACCATTATATTGGCCCAAGAAGCGGGAGCGTTATCCTCGGAGTATTTGAAACCGCCAATGGATTTGGAATATGAAAAAACATTTATGCCGTTTATCTTGCTATCAAAGAAGCGATATGTGGGTATGTTATATGAAGAAGACCCGCATAAAGGAAGTATGAAATATATGGGATTGTCATTAAAGCGGCGTGATTCTTGCGATTATTTGAAGGATGTTTATGGTGGTATTTTAACTATCTTGATGAAGGAAAACAGTATAGCTGCGGCAATTAATTATTTACAAGAGTCATTATTGAATTTGGCTGATGGTAAAGTATCAATGGATAAATTGACTATTACTAAAGCATTGCGTAGTGATTATAAGAATCCGCAACAAATAGGACACAAAGTGTTAGCTGATAGAATTGGGTTGCGTGATCCGGGTAATAAACCCAAACCGGGTGATCGTATAAAATTTGTGTTTGTTGTAAATGATAAACCGGGAGCATTGATGGGTGAGAAAATAGAGATTCCTTCTTATATTATTGAAAATAAGGTGCAAATAGATTTCAATCATTACATTACAAATCAGCTAATGAAGCCTTTGCAACAATTGTTTGGATTGGCTGTGAAAGAAATATGGATGCTACAAAACAAGAAAAGTGCTATTAAAACGTTTGAGAAGGATGTAGAAAAGTTGGAAAAGGAGTGTGGTGATGATTTAGAAGTGTTTATGAAGAAGCGTGAAAAGATGACGAATGTAAAAGTAAAGGCGTTGTTATTTGACAAGACGCTGCGATTGATATATAATCGTAAGCACAATATTCAAACAATGGATGAATGTTTTGCCAAAATGGGAATGAAGAAGTAAAACGAAAACGAAAACGAAAAAAAGATAATAACTTACATAAACACTAATTTTGATACTAATATAACAATGATGTTTCGATTATTATATTATATGTGGATTGGAAGTGCCCAATATTTTTATAGCCGCCCGAGTTTTATTAATATGCACTCTGGACGAGGATTACAAGATGAACTACAAGTGTCAAATCGGGTAGGGCAATTATTTGCAACATTACACGAAAGTGGTTCCTTGTACAGTAACGGGTGTGATACACGATATAGTGGGGAGGAAGAAGAAAACTATGAAAAGATAGACGAAGCTTTATTGTATGAGTACAGACGCAATATTTTGCGGAAGCACTTGATAGACCAATTACAAGATGTGTCTTATAGTTTATTGTATAAAGAAGAGTTATTGGAAAAGTATTCTTTTTTATTTGATTTTGAACGTAAAGCAAGCAATATGGAAACTACATACAACGTGGATGTGCCTTGTATGAAGAAAGGAGGTTTATTGGATGATTGGGAATTCTGAGCTACACTATACATTATTAGAAGGGTCATTTTGATTATTTCGGAACGTATTATTGCTTGGGAATAACATAATATAATTAAACTCGGCAGAAGGTTGATTATCTGAAATATCTGAAACATTGCTACGCATGGAATCCGATGAATTCATGCGTTGCATAGAGATGGGACTGGAGAGTGGGTCGTTATTTCCAGTAGTCGAAGAGGATGTATTGTTGGTAGTGGAAGGGATGCTTTCGCGAACGGGTATATTATCACGTATATCGTGTCGGCAAACGGGACATCGAACACTTTGGCGAAACCAATTGCGGAAGGGTTCTTGTGAGAAAACATGACCGCATCTACGAATACGAACCAATGTTTGGTTTTCTTGAAAGTCTTCTAATGTAATAGGGCAGCGGGTCTCATTAACCAAGTCATAATTGTCTTCGTTGAAGACAATATCTTCTGTAGCATCTTCGATTTGTTGTGAAGTGGGTGCAACAATAACATTTTCTTGGGTTTGCCCCATACGCAATAGTAGATTGGCTAACCATAAATCATCTTGATTGTTATTGTTCGGTCGCAATGAAAAGATTTCACTTCCCAAGTTAACACCAATGTTTTGAAAATGGTTCGTAAGAACATCATTCCAAGTAGTAGGAGGACGGCGGCGTTGTATAATGTTGGATTCATTATTTCTATTTTCAGGTGAGGTAAATTGACTTTGATATGGGTTGTTAAAGCTGCGCTCACGCGGTATAGAATTGGTTTGATTATCACGATAAATGTCTCGATACATAAGGTTTAAGTTTTGTAAGGTATTTGCAACATTGGCTTGGTAATCACGCATTTGATTGCTGTAATTTTGTAGGACAACCCGAGAGGTTTGAATAATATTCAATAACAATGTATAGCGTTCGTTATGTGAAAACATCTCTGGTAATTGAGGATGGGTAGGTTCTTGGCGCGGTCTAGGAGGTGTAGAAGGAGATGTGCCAGAAAAGGTGAATGATAACGGACGGTTCGGATTTCGGGTAGCACGTAAGGGAGTCGTTTCGTTGACAGTGGCACGAATATCAGTGTTGCCATTTGTACGACTATTCAAAACATTTTCAAATAAAGTATCGGTTTGCGTTAAATTATTGGGGCGGGTGGTATTTGCTATATTATTGCTTAAATTATTTACTTGGTTAGAGAAAGTGTTTAACAGATTACTTACAAGTTCTTCGTACTCGTTATTTATATTGTTGTTATTATTTTGTTCCATGTATTGATATATACAAACATATAAAATATTTAAATTGTTCTAATAAAAGATGTAAAGACTACCGGTGTAAATAGAATAACGATAGTGCGTAAAAATGGATGTATCAAATGAAAAAATAATACCAAAAACCATAATGGGGTTGCAAAACATGGGTAACACGTGTTACATTAATAGTTGTTTGCAAGTATTATTACGAATACCAGAACTGAACTGGTTATTGGAACAACCGAACTTTACAAATCGTATAAAAGAAGATGCTATAGAGACAATTATAACAACCCAATGGAAAGAGCTACGTGATATAATGTGTTGTAATGAAGGTATCATGCGTCCAAATCAGTTTCTACATAACATGCGTGAAATGGCAAAGAAGAATCCAATGTATGAAATGTTTAGTGGGATTGAGCAAAACGATACACCGGAGTTTTTTACATTTATAATAGAATGTATTCACAAAAGTGTATCTCGCGAAGTAATCTACCGTTTGCAATATGATGAACCGAAAACCGCCTTTGACAAGATCAAATTGGCGTGCTTATCGATGAAGAAAAAGGTGAATGAAAAGGAATATTCGGAGCTAGTGGATTTGTTTTATGGTATTCAGTTAACCAAGATTGTTTCAGAGAAAATGATAGTGGAGTCGTTGCGCCCGGAAATGTGTTTTTGGATTTCATTACCGATTGTGAATTACAATAATGACCCATTTGATGAATTGCACAAATGTATTCAATGGGGGTTGCAGCCGGAAAAGTTAGAAGGGGAGAATGCGTGGTATAATGAAAAAACAAAACAAAAAGAGAATGTGCAATTAATAAAATCGTATTGGTGTTTGCCCAGTATATTATGTATTAATTTGAATAGGTTTAGTTTAGATGGTAGTACAAAATTAACAAATGAGGTGAATTTCCCAGTGAATAACTTAGATATGTCGCCTTATGTGGAAGGAGATGATCCAGAACAGTATCAATATGAACTATTTGCTGTTGTAAATCATATAGGTGGATTGAATGATGGACATTATACGGTGTTTATTAAACACAGTGATATGAAATGGTATCATATTAATGACGAACGAATCCAAGAAGTAGGAAACGTTATGGCATTAACAAGTAGTTTAGCATACTGTTTATTTTACCGTAAAAAAAATGAGTAATATATATATAATGGATAATAATATTGAAAAGGAAACAACAAATATTGTAGATGAAACCAATGTAGATAAATTACCGGAAGAAGCCCAAAAAGAAACCAATGCGTTATCCCGTGAAGACCAGCTGGTTGCGGACATCTTTACATTACAGAACGGAGTATATTTGGGTATTTTCATTATTGTATTTGGATTTACATATATTTATATGAAGAAAGGGAAATCGGGGGCATCGATTGATACCCGAATGGTAGATTTTATTGTATTTGGACTAATCATTATTGCAATATTAGCATTTTTCTTACAGAACCGAAATGTAATTTTTACGGAACCTTATTGGAAATCCCAAACGGATGATTTTATTGAGTATTTAGATAATGATTATAGTTTTATTAGCAACATATTAATCTTACTGGGTCTTTATTTGTTGGTGTATGTATTTGGTATTCCAATGACAAAAGAAGATAAGCCGATTAGTATTCGTATTTTGGAAGGAATTATGATAGGTCTTATTGTTGTAACTGGTTTTGTGCTATTTTTTAAATACGTATTAGGTGTGGATTTAATGAACATTATATCCGATGTTAGCACTGAATTATCGAATGAAAAGAAAGAAGATACAGAGAGTAAGCCAGCGCCCGGACCAGCAAAGGAGGTATTCAATATCGGAAACAATAATTATACGTACAAAGAGGCACAGGCGGTATGTAGTGTATTTGATGCAGAGTTAGCAACATTTGACCAAGTTGAAAATGCTTACAATGCTGGTGGTGAATGGTGTAATTATGGTTGGACGCAAGGACAAATGGCATTGTTTCCCACACAAAAGAGCAGTTGGAAAAAATTGCAAGATTTCCCACAACACAAACACGATTGCGGGAGACCTGGAATCAACGGGGGATATTTCAAGAATCCTTACTTAAAGTTTGGTGTAAACTGTTATGGTGTGAAACCAGACGGAAGTGAAAGTGATTTGAACCGTATGCAAGCGAACAAAGCAACCCCATATCCAAAGTCGCCTGAGGATAAAGAAATGGATAAGAAGATTGAAAACTGGAAGAAAAATAAGGATCAAATGTTAATGAATTCATTTAATAAAACCATTTGGTCGAAATACTAAACTGAAACTGAAACTGAAACAGAAATAAAAACAATAAAAATATTTGTTTATTGTTTTTACTGCTTTTTCTTGGAACCCTTTTCTTTCTTGGAACCCTTTGCTTTTTTAGAACTCTTAGAACTCTTAGAACTCTTAGTTTTTTTAGCTTTTTTGGAATTAGAATGATTGGACTTGGATTTCTCTTTTTTTTGTATATATTTTTTTTCAATAGGGTCAAGGATGTCGAATTGAATATCTTCTTGTGTGACAGTTCTTACTTCAATTTGGGGTAATTGTTCGTTTTGGCAATGGGTAAGGTCAATAGGAATAACATATAACCCAGTGGGTGAAACAATATTTTTATTTATATGCATAGGTGTACCGCCCATATGATTTTTATGGTTCCATATATGTTGTTGAAGATCACCAATCATAGTATACAATTAGACTATACATTTTCATTTGTAAATACGCTTTATTTCAGTAGATAATGTCATTTCGCGTTTGCTTTTCAAGTATTGAATAATAAACTCGATTTGTTTTTCATCATTAATAATTTCTTTTAAACATTTTTCAATAAACCCAAATGACAAACAAGTATATTCTTTTTTTTCGTGCATACGTAGCTGACCGTCGCTAATCTCAATATGGTTTTTCAGGTTATTATCCTTCATGTAATGGGTAATATGTCCTGCTAACTCATTCTTCATATCGCGCATTTTCTTTGTTTTTTCGTTGATCTCTTTCAATTTACTGTCAAGCAAAACCCATTTTTGTATATTTTCTATTAAATCTTTGGGAGGTTCATATGGAACGATTGTATTTTCATTTGAAGTCATATTTTACTAAATACCTATACATTTTAGTAAAAAGAATCATACAAATAAAAAATTTGGTTATAACTTTGTCATAGTGTTCCGTTGTATATAAGAGAACACACGTAATAGCATAATCAAGTTAGCTAATACCAATATAAATAAAAGAATTTGAAAAAAACAGATGCTCCAAATGTACACGTATAATTCATTATAAATAATATTTACTAATGGACTGAGTAGGTCTCGTATGTCTTTTTTAACATCTTCTTGTTTGAAAAAATCAAAATAACTATTTCCACTTAATCCCATACACTGCTATTATGGTATAGTATAATTTTCTTAAATAATGAACGAGACCACATACAAGATATACGATTGTAAATAAAGTAATTCGTTCGAAAAGGAATCAAATAAATAACATAATATAGAAAATATACGTTATGGCAAGCAAGACAATATATAGTTCTTCAAATGATTTCAAAGAGTTTCCCTTTGCTAATTTAACGGGTGGCAAACCAACATTGATTTCGAGTAATAATTATTTTATTAAGTATACTATTCAAGACCACCCAATTTATGTCCAAATACCTAAGTGTAAAAGCAAGCAGGGTATTATAAATGTAGGCAAAAAATATTTTATTGATTTCTTACTAACAAATGATAATGAAGATTTCATAACGTGGATAGAAGCATTGGAAACGTTTAGCATTGATTATTTGTATAGCAATCGGTCAGAATGGTTTGAAGAGGAAATGGAGAAAGAGGAAATAGAAACGTATTTTGTATCTCCAATAAGAGTGTTCAAGTCAGGAAAGTTTTATATTTTGCGCGTGCCAATCGCAAGTGCAATGGGAAAGCCAGTAATGAAAATATACAACGAGGATGAAGTAGAGGTTCCGTATGATTCTATTAATGAGGATACATTGTTGCTAAGTGTATTGGAGTTTAAGGGAATTAAATGTTCTCCACGTAGTTTCCAGTTAGAGATTGAAGCAAAGCAGATGATGTCAATGAAGCCGAATGAAATATTTAACCAGTGTATTTTCAAGTCATCAAAGCCAACAGACCCATCTCCTATTGAGAACAGCGTGAATACTACAAATTCCCAAAGTTTAGGAGAAGAACCACAAGATGTATTCGTGGAAGACGATCATTCCGATACGGATGTAGATACTTCTGTGGAACAACAGCCAGTTTTAGAAGAAAATGGAGACGTCCCTCTATTATTAACAAATGAGCAAACTCCTGAACCTGAATTGGTGGATTTGAATATAACCACAGATGATTTAGAAAAGAATGAACAACTCCAAAATGATTTAGAAGAAGATACAAGTTTAGAAAAAACGTCTAATTCATATGGATTAGAGGAAGTGGATGATTTTGAAACAAAAGTAGAAACACAACAACCATTACAATTGAAAGAAAAAGGGGAACTATACTACGAAATGTATGGAGATGCAAAACGAAGAGCCAAGATGTTGAAGGATATGGCATTATCGGCATATTTAGAAGCAAAAGAGATTAAACAAAAATATAATTTAGATGATAGTGATGAAGATAGTTCGGATGAAGATTCAAATGAAAGCGATGAAGAATATGAGATTTTAGAAAAACTGTGAGAAAATTTTGTCCCTCGTTTATATATAAGGAAATGCTAAAAAATATTCGTAGCGCTTTATCCAAATTTTTCACCATGGAAAGAGTATTAATTGTTGTTGTTATCATTGTTTTGATCATTGGTCTTGGTTACTATACTGACGCAAAAAAGATGGTTCGTGATGCTATGGAAACTGGCAATGCAGAGCCAAAGAAGGAAGAGAAAAAAGAAGTACAAGGTGCTCCTGTAGCTGCTCCTGCTCCTGTTGAGGGATACAAGCAACAAGCAGTTGCTGCTCCAAGCGACTTGCTTCCTTCTGATGAGAACAGCAAATTTGCTGAATTAAACCCTAATGCTGCTAACGCTGACAGTGTTATGACCCCTGATTTACTACAAGCTGGATACCACATTGGTTTGGACACTGTTGGACAAACCTTGAGAAACGCAAATCTTCAACTTCGTTCTGATCCTGTAATCTCCAAGAAAGATATTGGTCCTTGGATGAACAGCACCATTGAGCCTGATATGGCAAGAACTCCTCTTGAATTAGGTGAACGATAAATGAGCATAGACCAATACATAAATGACTAATTTGAACATATTGTATTTTCTTACAATATGTTTGAAGGTGAAAAAATAGCACTTTAATATAAGTATATGAAATTTTCCCAAGACCTTTTAGGAACGTTAGTAATTATATTAGTGTTGATTGTTAGTTATTACATATATAATGACTACAGTGAGGCATTTCAATTGAAATGTATTGTATCAACAGTTGATGGAAACAAGTATTGTGTTCGTGAGCGAGAACGGGTAGAAGACGCAGTAGATTTATTAGCAGAAGTTACAACTGTTTGTGAAAAACTAGTAGTGTATATGAAAGAAAAACACCCGGAAAAAGACTGTGTAAAGCGTTTGGTCGAGAAATTCAATCCTCGTAAAATTCGCGAAACATTACCTACGAGTAGTTATACGGCATACAGTGAGAATAAAGGCGAGAAAATAGCATTTTGTTTGAATAAAAAGAAACACGATGATAACAACTTGATAGATAAGGATACTTTGTGTTTTGTAGCAATTCATGAATTAGCACACATTATGACTAAATCCGTGGGTCATAAATCAGAGTTCTGGCAAAATTTCAAATTTTTATTGGAAAATGCAAAGGAAGCTGGATTACATAACCCAGTCGATTATAAAGATAATCCAAGAGAATACTGCGGTATGACCATTCACGACAATCCGTATTATGATGCTTAACTATTCAATGGTATACACCATTGTAAATCGAGATGGCAATGGGAATAATAATGCGTATATACACATTATTATTTTAAGATACACGTGATGTAATTACTCCTAAAACTTAGGCAGCTAATTTAAGACCACCAATTAGGTTAGCACCGATACCGAAACCAGCACCTCCTCTTGCGGATTGTCCCATAGATGGGATGAATACATCCAATACAGCGAAAGTAGCAGCAGCGGTCAATGCAATAACAATAACTTCCTCAAGATTAGGTTGGTTCTTAGGGATAGCGAAAGCAGCCAAAGCTACAACCAAACCTTCAATAAGGTATTTAATAGCACGTTTTACAAGTTCAGTCAAATCCATTCCTATATTATACATTACGAAAATAAAATAACAATATATCAAAATTACTTAAATACATATTGATTAGTTCCATTATAAGATGTCTTCCTTCGAAAAGAAAACATTAGAAGATGGTTCCACTAATCCTAAATATATTGATTTGTGCGACGAGGACCCTGCTATTGCAGGACAAAAGTTTGTTTGTATGTCCTTTGTTTCCCCTGAAAAAATTTTGAAGAAACGCGAGGTGTATTTGTTTGATCAATTCATCAAGAACTGGGATTTTTCTAAATCTATGGAACGTTATTTTGACTTCATCCATTTTATTGCATACAAATATAACTTGAAAGTAGAAGGGCTTATTGATGATTTCAATGACTTTATTAAAGAAGAATCTTCTAAATTAAAGAAGAGTGGTATTGAAGATGATTATAAAAACTTTTTGGATAAACAGGAAGAAAAAATGAATGAAAAATTCAATCGCGAACATTCTTTCCAAACATCTGTTCGTGGGTTGAAGGTGCGTGGTGTTTACAATACACAAGAAGAAGCCGAAGACCGCTGTAAATCACTTCGTGAGCGCGACCCGAATCACGATATTTACGTCGGGCCTGTTGGAACTTGGATTCCGTGGGACCCAGATGCATACAAAACGGGACGTGTTGAGCATATGGAAGAAGAACTTAATGCGTTGCACAAGGAGAAGATGCAAAACGAAGAACAAGCCAAGAAAGAGTTTGAGGAGCGTGTTCGCGAAACGAAACGCAAAGCTATTATGGAGAACATCGAAAAGGCTAAATCAAGCGGTAATGTTCTTACACAAACCATTGATGAAGAAGGAAACTTACAAGGTGTTCAAGAAAATGTAAATTTTGAAGATCGTGAAGTAAGCACTACTGAGTCCGCACAATTACAAAACGAACTCTTATTGGAAGAAGTAAAAGCACGAGAAGATTCTTCTAAGGAAAAGGAAGAGTAATATGAGTTGTATAGTAAAATCTAGTAAAAATTGATATATAAATAAGTATTATTATTTATCAATATAACGCAACCTTTAAAGAATACATTATGAACGCCATCCGCTTCCAACTTATTCGACAGAACCGAGCTATCCGAGCTAAAAAAATGAATGAAAACCGCAGAAAAGAACAAATAAAACGTGAGGTAAACCACAAACAAAAAAAACCAACTCCTGTGGTTGATGAATCAAAATGGAATATGTTTTACGTTTTATTAAAAAAAGAAATAGAAAAAAGCGAATATGCCGGTCATTTTATTCAATTGCTCAGTGATATAAATACTGTATATAACAAGTATTACAAATTCTACTTAATAAAAAAATGCAACGAAAATATCTTTATTTCTCAAACTATAAAGGATGATTTCTTGTCTTGCTTTTCAAAAGCCCAAAAAAAGTATAATAGTCTGGCACGCTTACAGTATTTGTATCTATTTCATAAAGCAACATTCCGTAATGACCAGGATACATTGCTGGCACCTATTGATAGCACTATGCAGAATATTATCATTGTGTTCCACGGAAAAAGTAAATACTTGTTTCGTAATTATGAAATGAATAAACTAATCAAGTCAGCTTTATGCAACCACGATGAATTTGATACAGCTGTTCCATTACCTTGTAAAAATCCATATAATAATATTCCCTTTTCAAAGGCACAATTGATAAATATATATAATCAAATGCTTTATAGTACCCAGCAAATTGACCCTCTTGTCTCCTATTATTACAATAATGGGTTTAACTTGAAGCTGTTTCACCATAATTATTATAGCAATATGAACCAACAATATATAAAAGACAAATATGATAATCTATATACAAGAAAACAAGTCATTCATCAAGTAAAAGAAATGGTGAATTATATAGATGACATCACAAATGGAGATATACATTTTCCTAAGAATGATGATATGTATATGGATCTAAAACCTTATTTAAAGTTGTATTATTTATCTGAATATTCAACGGACGAGTTTACAAGACACCGTTCCTTGCAAGAATTAAAATATCGTTTGAAGAAGATTCTTCGTGAGAATCCAAAATATGGGAAACGTTCTCGAAAAGCAACCAATGTCTTTACTCCACAAGACCCAGACGCTTTTCTCAAAGAAATTGCAGAAGGAAACTTTCTGTGTAAACCAGCTCCAAAGAAATACGAGCATACTACAAATATTAAACGGACGCCTTTCCATTATAATAATGTATTGGAAGGATTTGCAACAAGCCACGAAAATAACAGTTTCGTCAATTTTGAAGAATTTCCTTACGATGATATAGTTGTACACACTGACCATCGACACCGCAGGTTTATTGATGAGGAGGATGAGAGTGAACCATCTACTAATTTACCACGTTATAACGAAGAGTCGAATAGTAATCAAAATAATACTAACGACATATTCATGACAAGTGTTGATTCTTTCATTAATCAAATGATACAGAATACCAATCTACAACATCCACACCTTGATGGTGGTGCTCTAATAAATAATGCAATAAGAGCAGCAGCAGCGAATACTGTGTGGGGAGGTTCTACTTTCCCAGTTGTGAGCATTCCTACAACAGGTTCATTCTCTACACCACCAAGAGTTAATGAAGAAAGAACTATTCTCAGAATACGAAGACAACGAACGGTTGAGGAAGGTGAAATAATGGAGAGTGATAATAGTAATCAAGGTAGCGAAGAAGAAAAAGATAATACGTGATAAATAACCACGAATAATCCATTACCATTTGGATTTCTTTACATTTATAGAAGGCGCATTCTTTTTTTTGCTCTTGCTTGGGTCATATGCTTCATCCTCATCATCTGACCCCATGTTTTTAGATATTTCCCAGAATTCTTTTGAACCCAACCGGAAATGGGGGTGATTGTCTGCTTTGTACCAAAAAATTTGTTCATTTAGCTTATTCGACTTGGCATTGTTGTTAATGACTAAACATTCATAATTCTCTGTTGTTTGATCCATTACAGAACAAAACGACTCTAATGTGGGAAACATACTCGCATAGTTCTCCCATATGCGCTTACGATTTGTTAAGTATGGTTCTCGCAATATAAAGACATAATCAATGTTTGTACGTAAGTTGGGTGGAATACCTAAAGGATACTGCATCGTAATAATCAACATAATTTTCCAATGACGCCCATTCATAAAAAGTAGTCTCATCATCTTATCACGTGTCCATGATTGGTCATATAAACAATCATCTAAAATGACGAATGCACGTGGATCTATTTTTGTTCTCTTATAAGTAGCTATTTCTTTGTTCATTTGCTTTAATGCTGTTTTTTGACGCCGCAATATATTTTCAATTAATACGGTATTGTATTCTTCGTGAATAAATAATTTGGGGACGTGCTCTGAATAAAATCCATTTCCTGCTTCTGTTCCTGAAATAACCGTGCCGATAGGAATATCTTGATGATAATACAACAAATCACGCACTAAAAACGATTTACCTGTATCACGACGTCCAATCATGACAATTACAGGACCTTTGTTTTCATTGGGCTTAAATGTAATTTCTTTCATATTAAACTTTTTCAATTCTAAAGACATTTCAGTAATATCTTATTTTGATACATTATTTCTTATATATAAACGCTGTATTCATTCGTTGAAAAGTGAGTTTAATTAATACAATTTAAATATATTTAGGAATATAATTAATACTTCGTTATGAGTGAACAGTTTAATACACCATTTGTTGCGTGTTTAGAGCCGAATAACGTATTGCCTATTATCAAAACGAGAAATGAAATACAAGATATTATTTCTTGTGATTCCTCTATAAATCAAATACACCAATTACAGTTTTACAACCCATTATATGATGCACTAAATGATGTATCTTGTAATCCTCATAATAAATCTCTAAACCATAAATACCATTTGTATTCTGAAAATAAACTGTATATGGTGTCTGACGGGATTGAAAACGGTATGGAGAAACCTGTGTTTATCAAGTATTCTCCTTTACTTGACCCATTGCATTATATGATTGGAAAATACGATAAACAAAATGACATTCTAAGAAATATGCCGTATTCAGAGTGTGTTTTGAACAAGGATAGTAAACAAGTCCATAAAAAGTTAAAAGACCCTAATAATTCCTCTTATGTTGATGGATTTTTTTGCTACTTAACCAACATGATGAAACATCATCACGGATTCCAACACGGATTGGATTTTTATGGCTCTTTCTTGGGAGTGCAAGATTACTTTAAAGTAGATATTGAAGATGACGTTGATTATTTAACTGATTATGAATTCTTTCATAACAACCTTGGAAAATTATTTTACATAAATCATGACCATATTAATAAAGTAATATCGGATGGGACACGTAATCATAGAACGAAAATAAAAATGGGTTCCTCTGTTCAAAATACCGAGATGGATTTTGATATATTAGACCCTATGGATATTGTCGTTGACATAGAACATACTGATGTTGCTGGTTTGGAAGAAGTATATAGAAAAAATAGTATTACCACCGATGACGGGGAGGATGGGGAGGATGGGGAGGATGGGGAGGATGGGGAGGATGGGGAGGATGGGGAGGATGACAGTTCTTGTTCTACTGAATCATCAAACGAAAATAATAGTTCTGACGAAGAAGATTTGGAATACGACGATGAAGATATCGATAGTTTAGATGATGATGATAGCGATTATGAGAGTGAAGAAGGACCTGTATATGCATATATCAAGGATTTTCCGGTACAAATGATTTGTATTGAAAAATGTGAAAACACCTTTGATATGCTTTTAGAAAATGATGAAGTCAACTCAGAAAATGGAATGGCTTATTTGTTCCAAATTATTATGATGCTAATTACTTATCAAAAATGTTTTTCATTTACGCATAACGACTTACATACAAACAATATAATGTATGTCCCTACTGATGAACCTTATTTATATTATCAATACAATAACAAACAATACAAAGTTCCCACCCACGGTAAATTGTTTAAGTTAATCGATTTTGGTCGTGCGATTTATCATTTCCGAGACAATATTTACTGTAGTGATAGTTTTGATTTGGATGGAAATGCCCATTCCCAATATAATTGTAAACCCTTTTTGGATGAATCAAAACCTATTATTGAACCTAATTTTAGCTTTGATTTATGCCGGTTGGGATGTTCTATGTTTGATTTTGTCATGGACAATAAATTCGTTCCGGAACACCGAGACCTATGTTCTATCATTCATAAATGGGTATCCGACGATAATAACAAGAATATGCTTTACAAAAAAAATGGAGACGAACGATACCCCGAATTCAAATTATATAAAATGATTGCACGTATTGTTCACCAACATAAGCCAACCGACCAGTTGAGTCATCCATTTTTTTCACAGTTTGAAACAGTATTGGATACCATTCCAGAGACGATTATGAACATTGATATTTACCCTGTATACATTTCAAAATGATTATCTTAGACAAGTGGTTTTCTATATTGAATCTTTTTATTCCATTGTTGTTGTGTTCTGTAGTTATGTATATTGTTATTGTTCAAGAAAACCTTCACTGGGTCTTGGTTTAAAAGCCAAAATTGTGATGGAATTACTTCTGTCGCTTCTTCTTTTGTTATTGTTCTTTTTTTTGTTGAATAATGTGATGAGTAAAATAACGAGGAAGGGGAGGGGGAGGTTTTTGGCAACACATTTTCTTTATCCATTTCTGAATCTACATTATGTAATATACAATCTTCTTCCTTGTGTCCACTTCGCCTACAATATGAGCAAACATGTTTATATTGTAATAGATTTCGCATATGAATTGGAACTGAATTCATATTCATACGGAGATTACCGCCTGTGCTGTGTCTATGTAAAGTTTGTATGGACATCATTCTTTCGCTTCAATATAGGGGGATGTTTCTATATAGGTCAACAAAAATAATTCAATTTTTACATTATCTACATACACAACCCATTTTTATTGAACGCTTACATATATTTTGTTTTGAACTCTTCAACCGTCATAATAGGTATTTTTAACTCTTGTGCTTTCTTTACTTTATTAGACAGGTCTTCGTGTGATTTCACAATAACTAACCAGACGTTTTTATTTACAGAATCTACCATTGAACCCCCTTTTTCTTCAACTTGTTTTATAATCGATGCATCACGCACTTTGGTCATAACTATTTTTTTCCCATAAACCACGTGGGTTGTATCTACGTTGTCTTTTTTTCCTGTTTTTTCTGTTTTTTCTTTTTTCTCAATTTTCAACGAACTAGACAACAAGAACGTTTTGAAATTTTCAATATTATTTACAAATGCCTTCGCGTTTTCTTTTCCTATGCCACTGATTTGTTGTAGCATATCTATTTTTTCCGCATTACTTTTCTTGCTATGAAGAATATCTGGATAAGTATCCATAATAGGTTGGATTTTCTTTTTTCCTAATCCTCTGCCAAATGCGCTGGAAAGTGCCATAATATCTACCAAACTTGCATTATCCACTTTATCGTGAATATTATTATACATTTTTTCTGACGTGTTAACAAATCCTGCTTTTTTGAAGTCATTTGGCTTCATTTTCAAAATATCACCTATTGTTACGAAACCACAATTATGAATTTTCTTCAAATTCCCAGTGGATAACCCTTCTACTTTTAACCCTGTAAAGAAGGTTTCTACACGTTTCGCAAGAACATCCATATCATCTTCCACATTCTGCACCATTACATCAACATGAGTATCATTCCACACATATGGAATACTTGGCATCTTGGGTTCATTTGCTGGTGAAACAACACTTTTAATATAAGGAATTACATCACCACTACGAATAATTTCTATCATCGCACCAACACCGATTTTATTCGACTCAATGAATTGACCATTAAACCCAGTAGCATATTCAATAGTAACCCCACCTAATTGAATCGGTTCTATACGGACTTTTGGCTTAATATACCCAGACTTACTTGTAGTCCAAATAACATCTACGACCTTGGCTTCTGCAATTTGTTCGGATAAAACCATTTTGAACGCGAATGAGTGTTGTGGGTTTCCTTCTTTACGAGGATAAACTAAGTCATTCGTTACAATTACCCCATCTGTTTCGTATTTATAATTTGTTCTCCAGTCCACCAAATAAGAAGATAACATTTCATTCGTAATATCCGATTGTACAACATGTTGCACAGTAATGAATTTGTCCTTTAATAATATTTTCATTTGATAACTCGGAATAACTTCTGGTTCAATGAGTTCATAAGCGACAAAATCTAAATCTTGTATGCGCTTGTCTATTTTTTTACTATTCATAATTCCTGAAACCAAATTACGTGCGTTTGCAAAATCGTTCGCATACTTTTCTTGGAATACATTGCGGTCAATAATAAATTCACCACGAACTACTACATCTAATACATTAGGTAAGCTCTTTATATGTGGTATTAAATGACTTACATCTTGTCCCACCTTACCATCTCCACGCGTATATAGCTTTTTTTCTCCATTTATAATCGTATATAATCCACTTACACCATCCAATTTACACGATAATACGTATGGACCTTTGTATTTGTTTTTCCAGTTATCCAATGCATTTGTATCCGGTTTGATTTTGTCCATTGAACCCATAAAGTAAGGTAATGAAACCTTGTTCTTCTCAACCGGGGCTCCAATTTGGTGTAATATCGGGTTAGTAGGATATTTATTCTCAACGTATTCCCGAATAATATCATATTCATTGTCATTAATAAGTGGTTTTTTATTGCGGTATGCTTTATTTGTTTTTTCTAAAATTTCAACCAATTGTTCTTCTGTTTGTTGTTCTAAAAATTCAATACCATCTTGACGAAATAGTTTTATAGTTGCTTGAATAGTAGGTTTTTTGGTTCCTTTTTTCTTGGATTTTAGCTTTTCTGGCCTCGATGGTGGGGCTGGAGTAGGTAAAATCTCGTTGCTTAATACAAATTCAATAGAGTCCCCTCCAAGTCTTTCCTCTGGATTCTTATATACCAATCCTAAGAAATCAAATATATCTTTTTCATTTTGAAATACGTGTTTCACCTTCTTTTTGTCTTTTGTAGTAATTCCGTGCTCATTCATCGTATACCCTTTTGACAAAGCGTGCGCACGCATTACCACATTGAACTCTTTGCTACCCGTAAAATACATTATTGCAAAAGGATATTCTTCCGGACTCGTATACATGAAATCTACACGACGTGCCTTTGCTTCATTATTTAAATGACTCACTACCAAACACTTTGTCGGTCCTTGTGATAATACTTCTGTAATGATTCCTGTTTTCTGTAATTCTTCAATGAATCTGGTAAACATAGAGTCATCCGTTGACGTTATAATAACATCAATATCACCCGACTGCTGGTGCCCTCTACGATAACTTCCAACGATTTCGTATTGGTCATTCATATCTTTTTTTACTTTTTGAAATGTTTTTTTGAATAATGCGTTATAACTATCAATTTCAGCACGAGGGATTTTTTCTAATATGTCTTCGTAATATTTTAGTCCTATTTTTTGTACATTATTTAACAATTCGTCTTGGCGATTACGTAATTCTTCAATCGTATTTACCCCACTTGCAATCAACTGCTTTTCCTTTACTGGACCAATACCATAAATCTTGGAAAATAGCGATTCGGGAATGTCTCGAACGGTTTCACGTAAGCGGTTTAATGAAGCTATTTCACCAGTACTCAAGAATTCAGTTATTTTTTTATACATTGCATCACCTATATTCTTTACCGATTTGAAATCCTCTACCTTGGTAATCGGCTGTTTTAATCCAATTAGAGTATCACGGGCTTTTTCATAAGAACGACTACGTATATTATCACGTTTTTGCTTCATTAGAGAGGCAAATTCATCTAACACTGGTATAATTTCTTTACGCAAATCTTTGGACATTGTTTTGAAAATAAACGGCTATATCTAATCTAATGATAAGAATTTTAACTTATTTGAATGCTTATCATTTTAATAAAAAAAACCTTTCAATTTTTTATCGGATACTGCTTAAAAGTCTGGGTTCCCTGTAAATACTTGCGTTTCATTCGTACTTAATTCTACTTTTCCGGTTAAGGCATTCATAAATCCATCAATACTTCCTTCAAACGATACCAATATAAATATCATAAACATACTTGAAAACAACACATATATGGTGTCGCGTAATACATATTTCAATGGGGTTTCATCGTGTAGATACTTGCGTTCAATGAACTTGGCAATAAAAAATAGAACACTAATGCAAAAGGCTACAAATAGCAATTTTTCCATTGTATATACATTGTTATCTGGTAATTTGTTTCTTATTAAAACGCAACTGCTGGTAACTCATCAATATCGTTTAACACCAACGAATCATTGTCTAAATTCTTTATTGCTTGGTCTTCTAATACATCGAAATCCATTAATTTTAAGTCTTGTGTAGTATCCACTTTTAATCTTTCAAAATCGTCTTCTTCTTCTTGCATTTTCTGTTCTAACGCTCGGTTTGTGCTTATTTCTTCTAAATGTTCGATGTCTTTGGGTGCTTCAACCTTCTTAACGGAATTCATACTATCTAATACGGAATCAATGTCGTTAAATGACAATGTGGTAGTCGTAACTTTTTCTTCTGGGTCGGCATTTTCAATCGTGGATACTGTCTTGGGAGGCTCTTCTGTTTCGTGGGCATCGATGATTTCCTTCAGCTTTTCTTCCTTTTCTAGTTCTACTTGCGAAGACGTTTTCACTTCGTTTTCAGGCGCACTTTCGCTTCCACCCGTTGTTTCTTTCTCTTCTGGTTCTTCAATGTTCTCAATATATACTTCTTCTTCTTGTTCAATACTCTCGTCCATATAAGCACGAATAATCTCTTCTGTTGGAATACTCTCACGAATAGTATTCATAATACATTCTTGAATAATGATTTCTAATTCACGATTATTCTTTTGTTGCTGAAGAGGGGAGATATTCTTTTCAAACAAGTGAACATTACTATAAACCTTACGAGCAACCAAAATATACACCTTGTGAATAAAAACATCTAATTTTGGAATTGTAATATCAATCTTTTTCTGCTTGTTTCCAACACGAATACAAGTCATGATTTTTAATTGAATAATATGAACACACGTTACCAAATCTTCTAAATAATTACAACCGCTGCGTTCAATAATACGCGTTTTTTCTTGTTCAATAATGCTATTGTTCCATTTTGGAATGTGTGATAACAGATTTTGAAAAGTCATCAAGTATTTGTTTACTTCCTCGTTAGTTACACACATTTTCCACGCTTCATCAAAAATAGAGCGAACACCATCAGCTACTAATGGCGTGAAAATACTAACCAATCGGCTACACCACTCATTGCGAGATTCATTTAAATTGGAAATCACAAAGTCGTCCATATCCAATGTTATAATGCAGTTATACTTTTTATATCTTTGTTTTTACGCACAAATACATAATCCAGCATATACAAAATAAGTAATTTTTCACAACGGATTTCACTACGAATGGTATTAAAACATAACTTCAATGAACTCTTCTTCAATGGAGATAATGAATTACAATTTTCTAACCAAGAAATTACGTGCATACAGCTAAATCCTTTTTCATACAATTCTGATGCTAAATCAAATAAATAATCGTGGTTAAAATCATAATTGAATAAATCTGTCATTTGTTGCTGGAACCATTCGTTATGTGTATGTTCCACCTTTGGCATCGTTCTTTCAATATGATATACATGTAAATTCATTTCTTTATCATTCATTATTGGATTTGGAATATACATTTCACAAAAACGTGATAAAATAGGTTGTAATAATTTATTTTTATTCACCGTTACAATAAAGAATCGAGTAGTATGACTAAATTGTTCGATTGACCGTCGTAGTGCTGATTGTGCATCTGTTGTTAGATATTCTGCATTAAATAACACTATCGATTTGAATAATATATTTTCATTTACTTGCACATTGGTTTTGGCAAAGAACTTTATGTCTTCGCGAATAAACTTGATTCCCTTTCCATGAGCACAGTTTACATACAATACATTCTTTCTTATTTTTTTTACATCATCATTGTAAATCCTAAATAAAAAGGAATATAATATTGTTTTTTTCCCACATCCATTTCCCCCGTGAAATATAATATGTGGGACTTTGTTTTGCTGAATAAATAAGCCAAGTTTGTTGTAAATGTTTTCGTGTTCCTTAAGGGGAAGGGCGTCTTTTACTATACAGGGAACACTGTATTCATTTATCGTGGTGCTCATAAAGTTGTTTTCTATACTTGTTTCTTTATATTTAACTGTTTTGTGAATAAATATCTTTCTTCATTCATAGTCTTCCGACGGAGGTTACACGATAAACAACATATTACTACATTGTCCTTTATGTGTCCAATCGAATTATCCAGACGGTCAAGTGTCCATTGCTTGGGGTCTCTAACATTTTCATAGAAGACTGTAGCTGTTTCGCAACAATAATGACACTGAAGATTACTATCTAACAATTTGGTGGCTATGTCTTGCACACTCAACACAAGAGACCCATCCATTTTCTTATGCCTATCTTGTTGTACATACCCACTCCGCTTGTAAGAACATTGTTTGTAGAGTTCTTTTATTATAGTGGCATTACCCGCAGTAGTTTCCAATTCATCTTCTGTATTATTTGCTATTTGAGACAACCCTTCCACGATTTGTTCTAAGGTACATTCTACTATATGTTGGTCCCATCTTGTAGATATTTTTCGTTTTGGTTTCTCCTTTTTCTTTTTTTCGTGTGAGGGTAATAAAATTGTTCGTGTCTCTTCCATATATTATAAAATTGTTTTTGAAAATAAGATAAAACGAACACTTGTAGTATATAAAGAGTACTTTATTAGATAATGGCTACGAACAATACTACCGAGGAAAGTCCTTCGTTAGATAGTTCTTTAAACGAAATCGTGCAACCCACACAAACCATCGAAGAGTTCTTGGATAATGAAAAAATCCAAAACCGAAAAGACGCGTGGAATAAATTAGACCGAACCACCAAATTACAGAAATTACACCGTTTTGCAGAAACATACGGAAAAGAAAAAGCGCTACCAATGAAAGAAATCAAAATACTTAAACAATTCTTCAAGACATCCCTCGAAAAGCGAAAGCTACAAAAAACCAAAGAAGTCATTTATGACAAGGAAGGAGGGATTATCAAATCGATTCCCGGACTCATGTATAACAATACAAGCAACCAATATACATTGCGCAATATGGATAAGAAAGTATCTACCTTAAAATCATTGACTCCCACTACAAACAAATCCACGTAAATATATAATAATAATGAATATAAACATTTTTTATTATTTATAATAGCAACTTAGATATAGTATGGAAAATAGCTCAAAAATTTCGATTGACATCGATGAAAAAATAAGAAAATTATTCGAACAAGAACAACAACTAAAAAGAGAAATAGACGAGGCTCTCTCATCTGCTGGTATGACAACTCGTTCTCGCACGAATAGTATTATCGAAGCTAACACTCTTACAGCTAATAGTGAGCAAGATTCTGATTCAGATAGCTGCGACGCGCATATACAATCCTTTTTTGAGGATAACTACGAAGAAATAACCGAAATGATTCACGAATTAATGGACGAGTACTTGAATACCAATGTATTAGAAATGAAAGAACCTGACTTTCACGAAAAAATGGACAACGAATTAGAACACCACATCTATAATTATTTTGATAGCATTACGTTGGAAAATATACCCAGTGCAACAATTACACAGGAAATTATGGAACATATGTCCGCATTACACGACTGTTTTGTTTCTTCTAATTCGATTCCCCCACGCAGCAGTTCCAATGTATATACACACTATATGTCTGCAGAAGACTGCTCCATTGATTATTTGAAGAACCAACTTGCACTATTAGAATGCACTGAACAACCAGAACAACGTAGTCCAGAATGGTACACATTCCGACATAACTTAATTAGCGCAAGCAACCTATGGAAAGCCCTGGGAACACCATCCCAGCAAAACAGTTTGATTTATGAGAAATGTAAGCCACTCGAAATGAATAATGATTCGTCTCAATTTGGAAACATCAATGGACCTCTTCATTGGGGTGTGAAATATGAACCGGTCACCGTAATGATTTATGAAACATTATACAAAACGAGAGTTGGTGAATTTGGTTGTATTCAACATCCACAATACTCCTTCCTTGGTGCATCCCCCGATGGAATCAACATAGACCCTTCTTCTGATAGATATGGTCGCATGTTAGAAATAAAAAACATTTACAACCGAGACATTACTGGAATTCCCAAACTCGAATATTGGGTTCAAACACAAGTTCAAATGGAATGTTGTAACCTACCTTTGTGCGACTTTATGGAAACTCGTATTAAAGAATACGAGAATAGTAATGACTTTTACAATGACTTACACAATCCCCTGTATAAAGGAGTTGTATTGCATTTTTCTCACGAAGATATGAAGAATCCTATGCCTAAGTATGTTTACGCATCATTGGAAATTGATACCGATGAAAGCAGTATAAATGAATGGATTGATACCCAAAAACAATTACAAATGGACGAACGACACGTATTAGTAAATACACTCTATTGGTATTTAGATGAATATTCTTGTGTTGTCATTCAACGGAACCGAAAATGGTTTTCCTCCGCTCTACCAGCAATTGAATCTATTTGGACCACCATCGAAAAAGAACGTGTGGAAGGGTTTGAACATCGTAGAAGTAAAAAAAGAACCCCTAGTCTTGTTATTGAAACTGTTACCGAAGGAGATATAAAGATATTAGATGCTATTGGCTCAGAACAATGTGTAGACGTCCATAAACTACAACCTTAGTATCATACTACCATAAATCACCAATAAAACTGACGTGGCACTGCGTAGTAAAGTTCAACATTGGTATTCATACATACAATATAGAGCCATTATGTGAAAACCTTATGAAAAACTATATAGACAATTACATTCTTTATAGTTTATATATCTACTACTGCGGATGGCTACTTCACCAAAAGCATACACCGATGTTGATGATGAGATGTACGTAACAAAGCGTGATGGACGCAAAGAAATCGTTTCGTTTGACAAAATTTTACAGCGAATTAAGAAAGTTGGATTAGAAGCCAATATTAAAGTAAACTATACTTCCCTTGTTATGAAAGTTATCGACCAAATATATGACGGCATTACCACTACATTAATCGATGAACTATCTGCACAACAATGTGCTTCTATGTCAACCGTTCATCCAGATTATAATGTATTAGCAGGACGCCTTACTGTTTCTAACCATCAAAAAAATACATCTGCTAGCTTCATTCAAGTCATGAACGACCTATATTATAATAAAGATAAACATGACCAACATAGCCCTATTGTATCAGATGAACTTATCCAAACTGTCAAAGAACACGGCACTGCACTTGAAAACATGATTGATTATAATCGCGACTATTTGATTGATTATTTTGGTATCAAAACATTGGAACGTGCTTATTTACTTCGCATTAATAAAGTCATTGTTGAGCGCCCCCAACATATGTGGATGCGCGTTAGTATTGGTATTCACGGAAATAAATTAGACAAAATTAAAGAAACCTACGACTACATGTCAAACAAATATTTTACTCACGCTACCCCCACTCTTTTCAATGCTGGAACCCCACATCCCCAGTTATCTTCTTGTTATTTATTGGCAATGGAAAATGATAGTATTGAAGGTATTTATAATACATTGAAAGATTGTGCTCTTATTTCCAAGTGGGCTGGAGGCATTGGATTACATATTCACAATGTCCGTGCGTCTGGAAGCCATATTCGCGGAACGAATGGAAGTTCGAATGGAATTGTTCCCATGTTACGTGTGTTTAATCACACTGCCAAGTATGTTGACCAATGTGTTGTTCCAGAAACCATTATTTACACCACCAAAGGTCCCATTGAAATTCAAGATTGTATTGTTGGCGAAACAGAAATCGTGAATGCACAAGGCGAAGTGGAAACTATACAAGATGTATTGGAACATCCGTATGAGGGCGAACTATTAAATATTCAAACGCTACATTCAATGGTACCATTGCAAATCACCCCCGAACATCCTGTTTGGGCTATACAAGGGCAGAAAAAAGGACTGAATTATAGTGTCATTGAAAATCGTTTGAAAAAGAACCACGCTCTTATGGAATGGGTGGAAGCAAAAGAATTAGATGAAGACTCAATGGTTGGATTCCCTATTCCCAATTATAAGAAAGATGTAGAAACCATCTTCGAGAAAGATTGTTATGTATATGGCTTATTGTTAGGAGATGGTTATATGAATAATAAAACAGATGCATCCGGATACATTACATTACACAAAACCAATAAAAAACATGTAGAAACCTTCTTGACTAATTATTTCAATGAAAATTGTGTTCAATATAATGTACAAACCGAAGAAAATACAACCCGCATTCGTTGGAACCAATGCTTACATTTACCATTCCGCAACCAAGACCTGTATAATGAACAAAAAGAGAAACGCATTTCGTCTCGGTGGTTGCATTTGCCACTCTACAAAATCAAACAAATTGTAAAAGGACTACTACACAGTGATGGATGTATCCACAAAGAAATTGTATTCGATACTACTTCACGCACTTTGGTAGAGGGACTACGATATTTACTTCTTCGTATGGGTATTCTTACAAGTGGGTATGTCCGCGACCGTATTGGTCAGTCCCATCGCACTGTTCACGGGGATATTATTGAACATAAGCGATTGAATTATTGTTTGCGTATTCCCAAAACACAAGACATTTGTGAATTATTGGAATTAGAATATGATTCATCGCAATTTTTCAAATTCTTCACATATGAAAATATGTTGTTTACCAGAATTCAATCCATCGAAAGCAGTCAATACAAAGGTGTATTATACGATTTACAAATGAGAGATGAACATAATTATTTGATACATAATGGTTTAATTCATAATGGTGGCGGTAAGCGAAATGGTAGTTTTGCCATTTATTTGGAACCTTGGCACTTTGACATTGAGATGTTTTTACAAATGCGTAAAAACCACGGCGAAGAAGATTTGAAAGCACGCGACTTATTTTACGCTTTATGGACACCCGACTTATTTATGGAACGTGTTAAAGCCGATGGGGATTGGACATTGATGTGCCCTGATGAATGCCCTGGATTGTCAGACGTATATGGAGACGATTTCAAAGAATTGTATGAAAAATACGAAAGCGAAGGCAAGGGACGCACTGTTATTAAAGCCCGTTCATTATGGTTTCAAGTATTAGACGCTCAAATGGAAACTGGCACACCTTATTTATTGTTTAAAGACCACGTGAATCGCAAATGCAATCAAAAGAACCTCGGTACTATCAAATCTTCCAACCTATGTTGCGAAATCACAGAATATTCCGATGATAAGGAAACCGCTGTATGCAACTTGGCAAGTATTGCATTGCCCGCGTTTTTGAGAAAACGCGAAGAAGACGGATTTATGGTATTTGACTATGACGCATTACATAGCGTAACCCAAGTCGTAACCAATAACTTGAACAATATTATTGATGTGAATTTTTATCCAACAGAGAAAACACATCGTAGTAATATGCGACACCGTCCTATTGGTATCGGTGTTCAAGGATTAGCGGATGTCTTTTTCCAAATGGATATTGCTTTCCATAGCGAACAAGCAAAAGAATTAAATAAGATGATATTTGAAACCATTTACCACGGCGCATTGACTATGTCGTGTAAATTGGCAGTAGAACAAGGTAAATATGAGACATTTGATGGAAGTCCCGCCAGTAAAGGCGAATTACAGTTTGATTTGTGGGGTATTGACCCTGGACAAGACCGTTATGATTGGAACGCAATGAAACAAGAAATTGTGGAAAAAGGGTTACGCAATTCTTTATTGGTTGCCCCAATGCCTACTGCTTCTACCTCACAAATTTTAGGATATAATGAATGTATTGAGCCCATTACCAGTAATATTTATAGTCGCCGAACATTGGCCGGAGAGTTTGTTTTAGCAAATAAATACTTGATGAAAGAATTAATAGATTTAGGGATTTGGAACGAGCAATTGAAAAACAATATGGTGGCGAACCACGGAAGTATTCAGCATATGGAAATTATTCCAGAGCATATCCGGAATAAATACAAGACTGTATGGGAAATGCCTATGAAACATTTAATTGATATGGCTGCCGACCGAGGCGCATTTATATGCCAAAGCCAGAGTTTGAACTTATGGTTAGAAGAACCCAACTACTCGAACTTGACGTCTATGCACTTTTATTCTTGGACGAAGGGATTGAAAACGGGTATTTACTATTTGCGTCGTCGTGCGCGACACCAAGCACAACAATATACTATTGAACCCGAGAAAGCAAAACACGGCGAAAATACTGAACTAGAAAATGAAGATGAAATCTGCGAGATGTGTTCTGCTTAATGATAATGTTATATCATTACATAATGGTTTAGTCAATAATGAATAAAAATATAAATATTATATATATTTTTATAATGGATCGACCACATACAGATGAAGAAAAAGACCCAAAGAAACCGCGAACTACATCATCTAATTATAGTCATGATGGGGATAGTGATAGTAATGATGGGGATAGTGATAGTAATGCTACTGCATCACTTCTTGGTGATAATAATGAAGGGCAATACGGCACCCCACTTCTTGATGAAGGGTCAAACGGCACCCCACCTATTCCTCCACTCTATGATAAAAGTGATGATGAAAAAGAAGAAGAAGAAGCAGATGAAGAAGAAGAAGAAGAAGCAGAAAGTGAAGAAGGAGGACTTAGTCAAGAAGATAAAGAACTCCTTAGTCTTTCCCTTTTTCAACATAATGAAGACGCCGAAGAAGCAGCTATCGATGAAGTTGTTAGTGATGTAGAATATTCCCAATCACAGGCAGAATTATCCCAGTCTCAATCCCAAGAAGTTATTCAAGCAATTGGATCACACGGTTGCGAGGGGGATGAGGAGGTCGTCCAACAAGTTCAACAACTTGAAAATCGTCTTATTTCTCATACTTACGCAGTAGACCGTATAGGTCAATTATACATTGAACTACTAACCTCTATGGGAGAAAATATTCATGCTACGGGAGAAAATATTCATCAAATGTTAATAGACTTGAAACTAGCTATCAAAAGAATGATGACCAGCACAACAGCAACTGCTATGTTTGAACAAATCAACCGGTACGTATTTCCATTAGTGCGCACAGTAGCTACGACGTGTGTTGGATATTACCTTGGTTCATATCTATTAAGATACGTTGGTGGAATTTTAACTACTCTGCTAGCTAGACATACTACGATAACACTCGTTTCCCTTGGAAGTGCTGGTGTACATATCGTATACAATGTAGGGACAAGAGAAGGAGGTTCAATGTTAGACCAAGTGGTTGCTGCTGCAAACGCTAATATAGAAACATTTCTTACAGGTGTGTCCCGTATTAGCAATGTCCAAGAAAATATGCAAGCAAATGTGCATGAAACAATGCTAGAAAATACATTAGCGGCTCTTACAAATAACGTTCAACAAGCTATTAATGAAGCAAGAGAAGAACAACAGAAAGGTGAAATGGCTAATATATTAATTGAAATTGGTAATTTAGATCTGAATGATATTGAGTTCCAAACAAACATTCAAAACATTCAAGATAGACTTAATAAATTAATGGCACCGGTAGAAGTAGCCGACAACAACAACGAAGAAAAAGAAGGTGAAGAAGACGAAGACGAAAATTCTGGTGGTAAAAGAGTAAAAAGAAACAAGACAAAGAAAACCAAAGCGAAGAAAACTGTTAAACGTAAAGCGAAGAAAGTAAAGAAAACAAAGAAAGCGAAAAAAGCGAAGAAAACTGTTAAACGTAAAGCGAAAAAAGCAAAGTCCACATGAATAACCTGTAAAATTATAAACCCATAAACATAAAAAATACAATATTTACATTTTATGTTTTTACATTTCATCTACTCACACAAGCTTAAAATAAAAGCATAGTTTTCATTTTTAAATAACACTTACTTGTGATTTCAACATCATACAAGGCAGTATGAAGCTTGGAACTATCTAATGGTTCATCTGGATATAGTTTCGTATACAATTCTAACAATGAAGGATTCTTTATTCTGGGTTTATGCCTTGCCGAAGCGGGTGGCAACGTAAGACCACAATACTCTTTTCCTTTCAACATTGTATCATATACAGGTTTATCTATCTTGAATGATTTTATTTCGCTCGGACATACTGGCTGACTCCTATAGAAATGCAAATCACGAACATTAAATGATTGTCCCACTGTAAGCAAATGGTCTTTTTGTAATACCATATTATTTCCTTCCAAACAAATAGGAATATCCATTTGTTGCATGTAAGCAACCATTGTTTCAAAGGAACTTGCTTGTTTCAAATAGTTCATAAATTCATTCTCATATAAACGAATCAATCTGACAAAAGAAGCCTTCATAATTTTTATGTCAAATACCAGGTTGTGTCCCACCATGACATTTGCTTTTTTATAGGCGTTCATGAAAGCTACGCACGCTTCTCCTAATGATACACCTTCGTTCTTTGTTTTTTGTTTTGTGATTTTATGCACTTTTAATGCTCCTTCTGATACAATCGCATCATCTGGTATCTGCACGTATTCATTATAACTTTCTTCAATTTCCCCCGTAGTATCATCTACTAATACAAAACATAATTCCATTAGATGAGGGACGCCTTCCAATGGGTCAACTGGATAGGCAAAAGCGTCATCATAACGAGGGAATAATCCGGTGGTTTCTGTATCAAATATTAACGATTTGGACATAGTTGTTGGTTGTTGGGTGTTGTATCTATTCCACGGCGGTAATTTATTTCAATTTTTCATTTGACCATGACAACCACATAAAGGCATTTTTGGGTAAATTAGTATATGAACACTACCTTGGTTACTTGTTTTTATAATATTTATAATAAATCCAAAGAAGAATGGGGTTGGCGATTGCAACAATTTGAATCCTTAATGAAATTGAATATTTATATAGTGGTATTTACAGATAACGATTGTTATGATTCGCTTTGCGAATTGTGTGCTTCATATGCGAATCACGTATATATACACCCTCCATTACCCAAAGAAGAATGGTTTACATACCAACATTGTCATTTGGAAAATACAGATGCACTTCCCTCCACACGCAACTATACGAAGGATACATTTTTATTTATGATGCTTATGAACGAAAAACCCATTTTTGTACAACGCAGTGTAATCCTCAATTATTGGAAAACGCATTATTTTGGATGGATAGATTTCAGTATTGGTTATATTTTGAAAACACCTAACAACTCATTAAAGACCTTACAAACTGTATGCAACCATTCATTATTTCACAATGATTCATTTTTTTATATACCGGGATGTTGGAGTCCGTTGGAATATATAAATATGGATTATTTGGCACATAACGTTGTCTGGCGTTTTTGTGGTGGCTTTTTTATTGGTTCTCGTGATAAAATTATGGATATGGGGGATGTAGTGAAAACACACTGGAAAGAATATGTAGAATCAATCCAAGTGTATAATTGGGAAGTTAATTACTGGGCGTGGTTAGAATACAAAGGTAAATGGATACCTACACATTACCACGGAGACCATAATGACAGCATTTTTTCTATTCCATTGACACATTTTACAATTTGTTTGAAAGGACTGTCAAAGAAAGTGGTTTGTGAATTCCCGTTATTACAGGGTTATGAACCATCTAATACATGCTTCGTTCATCATAATGGAACTGATTACCTCAACTGTCGGTATGTAAATTACTGGTACAACCGGAATTACCATTATTGTATGAATCATAAAGAAGACAAGATCATTTCAAAGAATTTATGTATCAACCAAAATACCTTGAAACAAGTATGGATGAAAGATGAATCAATACAATTAGAAGGGGACGAATGTATGCATAATGGACTGGAAGATATACGTTTATTTTCTTATTGCCACGAATTGTATTATATTGCTACCCAGCGGCAATATTCCACAACGGGAACAAATCAAATGGTCTTTGGGAAGTACGACTATGACAATGGTTCGTTTCTTGATAGCAAACGATTGCATACACCCTTTCATTGGAAATGCGAAAAGAATTGGTGCCCGCTTGTTAAATCACATACGGGTGGCAAAGAACAGTTATACTTTATTTATCAATGGTATCCAATGCAAATTGGAATAGTCAATGACCAAGGATTTTTAGAAATCATTACTGAATACTCATTGGATGACTCGTTTGCCAATGTGCGCGGGTCATCGTGTTTTACACTTCAGGGAGACTGTTATTTGGGACTGGTTCATTATAGTGTGGAAACACACCCACGACAATATTACCATATGTTGGTTAGTTTAGACAAAGATACACTGAAGCCACTGAAAATGACATATCCCTTTTGCTTTCAAGGTTTGGGAATTGAATTTTGTATAGGGTTTGCGTGCAGGGAGCGTGATTACGACTTCTGGGTTTCGTTCTGCGACCGCGATGTCTGTAAAATAAGTGTTGATAAGAATGATTTGGTGTTAGGAAAAAATGTCGTTGTAAATAGGTGATTTTATGTAGTCATATTATAAATAGAACTATCATATGAGTAATATTAATGAACTTATACAAGAAATTGAAGAACAAATAATTACATACAACTTAAAAGCAGAAAATCAACGCAATAAAACAGCTATGTGTTATGAGGGTGAGACATTGAGTTATGCAAATTGGATTCTTGGACTACATAAAGATGTATCCCCCAATACAACCAAGACGGTATATTTATATACAAACGTGTGTAAAAAGAGTGATGATGGTAATGATTCTATGTATAAAGAGTATTTACTAGTACGACCAGATAAAAAGATTGATGAAGATGGTAAAACACTAAGGAAGCATATGAAGGAAAAATATGAAGAAGATGAAGGTGCATTAGAAAATAATAAAAAATTGTTGGAAAAAGGACGCACTGAATTAAATAGATTGACAGATAAATTAAAGGAAAATGAAACATTACATAATGATAAAGTGAACACATTAGAACAAAAACAGGAAGAATTGAAACAAACACAAAAGGAATTAACAGATAAAAAAACTAAGTTGAATGAAATAAAAACAGAATTACGCGATAAAGAAGAACAACGAGACGATATTATGTATTCACTTAATACTTTTATCACTGCTACACCTTTACCATACACTAACGACGGTAGAGAGGACATGGTACAAAACACTAACGACGGTAGAGAGGAAATGGACAGTAGAGAGGAAATGGTACAAGACACCAACGATAATTACCAAAGAACTAAAAATATTCAAGGAGGTGTCGATGATGACGATAATGCCGGTCCAACAAACGAAGAACTAAAAAAAATAAACAAAGATCTACAACATCTTCAACAAGAAAAAACTGATTTAGAAGAACAATTTACACAAATAAACAACAGAATACAGGAACAGGAACTTGGTATTGCAACTCTTGAACAAACCATCACAAAGGAATTGGAAAATATTCAAACACTCACACAAAAAGTTCAAGAATTGGATGAACAAGGTGTTTCAATTAATAATGATATTAAACTGTTAGGTATAGTCTCTACACTTAAACAAAAAATAGAAGCACACCAAAAAAACTTTGAGAAAAAACCGAATAAATTATACGAAATTAAAATTAAAGATTTTGGAGACGACAATGTACAAGCGGTTAATGTCCTTAATGCGGATTACATTGATATCGGCATGTTATGTGAAGATGTAGCTTATATGGTTGGTAAAAAAAAAAGTAGTGATGATAGTGATATTCTATATGCTAAAACTGAAGAAGAAGAAGAAGAAGAAGGAGCCTTCTTGGATGATGCACGCCCCCAACTGATAAAATACCTACAAATAATTGAAGACAACATTCAGGCTTATGATAACTACAATGATATACCAGATGTCAAATCGATTATCGATTTTATTAACGACAACATATCAAGACCTTTTGGCCAAATATTTAATTATACTACGACTGTGCCTAATATGAAAGCAACGCTTATCATTAAAAAGTTATCAAATGCTATAACGAATAGACAATTCGATGGCTTCTTACGCATGATTTCTGAGATAAAAACAAGTATTAACGATTATTATAATGAAACTGATAGTGATAAACAAGGAAATATACTCAACGAATTGTTCGGGACAATTCAAACGGATTTCGCCCAATTTGGCGGGTCGGTTAAGAAACAAAAAACAAAGAAACAAAAACCTTTGCGTAAAAACAATAGTTTTCGCAAAAAACGTAAGGCGAAAGTTTAGTGAATAATTTATATTGGATATATATAGATTATTTGATAAGAATGAGTACGCCTGATACTAAAAATATCAAAACCGAATTTGGAACAAAAGATCCAGAAACCCCTGAAGACGTAATAAGATTTACAAGATTTGTAAATAGAGAAGAAGATAGTGCATCAAGTGATGGAGATTCTAGCGACAATGAAATGCCATCACGGGTTAGAGGTTCACGGGGAGAAAAATATAGAAAAAAATATAGAGCATCAAGTGATAACAATACTAATTTATCTGCATTAAGTGGTGTCTCTACAAGTGATATTGCAGTTAGCGTTCCAGAAAGTAATAGAGATGAAATAGACGAGACTGCTTTATCTGGAAGAAATACTGCATCAGATGAAATAGACGAGACTGCTTTATCTGGAAGAAATACTGCATCAGATGAAATAGACGAGACTGCTTTATCTGGAAGAAATACTGCATCAGATGAAATAGACGCTAATACCCAACAAACAGGTAATGTTAGCGAGGTTCCTTCATTTGAAACAAATAGTTCATCAGATGATGACTCTAGTATTGATGTGAACTTATTAGAAAGTGAAAAAACAGAAGCCACCAGAGAACGAAACGTAATCGACGCAGCACGAGATGAAGATGACGATATTAGAAGGGTTATTGAAGAAAACACGTATATTCGTACCCACATAAACGGAGTATTAGATGGCGATGATGATGCATTATTCATGACATTGAGCTCTCCTGACCCTGACAATGATGCTACTATTTTTTATAAGAAAAGGTATGAGACGAATGATACAGACCAAAAAGAACTGATTCCATTTATTTTCTTATTTGCAAAAACATACAAAAAGATTGATGATAGCGTTAAGGCAATTAATACATTATTACAAGAAGATAATAAGATTAGTGAAATTAACTCTCAACTTACAACATTACAAGGTCAATTACAAATGTTTTATGAATTGCCTTTAAAACATAAGAATGGAAATAATGAAAACCTAATCGAAAACCCAGATTATGATTTCGTAGAAGCCCAACCATATGTTATGACTCCTAAGCCAGGAGATAAACCACAAATATACTTTCAAACAAAGGAAGAAGAACAGAAGAATTGGGAAGATTTCATGAAATATTTTGATGATATCGTATCAGAATCATATAAAAAAGGGGAGGTTCAGTTTGAACCAAACGCAAAAAAAAGTGTAAAAAAGTTTAAAGAAAAATATTTAACCAAAAAAAGTAATAGTTTTATATCCAGAGTGTTTGGACCTAAACAAGGTGGAAATAAGAAACAAACCCGCCGACCAGTAATGCATAAAAAACGTCAAACACGAAGAAAGTAACTTTATGACCTTTTATCATCCATAGATGTAAATATTTACAGAAAAACATATTTACATTCAATTTAGTTTCTATCTATTATAGTAGTAATGAACGATTCTAATTTAGTTGATATACCACAAGAAATAATAGACCCACTAAGAAAAATTATCAATACATCTAATGTTAACCTTACTAATTTTTCTCAGGAACAAAATGTAACATCTATTCCAAATGTTTCTTTTGTAGAGTCTCTAACCCCATTATTCGCACTCATCCAAAAAGCGAATAAAACACAGGGACAGGTTGTGCCAATGGTTAGCGAAGTCAAACAAACACAACCAATTCCAAAAGATACTTTTTCCTTTGAAGGAGTGAATTCTATTTTTCAGCTACTACAACAAGCTAATAATAGACAAGCACATGTAAATGAAACATCAATAACAGCTAAACAAGAACAACCTATCCAACCAGGTAAGTTTTCTGTTGAAGGGGTGAATTCTATTTTACAGCTACTAGAAGGTATCAATAAAATGAAGATTCAAAATAAACCGCAAGAAAGGAAAGCTTCATTACAACAACAAACTTCAATTCAACCTGTTATAAATTTATTTGATATTTTTGATACTATACCAAAGGAAACAACACAAAATAAAAAGGGTATGTTTTCTGGATTCTCTATTGACGAGTTGCGTTCTATGTTTGACAAGGTATGGAATATGAACAGAAAACCACATCTTCGTTTAGTAGTGGATAAACTGCGTGGAGTCCCTACTGTGAATAATACATCCGACGAGGTCGTAGGCGGTGGTCTTGATGATTATGTAAAAAAACTACGTGATTATGGTAATGATGAAGAAGTTATCTATATGGCTAATGAAAAAACCCCTTTGTATGTTCCCCCGAATGTATCCGACCCAGAGGAATACGATTTTATAGGAACATTCGGATACCCCATTAATGTCATAAATTTTCTTGATTATCCCCAAGTACGAACCCGTATGTATCGAAACCGAGAAACAGGAGAAGTTATAAAAGAGCAAGATATTTATCACAACAAAGAAGAATATGATGGATTGGGAGAATATGAACGTGAAGACAATATAAATTTTGTTAATGAACGAAAAAGACAACTTTTTAAGAAAGATGAGGATGAAGAGGATGAAGAGGATGAAGAGGATGAAGAGGAGGAGGAAGAGGATGAAGAGGATGAAGAGGAGGAGGAAGAGGATGAAGAGGAGGAGGAAGAGGAAGCAGAACGTATTCGGTTGGAACAAGCAGAAGCAGAACGTATTCGGTTGGAACAAGCAGAAGCAGAACGTATTCGGTTGAAACAAGAAGCAGAACGTATTCGGTTGAAACAAGAAGCAGAAGAAGCAGAACGTATTCGATTGGAACAAGAAGCAGAAGAAGCAGAACGTGTCAAGATGGAACAAGCAGAAGAAGCAGAACGTATTCGGTTGGAACAAGAAAAAGAAAAAGAAATAGAAAAAGAAATAGAAAAAGAAAAAGAAATAGAAGCAAACGCACAACTTCTAGCCCAACAGATAAAGAAAGCAGATGCAGACAGAGTAGAAGCGAGTCAGGCTGAAAACAAAAGAGTATATGATATTCAACAACCTATGAATCTACGACATATGAATCTATCTCCTTTTTTGATAAATAAGGTTATTGGTAATAATATAATTGACACTCTAAATGATTTTAACAGTGAGAGCGATAGTGGTGATACAGATTTAGGGTTAGACGGTATTTCTATTGACACTCTAAATGATTTTAACAGTGAGAGCGATAGTGGTGATACAGATTCAGGGTTAGACGGTATTTCTATTGAAGGAGGTAATAATGGCTCTACTGGTGAAAAAACATACGAAAACTTACAACAAGTATTCAACAACTTTACCAATATATTACTCAATAATCCTACCGTACTAAAATTAAACTCACTATCACCAGATAGTTTTATTCGTGTGTTAGAAAAAAACGTAAAATTATCAAATAATCAAGCATTTAATCCAACATTGTTAAAAGAAGCGCTTTTTATTGTCCCACATACATCATTAGGAAAAATATATAACTCCATTGAAAAAGATTATCAAACACTCTATGAAGAATATTATAAGGAGTTGACACCCGCTCCAACCGTTCCTAGTAAAGATGAAATATATAATAAATTTGATGCATTGCTTGTTAAACTGGATAATTTTAATAATTCTAGGGGTGATTCATATGCACCATCTGCAATACCTATTATTGAAAGGGACACAAAAATATATAAAGGAATTGATAACGATGAAAATATACCAGATAATATGTATGCGTTACACTTAAACACATTTAATGAATATGTTAAAAAGATAGAAAAACATGAAAATATTTATGAAACCGAAATAGAACGTATGCAGATTAAATACTTTTTTATGAAAATATTAGAACAATATGTATTAGATGTATTTGGAGAAAATGAACAACAATCTCTCAAGGCTATTATAAATCAATTAAAAAATACAGATAACCAACGTGATTTCTATAATGAATTAGATAGACAGATGCGTGAAAATGTATCCAATAACGTACTAACCTATATCAAATTAAGAAATGATAATCATAATGAAAATATTCCTTTTTATAACCATCACAGGTTCAATATCTCATTAGCGTCCGAGAATGTTGGTCAGAAACTTATGAATACCTCCATGTTATTGAAGTATAACGATGATAAAAAAAGTTATTACAAAAATAATTCCCTAATACGAGAAGAACCCCCAAACTATAAGCCTTATTTATTCGGGAAATTCAATGCTATTTTTGATGCTGGTGTTCCAAATACGGAAATAGCTAGTGATATGGAACCCGTATTAGATCAATTGAAAGGCGGAAAACCAGTATTTTTAATTACCTATGGTGCTAGTGGTGCCGGTAAAACATCAACGTTAATATATTTACGTTACGTAGGTGCAGATGGAAAATTGTATACACAACCGGGTGTGCTTGTTGAATTATGTAATAAGTTGGGTGCGGATGGTTATGATTCTGCAAATGTAACAGTCAATGAATATTTTCAAAGTAACACAAAAGAAGATACACATAGTAGTGAAAATCAACATACAGGAATGTGCCACAAGAATAACAATGTTTTTACATGTAACAGAAAAGAGTATAAATTTGAATATATGACTAAATCCAACTCGTTTATGCTAACGGAACCAAACGAAATTACACCAAATATGCATCAATATAGAACACAACAAAAGAAGAGCACATTCAAAAATACTGAGTCCTCTATGGCAGAAGTTATTTCTTATTTGGTTGATACAGACAGATTGGTTCACGCAACTACAAATAATCCCCAAAGTTCAAGAAGTCATTGTGTTGTTTATATAACGCTTGAGAATAAAAACGGAAACCAAATAAGAAAGGCAAATTTATTTGTTGCTGATTTAGCAGGTGTAGAAAACACATTTGATTGTGAGTCCGGTAAAACAATTATGGACTTTATGAATATTGCAAACAGTCAAGGCTTTAAAACAGAAGACAATGCCCTAATACCATATTACAGTTTATCTGGTTCCGTATTATCAGAAAAGTCTGGAGGGGATGCTTCAACAAAAATACCTCTACATCCAGTATTCAATGAACTCCCAGAAACGCACAAATTGTTATATTCAAAAGACAACCAAGCAGCATTGGCAAAGTTATTTGATTTCAATGATATTATTAAATCCATCAACAGTATTCCAAAATGGAAGAAATCATTCAAAGAACCGGGTAAGAACGTTAACAAATATATATTAAAAAGGATGATACATCAATTATTAGGTATTGAAAAAGACGGAAATTACACAACAAATATGAAATACTACGAGCATATGTTGAATATGGAGGAAAATGCATTAGATAATAACCACGGGAAATATTATGATAAAATTATTGATTACAATGATGATAATGAAGGATTAACCAAAGAAGTGCAAAAAATTATTAATACTTTACTGTATGACCCACAAGATAATGATAAACAATATCAATATGGATATTTATTTGAATCAAACAATGCGAAAGATGTAGATATAACGCCTAATCCACCTTCATTAAAAAATGATATTGTTGGTATGCTGAATAAAAATAATGATATGATTATTAGTAAAGAACAAGCAAATGAGGCTATTACTAAAATGCTAGTATTTAATAGTGGTTCTAAAAGAATAGTAGAGAAACGCAGTTTCACGAAACAAACGTCAGGTGTTGACCAGAATTATAGAGGTGTTGTAAATAATGGTAAAGATATAAACCCTTACACATTGACTCAAATATTACGTGATTTGAAAAAGGAGGAAATCAAGGGTGAAGACAAAATTAATATCTATGACGAAATACTTAAAATGGAAAAACTAAGGAACCCAAACGAAAATAAAGAAGAAAGATTAATTTCAAATCAGGACTATCGAGCCTTATATGATTTGTTATATGAAATCTTACATCTTAATATGAAGCGGATTAAATATGGAAAAGAAGTTTGTGAAAATCGTCGCGAAGAAGGGTATTTTATTAATAGTTCCCTGAAACTTATTCGCGATACCGTAAATGAGATACTTATTGAAAAGGGAAAAGATGTGTTACTTCAAGCACCTGATATCATTAGTGATTGTTTAAAAGATTATTGTCCAACATTATCAAACTGTTTCCAATTAACGCCTGTAAAAAATGAAAAGACGGAATATTCGATAATTTTTGATGATGTTTATAAGTATTTGAGACAATCTGATACCAATTATAAAAAAATAGACTTTTATAAAGAAATATTGGTTTGTGTATTTTGCGTATTAAACATTTCAAGAAAAGCAAATGACCCCCCATTGGTATCTTATTTAGATATGAATGACTTGAAGAAACAATATTATTCTACTAACGTATCTATTGATGATATTAAAAAAAGTGTAAGCGATTTGATTAACAAGATAGAAACCTATAATTCAAAAGTAGAAGATGAACACGGGTTAGTTGATGTTATCCAAACTGACCTGGATAAACTGAAAGAGCTTAATACAAATACTACAAGTAATAGTGATAATCAAGCAAAATCTAAATATAAGGAAACATTGGAAAAGGTAATGAACCAAGTAGATAATAGTAATGCGGTATCTGCAATGGGAACGTTAATTTTTACAGATAAAATTGCGAAATTGAATACTACCGATACTGTATGCCAACCTAGATTAGATGATACTATTACGAAATCATATAAACCATTATATGAAGAAATTAATGAACCTATAAAAGAAGTTGGAAAAGAAGAAGTTGAAAATAAGCAAATAAATAATAAAAGTAAAAAGGGACATGTTCACAACAGACCTGGTAAACATCATTGGACAAGAAGGGTTCGTGGATTCTAAACAACTAATTCGTATGAAAGATAATAAATAAAAGATGTTATTTATTATGAGTAAATGGAAAAACAACCGAAATATATTAATGCCTTTATTGAAATCCCTATGCAAATCACTGACGATAATGAACTGAATCCTATAACTGAATATATGAAAATTCGCTTTGAACATTTATCTAAATTACCCGAAAATAAACCGGAACCCTTCCAGAATTATTTTCAACAAAGCATACAGCACGCTATGATGGAAATCATACACCCATATGAAAGTGAAAGTGATACAAGTGATTACGATAGTCCCGATGAGAAAGAGGTTATTGATGATACATATGAAGACGAAGACCAAGACCAAGAACCACCACAAAAGCAAGAATTTTCTACACAAACTGACCCAGAACACGAATTACAGTTCTTTACAGAAGAGGAATGGAACCATATACCACGACACAAACCTTCACATAATTACACTTTCAAATGTTTTTCCAAAAAAAAACATTCCAATAAAAAAACCAATCAAAGTAAAACACAAAAACAGCGCATATACACTTAATTCATTGGGTAAGGTCGTTGATTAGAAGCTACTTTCAAAGGTGCTGGAATAATTAATGGGGTTCGTTCCATTACATTCAAGGATTGTAACGATTTAGGCTTGTTTTCAACAGTTGCCTTAGGAGCGACCAAGTTCGTTGAACCAATACCAAACAACTGAGACTCGATGTCGCACGCATTCTTAGACAAACTATGATTCGCCATACGTCCCATTAGTAATCCATTACCTGCAAAGTGGTTGGTAGCTGCTTCCCCAGAAATGGGTAAGGTCATATGGTCTATTGCGTGTTGATAAGATTTACTTTCTTGTTGATAATCCGCCATATTATTTCTATTTCGTGTAGAAGACATATTGTTTGTATATAGGTAGATATTTTTTCAAACCAAATCATCTATATAACCGCTTTACTAATTCTTGATATTGCGGGTTGGTTTCCCCAAATGTTGCTGGATCTTTCAAAAAACATTCAATACATGGTGAAAAAGCATCTAAATAATCATATCCAAGTAAAATTGTCATACCTATTTCTGGGTCGGTTGAGAACATGAACCCCGCTGCTTTTTCATATAATTTCATAAATAACGGACATACGCGTGTTTTCTCATACACATTATCCATGAACTGTTGTACGGCTTCTTCATCATACATCATTTCATCACGACTTTCCACGTCAATAGTTGGGTCATCGCATTGAACTGGGTAATTCGTTGCATTCATTCCACACAACTTACGAAACTCATTACGATATTCTTCATTTGTAGCATACATAATACAAATGAATATACATATTTATATTCTTTACAGTGGTTTACATTCTTTGCAGTTACGACATTATACTGTTGGGAAATATTCCCAATCCAAGTCCTGACATACCTTTTTCCAAATCATATCTTGTTCCAACTGTTTCTCACGGTCTTTCATCATTGGTATGTAAGGCAAATATTGTGTTTGGTCTAACAAATTACACAATTGATATAACGTGTATGTGTAATTAAAAAAATTGGTGCGATTGGGTGGGCAATGAACCGCCCACGGCTTCTGTATTTCAATAAACAATACGCATAACGTTTCATGTAATTCTTCGTTCATTACAGGGGGTTTGATACCAAACAATGAGTTAATGTATTGGATATGTTCAAAATATTTATTCAATCCCAGTTTTCGCAAAATATCACGCATTTTATTGTAGTTCAATGTGGATACATCTTCAATTCGTTCCTTTTTAATACGGGCTTTAATTGCGTCCATTACTTCGTCTGGTATTTGCGTTGTTTCTTTTGCTTGGAATTGTGATAAAATTTCTTTAAAGTGGTTTAATCGAATGTACGCAGTATAAGACACTTCATTCGGTGGGTCCTTACTATTTGGCTTTGCACCATCCACAATATATGTAATAAACTTACTACATTGTTCGTTGTTACAAATTAATATGCCTTCCTCGTCTTGTGGGATTAGTTCGCCTTCATTGCAATACATACATATATCAGATGGAACAATAAAGTCTTTAATGTTCGTAATATCGTTACGCACATTTCTCCAGTATTTGGTATAATATTGTTTTGATTGTAAATATTTGTTGTTTTGAATGTCAGATGCTTCGATGGTTTTGGATTTTATTTTAAAAAAAGATTGGATGACTTCGTCGTGTTGGCTTGGCTTCTCAATGTTATTAATATCCTTCTTTTGCTCAAAATAGTCGAATATATATTTTGAGTTATCCAGGTAATATTTCTTCTTTTCCATCTTAATACGATTGATTTCTTGTTGAATTGCCTTTATCTTGTCTTTGTATTCGATTATTTTGTCTACGTTTGTCGGTTCCAATTTCCGTATTTCCTCCTTCAAGGTCTCTTTTTCCTTTTGTAAGGATGGTATCGTCTCCACACTATCTTTATGAAACTGGTCTAACATAGTAGTATGCTTCTCATCTATCGTATGAATGATCCGTTGTTGAGAACTCATTGCAATGACTTTGTGTATAGTATCTAATTAATATAATATTTATTATCCTTTTTCCGTTTATGTTTTTTGAAATACTTCTATAAGGAATATAGACGGATACTTCTATCTATCATTACACTTGATGAGTAAGATAACATTGTTATTAGTATGGTGTATTTCAGTAATCGGGTTATTGGATGGCTACAATGGGTTCTTTCGTAGACTTCTTCGTATTCCACCCCCAAAAGTATTACAAATCGGGTTTCTTCACGGGTCTCACATTCCGAATTCTTTTTATAAACCCTTCTTAGATACACTACGAGACGAGTTTGACACACCATTGAATATAACTTATTTACCTTATTTTCCACAAGAACCCTTACAAAACAATACAATAATTATGGGACATTCATTCGGTGGGTTCTTTGGGTTGCTATATTGTATTATGGATCAATCAAGAAATATTAATAATGTAAAAGGGTGTATATTACTGAATAGCCACTTTAATGAACGTTATAAAATGCCATACCTTGGGGTAAAACAAAACAAATTAAAAATACCGGTGCTTACGTTACTGAATCGCAATGACGATAAGCTGCCATTACCAAAAGCGTTAGATGATTATGAACTGTCCATCGAAAGAAAAGATACCAGTAAACGCTACATTGTAAATAGTGGCACCCACAGTTCCAGCTTTACGTCTGATGTGGAAATTGAATTAGTGTGCAAACAAATAAAGGATTTTGTATCATTTTATGGGCTAGATAAATAATATATTTAGAATATATAAATGGTATCCCATAAAAAAACCCCCAAGAGTAAAACCCCCAAGAGTAAAACCCCCAAGAGTAAAACCTCCAAGAGTAAAACCCCCAAGAGTAAGACTACAAGTAATGAAATGGGATATTGTGTAAAATGTCAAGAGAAGCGCACGATGAACGATTCAAAGAAGGTACAAACAAAGAATGGACGTAATGCATTATCTGGGGTATGTGCAAAATGTGGCACTAACATGATGAAATTTGTGAAATAAATGCGTAAAATGTTCCTATAAACACTATACAGAATGTGTATAGCGTGTATAATGTCAAGTAGCCCAATCCCCACAAAAGAAATCCCAATAGAAGACCCATATACTTATTGTGAAAACATTAGTAGAAAACAATTCCAAAAATTATTATTTATTTCAAATGCATTAGACAATGGATGGACGGTAAAAAAACAAGAACATCAATATATTTTCACAAAAAAACACGAAAACAAGAAGGAAGTCTTTCAAGAGAACTATTTGGAACAATTCATTTTGGAAAATAATAATTTAGACACATTCTTAAAAAACACGAATAAGTAGAATATTATTTTTTGTATTTACAATTGTAAATCACAGCATAACAGATGTTAAAATAGATGTATGTAGTAAAATCACACTTACAAATATTTTGTATAATGAAGTGTCTACTAATGATTTCACCACGTCTTTTTTTGTTGTAAACAAGTGTTTATTTAGGAAAAAGGGAAAAAAGGGGGTGTTTTATAAACATTTATTAGTATTTTTTGCATTTTCCCAAATTTTTTTTCTTTCCCTATAATATATAAAATATGGCTGGAGGTCTTATGCAACTAGTCGCCTATGGCGCACAAGACGTGTTCCTTACCGGAACCCCTGAGATTACTTTCTGGAAGGTGTCCTACAGACGCCACACCAACTTCGCAATGGAATCCATTGAACAAACCTTTTCTGGTCAAGCTGACTTCGGTCGCCGTGTTACCTGTACCATCAGCAGAAACGGTGATCTTGCTTACAGAACTTACCTTCAAGTAACTCTTCCTGAGATCAACCAAGACATGAACAGCAGCGGAAACGTATATGCTCGTTGGTTGGACTTCGTTGGTGAGCAATTGATCGCTCAAGTTGAGATCGAGATTGGTGGTCAAAGAATTGACCGTCAATACGGTGATTGGATGCACATCTGGAACCAATTGACCCTTTCCAAGGAACAACAAGCTGGTTACTACAAGATGATCGGAAACACCACCGCTCTTACCTACATCACCGACCCTGCTTTCGCTGATGTTTCTGGACCTTGTGCTTCCACCACTGCTCCTAACCAAGTATGTGCTCCTAGAAACGCTCTTCCTGAGACCACCCTTTACGTTCCTTTGATGTTCTGGTACTGCAGAAACCCTGGTCTTGCTCTTCCTTTGATCGCTCTTCAATACCACGAAGTTAAGATCAACATTGATTTCAGACCTATCGGTGAGTGCCTATGGGCTGTTTCCGAGCTAAGCGCTACCACCGGAACCAAGTCTGTTTCCACCGCTTACCAACAATCTCTTGTTGCTGCTTCCCTTTACGTTGACTATATCTTCTTGGATACCGACGAGAGAAGAAAGATGGCTCAAAACCCTCACGAGTACTTGATCGAACAAGTTCAATTCACTGGTGATGAATCTGTTGGTTCTTCTTCCAACAAGATCAAGTTGAACTTCAACCACCCTTGTAAGGAATTGGTTTGGGTTGTTCAACCTGATGCTAACGTTGACTACTGTGCTTCTTTGGAGGGTGGTGAGACCCTTTACAAGACCTTGGGTGCTCAACCTTTCAACTACACCGATGCTATCGATGCTCTTCCTAACGCTATCCACGCATTCGGTTCTGATGAATCCATCAGTGGAACCAACGCTGTCATCTCTGGCGGTGTTTTCCAATTGTCTGATGCTGGTGATGTAAGCTCCGGTGTTGCTGGTCAAGACCAAGGTTCTTCCTTGTCTGATGCTGGCACCTTCGTTCTTGCTGAGACCGCTCTTGACATGCACTGTTGGGGTGAGAACCCTGTTGTTACCGCTAAGCTTCAACTTAACGGACAAGACAGATTCTCTGAACGTGAAGGTTCCTACTTCGACCTTGTTCAACCTTACCAACACCACACCCGTGCTCCTGACGCTGGTATCAACGTTTACTCCTTCGCTCTTCGCCCTGAAGAACACCAACCTTCTGGAAGCTGCAACTTCTCCAGAATCGATAACGCTGTCCTTCAATTGGTTCTTTCCAGCGCTACCGTTTCTGGAACCAACACCGCTAAGGTTCGCGTATACGCTGTTAACTACAACGTTCTTCGTGTGATGAGTGGTATGGCCGGGATTGCATATAGTAATTAATTGTATGCTATTACTGCCATTCCCGCGTTTTTTTAGTCATTCTATTAAATTGTAATTAAAAATAAATAGTTTATACTATTTACTTTTTCATTCTTTGTAGTTACCTTTTCTATTTTCTATTTTCTATTTTCACTTTTCACATAGTTCTTTCACACGATTTACAATATTTTCATCATTATAACGCAACAATAATTCTTCTGTTTGTTTTTCTTTCTTCTCTTTTGTTAGTAATTGTATTTCATTCTTTGTCATCTTATTCGGATTTTCTTGGATATTATTCACAGATATTATTTTTTCTGTATCCAGTTCAAAGTTTGGATGTGTTATACAAATATCTGCTAATTTTCCCAAGAATTCAATCAATGAATATTCACGTTTCATAAAATTACATTCGCCACAACAACTTTGAATATTGCCTGTTTGATACCCAATATCATTATCTATACGGTCAATTCCATTTTGGTGGGTCTCTGAACCCAGTTTTCCACAAATAGAGCAAGGGTCACATATTGTAGTATAGAACTCTTGTTCTGATAAACTGAATTCTTTGTTCCTACGAATAGCTTCCTTTCTGTATGTTATATACCCTTTATCGCTGTGGCAATCTGGAAACAATGTAGTATAGATATACTGTCCTTCCACTAATTTATGGTGTGACAAAATATGATATGCACGTCCAATGTATGCATTATCACACAATGACCCTTTCATAAAATTACACATTTTACAACAAGGAACACAATTCGCAATTATATACCCTTTGTTTGGGTCTTTTCTATCTATACCCATCAATTTATCTTCTTCCTCCATTCCACAATAATAACAATTCATATTTACAAGTTGAGAGAATTCTTCGTCTGTAAGACAATATTCGAATCCCTTATATTGGGCTGTACGAATACAAGTACTTTTGTGAACTTTTACACTTTGCTTTCTTTTATCATTTATTATTTTTTGTTTCTCTGGATTTGCTTCTCGCCACTTTTTCATATTCTCCGCTTGTCGTTTTCGGTATCCTTCCACGTCATTTTGAATTTGGCGTTGTCGATACGTCATCCAATTATTAACAACTTTATCGCGATTTTTTTCACACCACTCTTTTTTTGTTTGAATTCTATTTGGTTTCTTTGAAGCAATACGCGCTAATTCATTACGATGGTCTTTATCGCGTTTTTTATCTTGGATATTTCCTTGTTCGCGACAATTATTACACGTTTTTGTAATATTGCCGTCTAATCCAATAAAACAGTCTTTTCCTTTTACTTTATTGCATGTATTACAAAACTGTTCGGTTTCAGCATCAAACCCTGAGTTTTTAACTCGTTCTCGACGCTGTTTGTCTTTTAATCGGTCTTTTTCTAAGCAACTCTCACAAGCTTTTTTCTTGTAAGAAGATTCTAATATTGTTTTACAACCACGTTTGTGGTTTCTACAATATCTAACAACGGACTCCATGGATGGTTCCATAACTATGCTATTGGATATAATAAGAACGTTAAATCAATTTTTATTATATAACAGACAATTACGCCCAATACATTTGCAACCACATGTTTCCATCCTCCCAGCGAATTTTACGATTACTTCCCATATATGCATACAACTTACGTTTATGTGCTAATTCCTTCTTCATTTCAAAATCTACAATCATATTGTATTGTTTACCATCTATCTCCTTATTTTCGGGCAAATGCTCTATTTTTGCAAACCAGAAACCTTTTAACTCTTCATCATCGCCATATGCCCCCTTTATGATGGACGTAGTTTTGTCAATACGTGTTACCATTCGCAAACACCCTCCGTGTTTTGGGTCATAGTAATACTTTTGTCCCATCTATATTATCATCCTAAAAAAACTTTACAAGGGGGCTATTTTCTTATACATACGTTTCATCATATATTGTCGCAATGAACGGTCTTTATACCCAGGTGTTTGTACAAATTCACCGTAACTACCTTTATGTAAAAAACTATTCTTTTCCTCACTCAATGTATCTACATTATTAGACGATACTACAGGACGTATTCTATTTTTCTTATTAGAACTTTTTTCTATGTTTTCGTATGATTTTGATTTCATAAACATTTTACTACTATAAAATTGATATATTTATTTTATTTTATTTACAATATCACTCCATTTGACAGAATATGAACACAACTCTTTTACTTATTAGCTGCATTGCTTTCTATCAAGCGCAAAAATATTTACTACCAAATGGAACTCTATGGTCTTTATTCAAAAATGTTAAAAAACATACGCCTACTTTTATTCCATTTGAATTAGAACACCAAGAACAAGAAGTGTTCCTTTACAGAAACCCACCAAATACTATAGCAAACCCATATAAACGTAATGTATTATGGTATTCCATAGCTTTCCCTTGATGAATTCGGCTATACTGAATCGCACATATACAGTAATAAAAGAGTCCATTCATAAAACAAATATATTAAACCCCGTTCTAACATCTTTGAAAAACAAAACATTTATTGTTACCGGGGGTCATTATGGTATAGGATACAGTATTGCTTCTTCTATTGCAGCATATGGCGCTAACGTAGTCCTTCTTGATACATGTACCCGGAATGATACAAAATACAAAAACAACATTTATACTGCCGCAGAAAAAATTACTGAGATGACACAACGACCAAACTGTATTGCTATTGATTGTAATATTACACATAAAAATCATATTGAATATGCCCTACAAGAAACCGTTGATATATTTGGTAGCATTAATGGTATTATATTGAACGCTTCTTCTACCAAGTTATATGATACGTTACACGTATCCGAGTCTGCTATAAATAATATGACTTATATGAACATTAAAGGTAATTTTTTATTGGGGCAAAAATACATTCGGTATGCTTCTAAGAGGGGAGGCGGACGTATTTTGGCTATTTCACCACCATTAAGTTATATTGATACCAAACATTATTGGGTTCCGCATTTATATTATAGCATGTCCATGATGAATGTTACTATGATGTTAAAAACGTGGAATGCCGAATTTTCAAATATTCACGTGAATAGTGTGTGGCCTGTAGAGTTTTCTTATTCATCTGGATTGAATAAGAAACGAGTTAGTAATAAAAGAGAGCAATCAACCACTACGGGAGAAGCAATTAAACATCTCTTATGTGCTGACGCAGAGTTATGCAGTGGTCATCATTTCACGGATGAATGTATTGTAAGGCGCGTAGAAGACAAAAAACTCAATTAGGAAACGTCTCTTTCATTGGTTCGCACCCTGTATCAAATTCAGCACTATATATTACATTAATTGGTTTCGTGCTGGTAGAATTCGCATAAATGAATTCCCACGATAAATAGCCACACCGCGCATTTTTATATTGCACAATACTTTCTTCTCTTTTGATTTTCTTTCCTTTTCTAGACTTTCTTTCCTTTTCTAGACTTTCTTTCCTTTCTGGATTTCTTTCCTTTCCTGGATTCTTTTGATTTATTACCTCGTTTTCCTTTCTTTGTTTTTCTCTTTTTACCACCACTTTTAAGGTTTTCTTTTTCTTTTGCTTTTCCTTCAAGTTTGTGGATAAAATTATCCGACATCTTTGACATATTCTGGTTTTTTGCATAAAATAATGCTGTATCATTTCTTTTATTTTTTTTTGTTACATCTGCTCCTGCGTCAATGAGTAAATTTGCAACATATTCGTTTCCTGTTTTAACCGCAACTATTAATGCTGTATTACCATATACATCTTCTTGATAATCTAAATAATCTAAATAATCTAAAGGATTTTTTTCATTTTTTACACTATTAATATGTCGTTCAATCGATTTATTTAAATATTCAACATGGTTAGCTGCAGCCATAGGTTCATCATCATCGCCGTCAACTTTAACGATAGGACTAATATCTTTCATGGCTTTAACATCACGTATCATATTAATTAATTTCATTTGTTCCATATTATACCTATATAATAGGTATATAAAATAAATATGCTAAATAGGTGGAATTATTTGCTGATAAGGGATTGAATAAAGCAAAGTAGGTGCGTAAAAGACAAAAAACTCAATTAGGAAACGTCTCTTTCATTGGTTCGCACCCTGTATCAAATTCAGCACTATATATTACATTAATTGGTTTCGTGCTGGTAGAATTCGCATAAATGAATTCCCACGATAAATAGCCTTCGTTTGCTTCCTGCATACAATCGTATATTCTTCCTTCCATTTGAGCATATATACCACGATTTGTAGAAGGGTCTTGTGGGAAAATATTCAATGGTTGATTTCCATAACCACCTAATCGGTTTGCCAATATATGACCGGCATCACAATCCTGGAAACCGTCATCTTCTAACATTCGCGAATATTTCTGTGTACAGCTTGTGGTTTCACTACCGTTGTCTAATGAACCCGGCGTAAGAGTCCCCGTTGCAGAAGTAACCACCAAATATTCTCCATGCTGGTCGTAAATATACGACATATGGGCATTCCCATCTCCCATTACTAAACTATTTTTTCCTTGTATTGGACACTCAACTGTTGTACATACACAATACTCCGGTGCTACAACCTTTAACACAGCAAGTCCAATACTTAACAGAAAACCCAATTTCATGTATATATTGCAACTCTATTTTTTCCCATTCTTACAACTTTTACAATTCTATTTACAAAATCATAATTTGTGGAATTATTATTTTGGTAATGAAATCGTTTAACCAGTCATATTTTTGGTGTTTTTGATTTTGTAAGTATACCATATAGTATGCACGGACGTTTCAGACGACATGGACACGGATATGGACGCAGATTCCATCATCATCATCGTGGATTTTATCCACGTTTTTACCCTGGGGTTTATCCAGCATATACACCATATGTCGCTCCTTATTTTTATGGCAGAGCTCCATATTGGCCTTGGTTCACGTAAATGTATAACCAAAATGAATTAAATATTATTTATCAAAAATAATATCGATTACAATTGTAAGTAGAAAAATACATCTGTAAATATGCTATCTACTCGTACCTTAACACTACCCTATATAAAAGCCCTTCTGAAAAGCACTTATTTATATAAGTACGTCCCTGTATTTGAACCATCTCCATTCATTTTAGTGAATGCTTTCTTTGAACCCAGCACACGCACTTCTTTGTCATTTGAAAGCGCAGCATATCAGCTTGGGGGTAATGTTGTATCCTTTAATAAGGATGTTTCCAGTATAAAGAAAGGTGAAAGTTTTGAAGATACAATTACGACTCTTTCTTGTTATGGTGATATTTTGGTACTACGACATCCAGAAAGAGGAGCGGTACAAAAAGCAGATGAAGTATCGTATATACCCGTAATCAATGCCGGAGACGGAGACGGTGAGCATCCAACACAAGCGTTGTTAGACCTTTTTACTATTTATGACCATTTCAAAGATATTTGGAAACATCACTTTATTACTTACCTTGACGAAACACCACAAATAGCGAATTATGAACCATACTATATTTTGCTTGTAGGCGATATACTGCATTCAAGAACTATCCATTCTCTTATTCATTTATTATACCTATTTCCTCCTGTAAATATACACATATTACCTTACAAAGGTTGTAAACCCAGTAATAGTATAATCTCTTTATTAGCAAGTTCAAATCACTCAGTTGGAAAAATATTATGGGAAAAAGAAGATGTTGATTGGTCATTGTATGATGTAATGTATGTTACACGCTTACAAACAGAACGAAAAGATGACGATAAAGAAACACCAGAAGTGGATATAATTATTGATTCGTTTATATGCGACCAAATGAAAGAAGAAGCTATTATTATGCACCCTTTACCCAGGAATCAAGAAATACATAACAGTGTTGACAACGACCATCGTTGTATGTATTTTGAACAAATGTACAATGGCGTCTATATGCGAATGGCTATTTTGAAATCTATACTTGATTCTTACACAGAAGAAATAAAAGAGTAATTACAAAACGATACGTGTCAACTGCACTATTTTACACGTATCTATACATCACTTGGTGTTGGTGGTTCAATAACAATGTCATCCTCATCTTCATCTTCATCCTCTTCCTCTTCCTCTTCCTCAGTACTATAATCGATTCTATTGGAATTATTTAATTGTATTACCGGTTTATTAAACAATATTCCATCCAAAAAAGTACATATGAGTCCTGTAATAGTTGGTTTCTGGAACTCATTTACTGCTGTATGGATATTATTTAATTTATCTTCAATTCGTTCAAATACATCGGTATGTGTGTGTAGTGCGGTGTTTTGTTTATCCAGAAGTTCGTATTGGTGAGATAAGTCGTCATATTTTTTTTTCCAATCAGTTATCTCTTTTTCCAACTCTATAACTCTTTCTTCTAATTCATGTTTTAATAATTTACGTCCATCCATGATTAGATTATATATATTTGTATGAATTGTTTCTATATATTTCAAGGGTATAAAGTTTTGTATATTTTATTTTACAACCTCAAACTATACACTATATGCTTCAAATCGCCCATCGCGGCTACTCTGCCAAATACGGGGACAACAATATGGAGTCTTTTTATCAAGCAATAAACCATCGTTTTGATATGATTGAACTGGATATACAATTATGTAAAACGGGCGAAATCGTCATTTTTCACGATACTCATTTGAATGGAAAAGCCATTATCGATTACGAATTGAAAGAGCTTATGCCCTATGGTATTATTACACTTGACGATTTCTTTTTAGATATTTCGCCCAACGTTATAAAGGTGTTTCTTGATATAAAAGGGTCTCACGACATTGCGTTTCCATTGATTGATATGTTATCTGCATTCTTTCAGAATCAACAACTTCGTAACATATACATCAGTGGGTTTGACCGCCATTCATTTGAGACCTTACGCAACACGCGCTTACCCATATGTTTAGGATTAACTACTTCAAACAACTTCACCCTCGAACAATTAGAGTTTCTAACAAAAAATCTCGATTTCGTATGTTTACATTGGACTGCGTTAAATCATGAAAATATTGAATTTTTAAAATCAAAGAACATTCTTGTATTTAGTTATACGTGTGAAGATGACTATTGTTATCGTATTATGAAACAATACCCGTTAGACGGTATTGTTACAAATTATCCTCTCGGGTAAAAAAAAAATCATTGTATATATTACTATACAATGATGCTTTTACTACTTTTTTTATTTAGTGTATGGACGGCAAATATCTATGCACACCACCCCATTTATTTGAACGTTTCCAATGTAATTACAGTTAAAGATGCAATTGACGATGAAACTGCGACGAACTTCTTACACAAATTAAATATGTTAAAAAATAAAAATGGAATTTACGTATACTTAGATACGCCCGGTGGTTCGGTTGAAAGCGGAAATAAAATTTTAATGGAAATACAAAAATACAATCTATCGTGTATTGCTGATAGAGCGTATAGTATGGGCTTCGTTATTTTACAAGGATGTGCGAATAGATACATTACACATTATGGACGTCTTATGCAACACCAAATTAGTTATGCTATTAAAAATGAAAAAGGAAAGATTGACAGTTATAGTAAATTTATTGACCAAGTAGAAACCGAATTAGTTGGATTACAAGCTGACCGTATTCAGATTCCACACGATGAATTCCGTTTAAAAACTATGAATGAATGGTGGATGGTTGGTAAATATGCCATTGATAATAATTGTGCTGACCAGATTGTAGATGTTTTTTGTGATACAAAGCTTACAAACACGAACATTACTGAAGAATACGGGCCCATTGAATTCGTTTATTCTGCGTGTCCTCTCATTCCCGGTCCTGTCGAGGTTGTCCCCAAAAAATAATTTTTTTATAGTTATTATGTATGACTTCTTCCATATTATTATTCATTTACTTTTTATCATACTTATTGTGTTGTAATACCTTTTTCATGTATAACACCTTTTTTTCAGCTTATAAGAAAATTCGTTTAAATTATGACAATGGACAATATAAAATTAAACGGAAACCAAAATCCCTTATTGTTAGCACGCCTGGAGGCATTCACGGGTTTTACCTTTTAGGCGTATCTTCCTACATTAAAGAGAACTATAACCTAACCAACTTCATTTATACTGGTGCTTCTGCCGGTGCGTGGAATTCACTCTATTTATCCTTTACCGGAAACAATACTGAATTTATAAATAGCTTACTGTATAATGATATTCACAATGTTTCATCCATGTACGAATTAGAACAAACGTTGAAACAAACCATTTTACAAAAATACACCAAAAATGACTTCCAGATTGATAGAATCAACATTGGAGTTACTGTATTACGCAAATGGTTCAACTTCAAATTGGTTATCTATAATGACTTCGAGACCCTTGAAGATGTATTAAACTGTTGTATTGCCAGTTCCCACATTCCATTCATTACAGGAGGTCTTATTCATAGATACAGAGGACGTGTTACCTTTGATGGAGGTTTTTTCAAGTACCCATATTTAAATACAAGTGTCCCTGTATTAACCATTAGTCCATCAATGTGGAACAACACATTCAATTCCAATATGAATGTACAAGATTACATGTATTCAAATGATTTACGGTTTAACCTAACCAATCTCTATTTACAAGGGTATCACGATTCAGAAAGGAATAAAAAATACTTAGATGACGTATTGCTATAACGACTTCTCCATTTCCACCAATTTTATTACATAGATTTGTCCTACCGCTGCTACCAGGTGAAACCATAGTTCATATAGCCACCAATCTGCACGCTGATACGCTTGCTGAAAAAATGCTTTCACATACAAGTTGAATAATGCTGTAGTAACTAATACGCCTACTGTTTTCGTTCCTTGATTATGTATATTCACTACACATACCTGATAAGAACCTTCAAGAAAGTAAATGAAAATAGAATATCCGATTACTGCGTTATTTATGGTTTTCCACCACCCTTCTATTGGGTTCATCCAATACATGACTTCGGTTATTGTTAATAATGCATTCAATAGACTGAAATTTATATTTCGATGATACATTGCATACAATGACGAACACATAAACAAAAATGACGAACATACTAATATCCTCGATTCTGGTATCATTGTATGAGTAATGTAAAAGAAAGACAATACATAATCACGAATAACCTTTATGTTTCCAATAAATGTTATTTCACGCATAAAAGTATTTAAATGTTTCTACTACGCATATACATACATACATACATGTCTCAATTACATTTATCGAACCATTCCACCCAGAATAATCTATTACTATCAAACTTGATGGATTATTACAATGATAAAGATAATTTAATACGTATGATGAAGATAATTAACGGCGAATCCCCTATTTCTTTACGAATTGTAGATTGGTTTGTCACCAATTACTCCAAGAAAAATTTCGTTGTCTATGAACTTACCCAAAACAACCATACCAGTCGCTTCAAAGTGTTTAATGATTATAAATTAAAATTAAAAGCTTACTCAAAGAAGCGGTTCGACCCTTTTTGTAGATGGGAACGTATTACGATTCCTTACGATAATAATCGCTACATGGAAACTACCATTGGTCAATTAAACTTCTTTAAATGGGCTCTACAAAATAACGTTATTCGTTATATTGAAGAACATTACAAGGAAATTGAAGCAGATATGAACAATCGCAATACATCTTCCAAGAAAAATATGACTGACCATACCGCCAATAAAACACGAAAAAAAAGAGAAGAACTCTCTATTTCTGCGTGTAAATGTATCAAGAAAGAAGACGTCAAGATTGTAGTGTCATTTAATAACTAAGCTTTTTCTTTCTTCATTTTACTTTTTTTCACATCGTCAATAAATGAACTTATTTGATTAACCCATAATTGATATTGTTTGGGATTTAGAATATCAATGTCCTTACTGGTGTCCAATGCTAACACGTGCGAATCATTATCCACATGGTCATCCAATAACCAGTCCATATGGTATTTATCGCACTTTACCAAATAGTCCATCTCTATATTACTTTCACCTTCACGATTTCGTTTTTGCACCCGTTCATAACACTTGTCTGGGTTTGTACTAATATAAATGATCCCATCTACTGAATATTGTGCTATGTTTTCATTGTATAATAATGTGTAGATTGCATATTCCATTTTACTCATCAACCCATCATCATACAACATTTTGGCAAATATCTTGGAGTCTGCCTCAATCGAACGTTCGCATAATATAATCTCACAATGCTTATTTTCCTCCATCGCACGCTTTATAATACTTGTACGGGTTACACACGCCATTATTTGGAATGCAAATGCATTTTGCTTTGGGTTTTCATAGAAATTTTCTAACATTGTCTTCCCACTTTCATCTTGAATATTATACCACAATTCTACAGGTTCTTTCAGAAATACTATTTTGTCCATGTTTTTGCTATACATATCACTTACCATTTTCAAAATAGTCGTTTTACCCGCGCCTATGTTTCCTTCGATAGAGATTAATAATGGAGTTGTCATTAGGATTACTAACTAATATATAATAGAATGCTATATTTAATACGTTATTTTATTTGTTTTCCTTCAATTTTACATTTGATACAGAAAATAAATTTTTGTTCTTCTATTGTATAGAGTGTTCTAAATGAGTTCGAAAGGGCGCCGTAGTAGTATAAAAGAAACACTCGAATCACAAGACTTTCAACAGAAAGTCAATGTGTATATTACGTTCATTTTCGAACTATACCGTGTATGGATGAGTTGTATGCTTTTGCTTACCGTACCACAAAAATGCGATGACCATGTTTGTTCTACTTTTGAACACGTTGGTTCATCTGACCCCGTTATTATTACCGCGTTTACGGTTAATCTTGCTACATTATGCATGTTTTTATTCATGTATTTAGTGGAAATTCAGCGAGAACACAAAATGATCAATTATTTAGAAGTAGATAAAACGCTACCTCGTGACAACGAATCTGTTGGGCAAGAATTAAACAAACTTCCCAAAGAAAAACACGACCGCATCCTATATTCTGATAAAATGTACCAACTTTCTGGTTCCATTGCTATGATATTGTTTATTATGAATGCCGGTATTAGTGGATACTCCGTATTTATTCATTATTTAAATAATAACACCGTAACCGTATATATTACTAATGTCCTCTTTATGAGTCTCAAACTTAAAGACGTATATGACATTGTAAATACAAAAGAAAATGTATTCTTGTCTTCTTATCTTACACGCAAAATTCAATTCAATGCTGTTGACCCAGATAAAATTCAAGAATTACCTGATGTTGAAAATACCCCCATCCTTGATTCAAATGAAAATAATAACAGGTCGGAACTTGCAGTCGAGCTCTCATCCAGCGATAAGGTCATTAGCGTTCTACCTTCTACCACCGCTTAAATTTTTATTGTATTATAATCTAACGGGCACCTATATTATAATACAGGATTACCCCTATATTTCAAAATATCTAACTCCTTTGTTGTAGTTGGAAATTCATCCTCCCCATATATATCTTGCAAACACAGCCATTCAAACATCCCTCCCATATAACTATATACATTTGAAAATCCTAACTGTTTCAATTGAGCACACTTCTTTTCTACGCTTTCATCATTACAATTCTTCCCATACACAACAAACGTTTTGCTATAAAAATCATACTGATTCATCAATTGATTTATTTGGGTTTCTTCTTCTACACACGATATTGTATTCGGTATTAAACAATGTTGTTCATTTAACGGCATCGTATTTATTATAATGTAATTATTTCTGTTAGCAATTACCTTCTGTACATCTTCAAATGACATTAATAACCGCTTTGCTTTAAACCATCCTTGAAGCATTCCATTACAATAGTATTCCATTTACGTTTATTTTATTTTATTCTATTATTCTTTTTCCATCTCATTCATCTATAATTACACACCAAAAATTGAAATTAATATTCACTTACCACTCTATACAAATTATTTTACAAAATGGATTTATCACAAACCAAACTTTCTAAGCGCGAATGGGACAACCTTGAAGTCCCCGTTTCCAGTAGTGAGAAACGTATCTTGAAACTCATTCAAGACGGATTCTCCAATGTAAATATCTTCTCCAATTACCATACCTCCCTGTTTTCCTTTACAAAAATACAAAATACCCCTGTCATCGAATCTATGCTTTACAAAAAATACTTCCAAGATACACTACAAAAAAGTATTCGCAAATATGGTAAGAATTTTGATATATCTTCTTATACAACCACACCGAATACACCCGATAATGATTTACGCCGCTTAAATAGCGCCGATATGATTCGCATTCAAAACTTAGACGCCACAATTAAAGAAAATAGTCAATACATATTCGAATTCTTACTTATCTCCCTCTTCCACGACTTATTAAAATGCTTTCATAAAGGTTTGAATTTCTATGCTTGCCACTTATATACCATCGTTCAATTACGCAAATCATCTATCCGAAACATCAATACATATGTATTACAAACAATGGAACCCTACTTGCAATATGCCGCTGCCAACACAAACGCTACCACGATGATTGAACGCGCATACGAATACATTGAACAAAACCATTATTTACTGAAATATCAAGATATTACACTCTTCCAACACCAAAAAGACTTATTTACTCATTTTACCCCTCCTTCTGATACGAACCCTTTTCAACCAAAACTTGTATTTTATACTGCACCTACTGGCACTGGCAAAACATTATCCCCCATTGGATTATCTGAAAATTACCGTATCATATTCGTTTGTGTTGCACGTCATATTGGGTTAGCATTGGCGAAGTCCTGTATTTCTATTGAAAAAAAAGTTGCGTTCGCATTTGGATGTAATAGCAAAGAAGATATACGCCTTCATTACTTCTCTGCCGTTGAATATACCAAACACCGTAAATCGGGTGGTATTGGTAAAGTAGACAATAGTGTCGGGACAAACGTTCAACTTATGATATGTGATGTTCACTCCTATTTAACTGCTATGGAATATATGCTCGAATTCAATGACGCACAACAAATCATTACCTATTGGGACGAACCTACGATTACTATGGATTATGAGAATCACGACCTACACGAAACTATACGCAATAATTGGGTTCATAATAAGATTCCTTCCGTTGTATTATCTTGTGCTACATTACCTCCCGAACACGAAATTGAACCCGTTCGACAAAGCTTCTTCAACAAATTTGAAAATTCCTTAGTTCATTATATTCATAGCTACGACTGTCGTAAATCTATTCCTATATTGAATAAAGAAGGTAAACCCGTTTTACCCCATTACCTGTATAGCGACTTTCACGAATTACAACATTGCTTGAATCACTGCAATAACAACAAAACATTGCTACGGTATTTTGACTTACAAGAAATTATCAAAATTGTATTGTTCTTGAATAAATCTCAATTCTTAGAATCATCCCTACAAATCAATAACTATTTTGAAAACCATCTCGAAGATATCCATATGAATAGTTTGAAAATTTACTATCTTGAAGCTTTGTCAAGCATTACCGAACAACAATGGAACACTCTCCATAAATACTTTTCTGAAAACCACGAATCACGCTTTACACCACAATTGGTAAAACAAAAAAGTGAATCTCATTCCTCACTCACATTCACTAACGATGAATTCGCTGGACAAGATATTTTCCGTAGCATCAGTGTGGCTTCTGCCTTAGAACAAAACCCAAAACCTTACAAAAACACTGGCGGATTATTAATTACTACCACGGATGCCAATACACTAACCGACGGACCTACCTTGTTCTTATGTGAAGACGTCAATAAAATTGGAACCTTTTATATTCAGCAAACCAAGATTCCAGATAATGTGTTGCAAAATGTATTATACAAGATTACAAAAAATGACGAAATTGCTAAGAAAATTGACACTCTCGAACGCGAAATTGAAGTTTATGAATCGAAAACATTCGGGGCATCCAGCGATAATGATAAAAAAAGTTCAAAAGATAGCGACCGAATGACAAACGAATCCCGGAAATGCCACGCACAAATTGAGAAATTACGCAAAGATATTCGGACGATTTCATTGGACCCAAAATATATTCCTAACAGCGTACAACATCAGCAATTATGGAATTATTTGGGAAATATCAACGAAAGAAGCTTCGTTTCTAATATTGACGAACAAAGCATTCGTGATATTATGGCATTGCCTATTGAAAATACATTGAAGTTATTACTACTATTAGGCATTGGGTTGTTTATAGAAGATGCTCACGTTCAATACAAAGAAGTCATTAAGCGATTAGCATATGAACAAAAATTATATATGATTATTGCTTCCTCCGACTACATTTACGGAACAAATTACCAATTCTGCCACGGATTCATTGGTAAAGACTTGAGCAATATGACACAACAAAAAACAATACAAGCACTTGGACGCTTTGGTCGCAATAACATACAACAAGATTACACTGTCAGAATACGCGACGATAGCATATTGCATAAGTTATTTGAAACACAAGAAAATGATTTAGAGTCCATCAATATGTGTAAATTGTTCGGTTAATAATTATATGACTCCATTTAACGTATGAATGTATATATTGTATATATTTTTTATCACCATTTTTTATTCGTGTTCGTGATGACCCCCCTATTTTGGGTAAATTCGTAGGTGTGTCTATGAAATTTGCCAATTCTGGGGGGTACCTCCAAATTTGAACGCTATTTTCATTGAAATCTCAAATTTACTCAGGAAATGGCGGATTTTACGCAAAAATGATGTTTTTCGACCCCCCTAAAATCCATATTCTTGTGTATTTTTCCTCAAAAATGCCCAAAATCAACGGGTCATTTTTGCCGATTCTTGTAGGACTTTTTTCTAAAATGTGGATTTTAAGGGGGTAAAATATGAGATACTTTTTTTAAGAACTTTTTTATGGAAAAATACCCTACTAAAAATGACAATTCTATATTTAGTCGTCCAGATTTACCCAATTCTGGGGGGTAGTGATGAAAAAATTACTATGCTATTTATACGTTTCTTGTAATTTTGATACAAGATTTACGTATTTTGGGGGGTAAAACTATTTAATTTTTATTATTGTATTCACTTAGTCAATAAAAAATCAAAATAATAGCTGGATAATATAGAATAAAAAATAGTTGTTCGTTTGCATTGATTTTTAAGAACTTTTTTTGTTCTTAAAAATACCCCCTTAAATTGTCTATTTCTGTGTTTGAAATATGGATATTGGCAAAATAGCATAGTGATTTTTTTCGAGGTGGTCGGTAATTATATTTTACCCCCCTAAAATCGATAATCTTGTAAAAAAAATATGAAAATACAGAGAAATGGATGACGATTTTGCGATATTTTACCCCCTTAAATTAACGATTTCTGTATGACCAAAAACAACTTTCGTGAAAATCAAGGGGATACCGGCAAACACATTTTTTGGTGAAATTTATTTGAAAAAACGACCCCCTTAAAATCGATAATCTTGTAAAAAAATTATAAGATTCCAGAGAATTCGATAGTAAAAAGTGGGTATTTTGGCGTTTTGCAAAATTTTTGTTGCAAAAGTATTTTCAAAATATTTTTTTTGGACATTTTTAAAATGTCCATTTTGTTTTTTCTGAAAAAAGTTTTGTCACAATTTTTGCAAAAAATGGCTTTCACAGCATAATGGTGTGATTTTGATTTTTAAGTGAAAAAAAGTGGCTGCGTAATTTTTTTTTGCTTTTTTGAGGTAGCAAAATCAAATTTTATTTTTGCCAGTGTTTGGGCAAAAAAGAGTAAAAAAAATATTGAAAAAAAAATAAAATTCTTACCATTTACCGAGACATAATTTTACACTATTTATTTAATAACAGTAAAAAAAAAGGAAGTAAAAAGACCAGTTTCTATTCCTTTTTAGAGCCAGCTTTTTGATATTGATAAATCCTAATAAAATAATTGCGCAATATATATATAAAAATATATATGTCTATACATATACACTTAAAATGGCTACATTATTGAAGCAAAATAAAACAAAAATTAACCCCAAAAAATTTATATGTGAAATTTGCAATTTTGAAACAAAACAAAAATCAAATTTGGATAGACATTTAAAAACACAAAAGCATATTTTATGTGCTGAACAAAATATATTTTTTTTTTGTAAAGACTGTAATTTCTCTACAATTACAAAAAGAAACTATACAAGGCATTTACAAACACAAAAACACAAGATGAATTCAGATTACAACAAGAAAACAGAACAAGTAAATGAAGTTAAAACCGAAATCCATTTAATTAAAAATCTATTAGTAGAAAATATGGGACAAAATCATACGACTATTAATAATATCACGAACGTTCAAAACGTTCAAAACGTTCAAAACAATAATTTCAATTTGAATTTCTTTTTGAATGAAAAATGTAAAGACGCAATGAATATCGAAGACTTCATTAATACATTAGAGTTGTGTCCGTTTGATGTAGCTGAGACAGGTAGGTTGGGTTATGTAGAAGGTATATCGCGTATTTTTATGAATAAATTAAATCAATTGGATATTTATAACCGTCCTCTTCATTGTACTGATTTGAAACGTGAAACATTGTACATTAAGGAGGATAATAAATGGGAAAAGGATAATGAACAAAAGGACAAGTTACAATCTATTGTGGAACAAATCGCCAATAAAAACTATGAGCAACTACCAATTTGGCAACAACAGAACCCGAATCACTTAGTAGCTAATTCAACTGAATGTGAATTATTCATGGATATTGCGTGTAATATATTAGGTGGGGGGAATGAGCAAGAATCAAGCAAATTTCGTAATCGAATTATGCGGAATGTAATGAAAGAAGTCACTGTTTCAAAACATCTAATGTAAAATTTAAAGCATATAAAACGATTGTATATTGTAATATAATGCCCGGATTCAAGTGTATTGATTGTAACTTTGAAACAAAGAGAAAATCAAATTGGGAACGACATTTAAAAACACCGAAGCATATTTCACGGCATAATACTGGTAGAACTTCATATTCGTGTGAAAAGTGCAATTATCACACAGCTAATAAATCAGATTTTACAAGGCATTTACTTAGGGCTAAGCACATAAAAAATACAAGTGTTGATACTTCTGTATCAAATACTGATAATTTACTAGTAAAACAAATAGCCTATTTGGAAGGATTAGACGAACGCGTAAAAAAGATAGAACTTATAGTGGAAGAATTAGACGAACGCACAAAAAAGATAGAACTGACCGTGGAATCGTTACAAAACCCAGATACTGTTACATAACTGTATTTTACTGTAAAAATAAGAAATAATAACTTCTTATTTTTGGGATTTATTAGCTGCGTCCTTTTTCCGTTTTTTGAAGTAAAATATTACATTCTTGCCAGTTCTTGGGCAAAAAATAGCAAAAAAATATTACTGAAAAAAATAATATTCTTACCATTTATCGAACTATATTATTATTATTCAATTAAGTATGGTGTCAAAAAAAAGGAGCCAAAATTACCGGTTTTAGTCTCCTTTTAGAGACAGCTTTTTGATATAATCATCTTTACAAAAAAATAAGAAATAATAACTTCTTATTTTTGTATTGTATTGTATTGTATGAGTGTTTATGCAGACTTTTTCACAGATTTTCTACCGTTCATAATGCGAACCATTCTCTCGTGATAAGTATTGTATTCAACCATATCAGATAAAATGCACGCATCGTATTTATCGCGAGTGGCAAGACGGTATTGTATGGCGGCATTCAAAAGTTCCAATCCTTTTGTCACGTATCCCAATGCGAATAGTTGTTTTCCAGCAGTTTTATTTACACGGTATTTTTCTTCGGAACCGTATTGGGAAGTTTCGTGTTTTTCAACGTGTTTCATAATTTTTGCAAGTTTCTGTGCGTTCTTATTAAAAAAAGCTTTTTTTTTGTCTCGTGTTTCAACCTTTGCCATTGCAAATTTACGAGTAAGCTTTTCATCTTCGGTTAATCCAATAAAGGAAGATTGTAATAATTCATTTTCAGTAGCAGTAAGAAAGGCGTAAGAGGTCATAATACACTGTAAGTATATACTACTATGGTGCTGTGTTTCTAAACCATTTTCGGAAACAATTAGGGAATAATAGTCTAATGACCAATATACTCACAAATAACAGGGAACAAATCTTCGGGTAAGGGGGTGTCGGTTCTCAACACGTCTTTTACAGAGTCAGTGCGACTGTTAATTAATCTTACAAATTTATTTAATGTGGTCTCAACAGTTTTTAAGTATTTTTTTTGTTTTTCGTTGTATAAGGAATGGTATTCAATTCGGAATTCTTCAATTGTTTTTTTATGTTCATCTACCTTACGTGTAAGAACCATAAGATATCGATTGATGCTATCGTCGGAGCCAATGTTAAACTGTTTAAAGTAAAACGTTAATTGTAAATACATGGCGCGCAGTCTTTTCATTTTGACATAAACGCGTGCTGCGGCACTCCTGTCTTCATCACTTATAGTATTGTTGTAATCTTGGTTAAATTGTATACAAACCTTTTCATTCTCACGTTTGCTGGGTACTTTATGAAATAGTGCAAGTTGCTCTTTCAGATACCCAATGAATGAAGGGGTAAAACTATCATTGGAGTAGATAATTTTAGAAACAGGATAATGACAATAGATATTGTGATATGTTGTCATTGTCTAAATGGTTATTGGATTAGTTTGATTATGAGAAGATGATAAACATATTTTCAATTTTTCAAAAGCAAACTTAGAAAGTTTTTTTAGGGATATCAACTGATTGTAATACATACCAGTGATCCTCAACGTAATCAACGCTGGTAAAGTAATCAATAAATTCACCTTCCTTGAACTTGATAACAACGAAAGGGTTGGTATCTTGTCCACTTTCATCTTTATAAGAAGCAGTATAACTTGCGCTCAAAACTTCACGTTCAACAAGGGTTCCGCGAGAATCAGAAGCGGGGGTAGTTCCTTCTGCGTTAGTATAAATGCTAATCATAGCACGCTTACCTTGTTTCAAAATATCAATAATACCAGTGTTAAGAGCTTCGTAGCCTTGACTGTTTAATGGAGTTGCCATTGTATATCATATGATAATATTTTCTTTTTATATTATAAATTAATGAATTTAATTCCGCAACATTATGTTCCTAAATCATTATCAGAGAAAGATAAGAAGAAGCAATTAAAAAATTTGAAACAAGCACGACAAGGGTATAAGAAAGGGAAATATGTATCAAGGGCTCCTTTAACGTCATTTGTATCAAAACCGTCGAAGCACGTAGAAAATGCAAAAAAGATGTACAAGGTAGATAATTTGGTTCCGTCGCCAGAATTAGCAAAAAAAACGAAATGTTCTGAACAAGCATTAGAAGAGATAGTAAATAAAGGGCGTGGAGCGTATTATTCGAGTGGTTCTCGTCCGAATCAAACGGCAGAATCGTGGGGATTGGCGCGGTTAGGAAGTGCTTTAACCGGTGGAAAATCGAGTGTAATCGATTACCATATATTGGAAGAGGGATGTGCGAAGAATAGTAAGCCACTTGCTCTTGCAAGAAAGACGTGTAAAAAGGATAATAAAACGTGTGGTTCTTTTTCTAAAGCGAAACGAACAAAAAAGAATGTAAAGAAAGGGAAGGCGAAAACGTATAAGAAAAAATAAAAAAACTAATTCAAACGCAAAACACATAAAAACAAACGTATTCAAATACATATTCCACGGATCATAGAAATGAATGAAGAGAATAATGTATTGACTATTAAATCCGTACAAATCCAGCCAATTCGTAATATGATAACAGCTATAAAAGATATATTAACGGATGCAACAATAACGTTTACAAAAGATGGAATGAAGATAATAAATTTCGACAAGACGCATACAATTTTGGTAAATGTATTTTTACAGGCGGATAGGTTTGAAAAATATCATTGTATTCCGGAAAAGATAATTATTTGTGCAAATACATTGCATTTGTTCAAGGTAATATCTACTATGTCGAATGATGATACTCTTTCAATTTACATAGACAAATCGGATTATCATGATGGTGTGGTATCTCATTTGGGTTTACAGTATGATAATGGAGATATTCGTCAGTGTTATAATCAAAAATTAAGATTGATAGAGCCAGATATGGAAGAGATGCGTATTCCAGATGTAGAATATTCCACGGTAATTAATATGCCATCAACAGATTTCCAAAAGATTATTCGTGATTTGAATGCAATTTCAGACCGTATTGAAATAAAGTCAACAGGAAATGATTTGATGTTTTCTTGTGAGGGAGGGTTTGCAAGTTCAAAAATATTGCGGTCAGAATCGGATGGTAATATGAATTTTATTCAGCGTATTGATGCATCGGATGTGTTTCAAGGGGAGTTTTCATTAAAACATTTGAGTCATTTTATCAAATGTACGCCGTTATGTAGTCATTTGGAGATGTATTTGGGCAATGATTTACCATTGATTGTAAAATATGATGTAGCATCATTGGGTGAGATTAAATTATGTTTGGTGCCTTTACCGCCATTATAGGAATAGTAATATGGTGAAACTAAATGGTAATGATTTTTTGGTTGGATACATTCACTTGACCGATGATGTGTGTTTTAACAACGTTACAAATATAAGAATATACAATTTCAACATCTTTATTGGACTTGTATTTAGAATTTTTTTTACATATACACGAACCTTGCGTAATAATTTTTTGGATTTGTTTTTTATTTACTTTTTCATCACGGGGCATAGAAGCAATGACATGGCACGAAGATTCATTATGGATATGAAACCATAGGTCATTTGGTTTTGCATCATCAATAATATCAAAATTGTCTTGTGCATTTTCTCCAATGATGAAAGTAATTTCTTTATTGAGTGCGGGGATGAAGAGGACTTCTGTTTTCATAATGTATAATAGATACTACATTATACATTAGTAAATACGGTAAAATATCAATTTTTGTTTTAGTATTCAGGGGCGTGTGCTTTAAAGATACATTCATTAGCAATAAGGTTAGGAATATGGGATACTTTTTTAATGTCTTGGTGTGTAGTTGTTTTCATCCATATTTTGATAATACAAAAGTTCTTCTTGGGTGATATGGTAATACCATTGACGTTATCATTATAGTCTTTATCAGTAAAAAGGCTTTCACCGCATATTAGAAAGAAGAGTTGTTTCCAAATGTCGTATACGTGTTTGTTTAGAATCTTGTATGAAAAACAGCCTCCGTTTCTATTTTCGGGGTCTTCCCATAGAGGAGTAATCCCTTGTTTCATTACAAATAACATACAATTTTTTACAACAATATCTGAAATTTTTTCGTTTAATAGTAAAATGGAATCCGCGTTTTCAATATTTTCCATAACAGGGACGTAGCTATTTAATGACCAATCGCTATTATTTGGTAGATGGTAAAACAGATTCCATTTGTTCCTCAACATACGAGGTTGACCATTTTCGTTATATTTGGTCATAGAATACAGTGATTCTATATACACTAATAGATATATTAATCTTTATTATATTTTTGGAAACAACTTACATAGAGTCAGAAGAATATTCTGGATGAGGGCTATGATTACGGGGTTTATCGTTATTGGAGTCGCTTTCAATCTCAGATAAAGAGTTATTACTGGACTTACTACCTGTGTCAGACCCCATATATTTGCCAGCAGTCGTCCATTCTTTTATATAGTATTGGTCTTTGTCAAATAGAATATATTTGTTGTATGGTAATGAAATCATGTTAATATCTTGATCCATAATGTTAATAATGTAGTCATCATCAATAATATAAGGGAGAGGTTGTAAAGACAGGATATAGTGTAAAAATAATGGGGATAATACAATGTTGTTTGCTAAATACATATTTGTTAAGTCAATAGGAATGGTATAATCAAGGTTAGGGTGTGTATATTCGACGTTGATGAAATGGTTCTTACAAGGTTCAATCGGTTGTAATGTATCAACGCATATAGGAATATCGTGAAACACACTACGGCAGGTGTAGTTATCATACAGTTTAATGATTGCAAGACCTTCTTGTATTTTATCACTTCCAAAAACGATAGATTTCATAGCGTCAACCGATTCATCATATTTGGATGAAGTTTGGTCAATGGTTTGTTGTGGGGTATGTTTTAATTCTTTACATAAATAAGCAGGGATTTTCTGTAAACACGCCTCATAACACTTATTATTAATTAATTTCTTATTTTTCATTAAAAATTGTGTAAGCATCCATCCTTTTTCGTTAGGTTCAGTGTGATAATTGCCAACCCAAGAATAAAACCGGCTATGATAGAATGATAATTCATCCATTGCTAATGTAAAATAGGGGTATTCTTGGTATAAATGGTTGTATGTTTGCTGAAAGTATGTATAGGTGTTAATATAATGTTTGAATAAGAAAATACCGCAAGACATTCCGAAGTTGTAGGTCGCATCGGTGTATGGTTTCAATTTGCCATACATTTCTTTTATGAAAGGGATGTCTGAAAACAATACCATAATACAGAATAAGCGTTTAGTTTTTAATATCTTTTTTCGCATGGTATTGTATAGAGGATATAAATGGGGAAAGATTATGAAAAAGGGTTATTTATATTTCGTCGTGATTTTCGTATTCATGACAATGTAAGCTTGTTCACGTTAGCGGAAGAATGTAAAGAAATTTATTGTTGTTTTTTCTTCACACCGGAGCAAGTGGATGCGTCAAATAAATATAAATCGGATAATGCAGTCCAATTTATGATTGAATCGTTGTCCGATTTAGATGAACAGCTGAGGAAGAAGGGGTCTCAATTGTATTGTTTTTATGGGAATCAATATGATATTATTCCGAAGTTGATAAAGAATGAAGGAATAGAGAAGGTAATGTTCAATACGGATTATAGTCCTTATGCAAAGAAAAGAGACCAAAAGATTAAAAGGTGGTGTTCAGCAAACGACATAGAATGCGAGTCTTCCAATGATTATTACTTGCATGAACCCGGGAGTATTTTGGTACAAAGTACTGGGCAGGCATATAAGAAATACACGCCATTTTACAAGGATGCAATTCAGCGACGAGTGATGCCTTCTGTGGGGACGCCTTATGCGAGTGTGTTCAAGAAAATGAAGGGAGGGTATTCTAATTCGATAGGGTTGAACGATGCACTTTCACGTTTCACTACTGGTAATGATAACATATTGGTTCGTGGTGGGCGAACATTAGGGATACAGAGGTTAAGACAAGCGGTAAAACAGCAAAAACATTATTTGGATACACGTGATTATTTTCCAAAGAAGACGAGTCATTTATCGGCGTATATAAAATTCGGGTGTGTATCTATTCGTGAAGTATATTTTTCATTTTCATCAGAATATAATAAAAATCATGGATTGATTAGTGAGCTTTATTGGCGTGAATTTTTCGCGCATGTATTGAATTGCTATCCACAAGTGGTAGGAAATTCTTACCAAGAGAAGTATCAAAATTTGGATTGGGTGAATAATAGAACACATATTAAAAAGTGGAAAGAGGGAGCTACTGGGTTTCCATTGGTAGATGCAGCAATGCGTGAAATGAATGCAACGGGATATATGCATAATCGTGGTAGGATGACAGCGGCAAGTGTTTTAATAAAAACATTACGGGTTGATTGGCGGATAGGTGAAAAATATTTTGCAACACAATTAACAGATTATGACATAGCTTCGAATAATGGAAATTGGCAGGGGATAAGTGGAACCGGTGTAGATATGAAGCCTTATTTCCGCGATATGAATCCATTTATACAAAGTGAAAAATTTGATAAAGATTGTGAATACATTAAAGAATGGGTGCCAGAATTAAAGGATGTTCCACCAAGGGATATTCATAACTGGTATGATGCTCATAAAAATTACGGGAGTGATGTAACTACTTACCCAGCACCAATTGTTGATTATAAAACAGCGAAAGAAGAAATGATACAGATGTATAAGAAGGCAAAGTAAGATTGATACATAAAAATTGAAATATTTTTATTGTGGTATGATAGACAACAAATTTCAACAAATAATAGAGTAAATATGTCAGCGTATGGATCAGACCATTATGAATCAGACAGTTATGAAAGTGATAGTGATGTAGATTATGAATTAATAGGCAACCAATATGATTATAATGCAAATTATGTAGGTCAATTATGGCAAAAGTTTATCTATAGCCCAATTGAATTATTAGGATATGAAGGAAAAGGAAAAATGGTATCATTGAGGCGTGGGTATTGGACTGACTATCAATGGGATGATAAACATGAGTGTATTCGTTCAATATCTATTAAGAACGACCTGTATTCATTAGACGAAGAACAGCGAACTTATACTCCACGACACAGTTTTGATTTTATACGATTCTTGAAGCTGGACGGGGCTTCCGAAGAATTTGCAAAGATAATGGCAGAAAAAAACATCCCGTTAGAATTAGTAGCACATATTCATAGTTTTATAAATACGCGCTATACAGCAAATGTCTTATGTATGTGGGAAAAAATGTAATTAGTATGGAAAAAACACAAAACAAAAAAAACAACAATAAAACGTGTAATTAGTGTATTTTTTTTCATATGTATATGCGAAAACTATGTAAAGAATAGGCAACAAGATTATAATATACATATGAATAAGATCGACAGTGGTCTGAAGTTAGATTTTTCGAATGTATTGATTCGTCCAAAGCGTTCAACAATTAATAGTCGGTCAGAAGTTAGTTTAGAACGGGAGTTTAAATTCAAGCATTCTACTTATACTTGGAAAGGTGTGCCAATTATTTCCGCAAACATGGATACAACGGGGACATTTGAGGTGTATAATGAGCTCCATAAGCATAAAATAATAACAGCAATGACCAAGTTTTATACAAAGGATGACTATATTGAAGCACAAACGAAGTATTCATTAAACCCAGATTTGTTTATGGTATCAACAGGAATAAGTGATAATGATTTTGAAAAATTACAAACAGTCTTAGATGTTGTTCCGTGTAAATGGATTTGTATTGATGTAGCAAATGGATATATTGAGAAACTGGTATCTTTTTGTCGTAAAGTGCGAGGATTGTATCCAGATAAGATAATTGTAGCGGGAAATGTTGTAACACGAGAAATGGTAGAAGAATTGATATTAAATGGGAAGGTGGATGTAGTGAAAATAGGTATAGGACCGGGCGCAGCGTGTACAACTCGTTTAAAGACGGGAGTAGGTATGCCTCAATTATCTGCGATTATCGAGTGTGGAGATGCGGCGCATGGAGTGGGAGGGTGTATTATAGGGGATGGTGGAGTAACTTGTCCGGGTGATATGGCGAAAGCGTTTGGTGGGGGTGCTGATTTTGTAATGGTAGGAGGTGCGTTTGCGGGGCATGACGAGAATCCTGGAGACATTATATCAGAATCGAATGGTGAAAAGTACAAAATGTTTTATGGAATGAGTTCGCAAATGGCAATGGAGAAGCATTATGGTGCAATGGCAAAGTATCGTTCATCGGAAGGACGACAAATTAAAATAAAATACAAGGGAGCATTACAAGATACCGTATTGGATTATCTGGGAGGATTGCGTAGCACGTGTACGTATATCAATGCACCAACTATTAAACAAATGGCAAAATGCACAACGTTCGTGCAAGTAAGTCAGCAATTAAATACCATATTTGTATAATTACATTTGAATAAAGGTTCATAATGAATATATTTCATTATGAATAGAAGAGTTAATAAACAGCTGTTTTTTCGTGTCCAAATCGGAGTTGAAGATTAACCATTATACCGTCGATGATCCCCCCATCAATTAAATTACGGATAAAGGAAACGTCTTCACTGGTTCCCTCACGAATGATCGTCTTTGTTTTATCCTTAGGCGTCATAGTAGTAATATCCCGAAAAAACCACGGATATTTAATACGGTCATCCTCGAGGACTCCTTTACGAATAGCCATACACCCCATCCCCGTATAGGCGCATTTTACCCAGTGATTATTCGTATCGACTCGGTGTTTGGCTTCTTCTATTTTCATAAACTCAAAACTGCCTTTTTCCATATAAAGTTCTTCATCCCAATTCTCCACACAACACATATGTTCTCCACCTTCTAATGCATATGTTCCAGAAACAACAGGGTACTTGTAAATACAAGCTTCGATTAAATAATTTACCATGCTGGAATTGAATACCATATCACTATCTAACCACATAATTACGTCATAATCCAAGTCGCCATTAAATGGGACTTGGTCTGGTCCTGACAACACATTACCACCTAAGCACATAGCGCGAGCAAAGTTGACTTGTGGACTATATTTATTTGATACAATAATGTTATATTTATCCGCAAGAGTGGTGATAGTTTCAGACCATGATAAAAAGAAGTTGCTTGTGAATTCTTTACCGGGAACACAAAAAACAACCGTTTGTTTTTTTCCGGGGCGTATTATTTCATTTTTCGGATTATTGTTTGACATGTGAAATAATTACTATTTCCATAATGAAGTAATAATTATTTATATGGGTTTTTAAGCAACTTTTTTGTTGTATTCAAACGCACATATTGAAGGGTTTAAATATCCAGACTCATTACATTTTTGGCAGAATTGTTCTTACGTTTGCTGCTCTTTGGCATATTAGGAATGTCCATTTCCTTTAATGAGTTAACAGATAATAGGGAATCATTATTTTTCTTTTCACTGACATTGATTTGTTTTGATGGAGCCCCCGTGTTTCCAGTATCGTTTTGTGTATGAATGTTAACGTTTCGGGTTTTTAATCCAGATAAGATGTTGTCAATGTCGCTATTCTGGGGTCCCTTCATTTCGGGTCTGGCAGAACGTGCACTTTTCTCTCGCGATTCAATCGGTGCAGCTTTATCTAATGAAATACCCTCTTCTTTGAACATAGGATTGGAGCCTCGTCCGTTGCTAATATCAGGACGATTACTGGAACTGGTATATGTCATACCAGGTCTTGGAGGAGCAGGCATATTCTTTGTTTCAACGGATGCTGGCGGTGGAGGTCCCTTGGGTCGGGTGTTATCTTGCATGAATTGATTCGCCATAGCAAATCCAGGAGACTCTTGGCTCATAGAATCAACAGTCGCATTTGTAAACATTTTCATCAATTCGGGACTTTGTTTGATTACGTCATTAAATGCGGGAGTAGCGCTTGACAAAGCTTTGTTCGAAAAGTTTAATACAGCAGCACTGAAACCGACACGTAATAATAATGAAATTTCCGGTGCCATTTTACCGCCTTTATATTTTTCGTGTAATTCGCCGAATATTTCTTCATAACTGTCTAAGTCTTCACTTACTTGTTCTCCCCAACCATCTAAATTCAAATCAAAAGGATTGAACATAGTATTAGCGTATTCAATGGAGTTAATAAAGGTCATAAACCACCAACCTTGTAGTTTGATACTGTCTTTCTTGCGTTTATCTTCCATAGCAGTCTCATATTCATCCTCAATTTCTTCGTAATTAGACTCCATATCAAAATGTGAGCTGGTTTTGATGGTTCCTTTTTCTTGCCAATCCTCTAATTTTTTCAACATGGCGCGTTTTTTCCTTCTTCGCTCACGTTCTGTTAGTGTTTTTTCAACGTATACAGGTTCTTTGTTTGGTGTATCATTTGATTTCATGAACCCATCCCATGTTTTTGCAAAACCACCGAAGGTGCTGGATGTAGCTTCTCCCAATTTACTATCTGATGCATTAATGGTGGGGTTTAAATTAGCAATACCACTATCCTTCTCGAGTTCGAGGTTATCAAATGATAGTGTTTTTGGAACATCAGTAGTGATACCAAATAGTTTGGCATTATTGTCATCAACAGACGGTGGCATAGCGGAACCAGAAGGGGTGTTTCCAGAAAGTGCATTTAATTCGTTTTCTAAAGTATCAAGCTCTCCTAAATGGGAATTTCCAACACTTACTGATTTCTGCTTGTCATTCATTAATAGTTCTAAACCAACTCCTGCGGAACTGGCTGGCATGTCTAACGAAATAGGGTCATCTAATTTACCAAAATCTAAGTCTAATACTTCCATTATGATAAGGAAACAATATTTATTTTTAAATCATCCGCATAACTTATATTATTTTTGTGAAATAAGTACCACAATCCTTGTAGGAAGGCATCTGCTAAATCATCTTTCTTCTTTATTTCTAAACTGGTGCTCCATTGTGAAAAGTTGTTTGCCACAATGGTAGAACAAATAGACACGCTGTCTTGTTTGTGTGCTTTATAATTCGGATTTACGTTCTTGGTGGTAGTCCCTTTATCCTCGGTTGGTTTTTCAATCAGTTCCATTTTGCTAAATGGTTTCAGTTTATTGGCTGAAGAAATGAATTCAATGTTGCAGTGGGGGTATTTCATAATAAAATATTGTGCTAACATTCCTTGAATAGTCGTCATACGGTTTGCAATAGGTGATATTTGGTTTTCAATAATAGCATAGTCTACATTATTCAGGTCAAAAGCATTTAATAATTCTTTCATTGCTCTCCCAATACTAATTAGATCACATTGACTTGCTTTGATTTTTGGTTTAATAAGTTCTTCTAAACAATGTGCTTTCAAATAGCTATCTACAGTGGACACCATTTCTTGTTTGGAAAGAGACTTGTCTTCTAAAAATAAATAGTGTTGCTTACCCCATTGTAATAAATCTTCTTTCTTTTTGTTTTTTAGTTTAGTAAGTTGTAGATCTTTGGTGGGTATCATAAAAGAACTGCTAGTTGCGTGTTTCTTACAAAAAAACTGGTTTCCTTTTTTGAATTTTGCTTTTGATGTACATTTTTTCTTGGTGCTTTTACCGTTTTGATTGCATATGACATCTTCTTGTTTCTCATCTTCTATTAAATTCAAAATATTCCAGTTTTCAATCTGGATAGATGCGGAACAATCAATAATACATAATGCCATGTTTTTTATCCCAATATCAAAGCTAATAATTTTCATTACGTTGAGACCTATAGAGACCTTTGTAAAAAGCTATTTAGGTTTCTTTTTATTGAAATGCTTTTTGAACTATTCAATTATGAAACAGTATAGATAATACATTGTATGGATAGGTATATACCATACAATATGGAAAAAGAAGATGATTCTGCTACACATACTACGCGTATTGAACAAATGAAAAAGGTTCAACAAGAAGGGTTAGAGTTATTTATCCAGAAAAACAAGGATTATGGAGACGCATTTGCAAAATATGGCGTCGTGGGTGTTTTGATGCGAATGGAAGATAAATTACAACGGGGCATTTCGATTACAAAGAATGGTGTTCATTTGGTAAGTCAAGAAGGAATGCGTGATACGTTGATTGATTTACATAATTACGCAGCAATGGCATTGATGTTATTAGATGAATAACTTATTTTGGGATTTGAACGCTGGGGGCAACACGACGAGCTTCCAACTGTTCGCGGGTAAGGTAGTTGGATTTCAAATCGCTTAATACGTATCCCTTGGGTTTGTTTTCATCCATAATACTTTTGTAAGAATAAGGGTATGTTTCTAAATGACCAAATTGATTGGATTGAATAGACATTTTTGCAGCAGGCTGAACCATAAAACCAGTATCGTTAGAACTGAGTTTGAAGTTGGATTCCATAATCTGTGGGGCATTTTGCTGTAAGTAATGTCTATATTCCCAGTTTGATTTGATATTGTTTTGTTTTACCAAACGGTCATTCAAGTGGGATTCAGGTTGCCAGTTTGAAACAAGAGAACGTCCATCGTTCATTAGAGGTGGGAACTCGGGGTGTTTATTGTTAGTAGAATATCCATAATAAGTGGGTTCAGATTGGTATACACTGCTCATTAATTTTTGAAATTGGTTATTTAATTCTTGGAACATGTTCTATAAAACATATGTATATATTTTTGTTGCTACATATGTTTATTCGTCAATAAGGGAAGAGTCAAGATTATTTTCGGTTGCATCCGCTTTTTCTAAAATATCAATCAACTCGGCTTTTTTCATACGATTGGTATTGGTTGCCAATCCCCGTTCATTCGCAAGGGCTTTTAATTGTCGTAAATGAAGGTCTTTATATTTCATATTGGCGGATGCTTGCTCATTATCTGTGGCAATAACTTCTTCCAAGGATTCTGTATGTAGTTCGTCGCTTTTCGAAACAGATAATTCTTTCTCCTTTTCATAATCAATTTCAACAAGCGCATCTGTATCATCTATGATAGTTTCCTCAACATCATTAGCGGAAAGATGTTCGCTTGGAATTTCATCTAATAAGGTGGTAGATTCTACTTGGATTTGTTTTATGCTATTGATGTCTCGTTCTTCTTCATCAGCGTCCGATTGTGAATCCGAATCCGAATCTGAATCCTCGTCTGTATCATCATCGTCTTCGTCTGTATCATCATCGTCATCATCAGTTTCCAATTCTTCTACACTGTGTTCTTCTCCATTATGAACGTTCATAAATCCTTGATTTCCACCAATATGTATCATAGAAGGCATACCACTGAGTTCGCTAAATATAGCATCGTGAATGTCTTGTGGCATTTGTGGTGGCATAGATGGTTGCATTGAATTCGCTCGTATATTTTGCATTTCTTGAACCATATTATTTACTAATTCAAACATCGTATCTTGTTTTGCTTCTAAAGCAGAAACCCGTTGTTTAAAATGATACACGATTAATAATATTAATACAAAAGTAATTGCTAAACATATATATAATACTGAATCCATAATGTATGATAGTCCCATTACATTACAAATATATAAAGAAATATAAATCCAAACGAACAAAATATATGTTCATTATATAAGATAGTAATATGGAATCTGCTACTAAAAGTTTGACGAAAAGCTTATCCAAAGTATCAACTACTGAAGTATCGAATGATTTAGTGAATACAAATCGTATTTTGACTATTATTTTGGTTGTATTAATTGTATTTTCATTGGCGGGCGTGAATGTTTTACAAATGCTGGGAGGATTTTTACAACGCATTGTAGATATATTTAGACCATTAGTGACACGTATTGTTTCAATTATTGGATTTACTATGGGTATCTTAATTGAACAAATCGCGGCATTGTTTACTACAACTGCTACTGCCGGTGTTGAGATTGCTGGCGGAACATTAGATAGTGTGGGAGACCTTTTGAAAGATGCAAGCCGTCCATCTTTACAAAACGTGTTGAGTGAAAGTGGAACCACCCGCATTAACACACCCGAAAGCGATAAAAGCGAAAACTCAATTCAAAAGCCAATCACTTCTGGTAAAGGAAAATGGTGTTTGGTAGGTGAATACAATGGACGCCGTGGATGTGTTGAGTTAGGTAAAGATGAACCTTGTTTGTCCGGACAAGTATTCCCCAATCACGCAAGTTGTGTTCAGCCACAATTTAACGGAAATACCAGTGGTCATGCATTCCATCCTTTGAAAGCACAAACCACACAATAAAGTAATTATTAATAATATCTTCAAATGAAATAAATAATAGTATTGTTTATTATTTATTAATGTTATCGACTTTTGTAATGAACGGAACAGCTTTGTATGTAATGGTATTAACGAACCAAATGCGGTTTCTACATTTGTCTTATTGCGACAAGTGTGAAGAAGAGATAATAGATGATGCAGAATCACAATATGAGTTGTTACAGAAATACGCGCCTGTATCGATTGAGTTTATAATCCCAATTCAAGATTTTATGGAATGGAATTATCACGTAAAACGCTATATGAAGTTATATGGGATTGATACAGTTCGTGGTGGAGATTATTACAATGAAGAGCTATCTTGCCAAGAAAAACGTTTTATTGAAAATGAGTTGCGAGATAAAACATTATTTGTGTTATATCCAGTTAAGAAACAGAGAAGCGATGAAGAATTTGAATTAAATCCCGATGTGAATGAAGATGCTATTTATAATGCATTACAATACATCAAGACGGATTATGGTAGTATTACAATTAACGACGAGATGATACAAGATATTAATTGGCTACGTGAATACATCCGGGAACCTTCGCTATATAAAGAGAGTTATAACCAAGACAATGTTGTTGAGAAAGTGGAGTTATTATTCCGTTCTGTAAAATATATTTATGAGCACGGGAAACAACTTCCAATTAAACGTTGGGAACCGGAATGGGTGTTTGAAAATATGGAACAGTTAGGAAAGTGTTATATTGAAAATCCGGGGTGTAGTGAGTTATCACCTTTTTATATAGAGCTTATGGAAAATGCGTTAAGTCATGTGTTGTACATATTGCATTGTTGTAAAAATCGTATGGATGAAATCTTTTTTGATTACCATAGTTCACAGTTATCAAAAGGACGACGTGAAATGGATTTGACATATTGGGATTAGCTAAGAAGAAAGGGTGTTTTTGATAAATGGATTATCAAAAATGGTTTCGTTCCCATCGTAATCGATCATTTTAATACGGAAAGTATTGTAGCTGATGTCTGCTGGTAAGGAATTGAGTGTCATCCGTGTTAAGTTAGCCGACCCATCTACACCCGTGTAATTTTCAGTAATATTACAAATAACACCCATTTGTATAGGATTTGGTGTAAAGTTTTCAGATAAGTCAGAAACAATATTGGCATTGTTATTTGTCAAAGTAGCCACATTTGGTTCGAGTTTAAAGTCATATACGGCACCATTTGGTGTAGCTAATGTAACGTTGGATACCTTGATAATACCGCCATATACAATACCTTGGAATTGATAAGAAAGGTCTGTGGGGTCTCCAAAATCCACGTTTGATAAGTCGAATGCAAACCCATTGCTGATATCAGTTACAACTTCAATGGTGGGGGTTGAATTTCCATTATCAACGAGCTGACTACTGTACATAGTATAGAAGTTAAATGGCACGGTTTCCATATTGAATGATAAGTCGTGAAACGCGGTTTCTAATGTGTTTCCATTGTAAAAGTCAGCGGATAAGTCAGTAGTTGCTGTTCCTGTAATATAATAACTGAATGGGATTTCAAATTCAAAGTTATATACATTCTGGTCAATACCGCTTTGAACGGATAATGAAAATAAGTTTCCACTGACATCGTCGCCAATGTAAATATTCTCTCCAATAGCAAATCGTATTTTATCAGTAACATCTGTGTTTTGAACGCCGACTGCTTCTGTGGTGGATTTGTAGTTGTATAAAGGAACGTCTGGGTCTAAATATAACTGGATAGTAGGACCAGGGATTCCCGAGTTTCTACTAGAACTATACACGATACCACAATTGCTGACATCAGCAACTTTGGAAGCAGTCGTAGTATATGTAACGGAACTAATATCGGTAGATTCATCGTAAACAACCGTAGCTTCGGTATTATACAAGGTAGCATAGGAACGGAACTGGTTGTATCCACTGATAACTTGACGAAATTGTTGTTTTTTGGTAGGATTGTTTCCTTTGGAGGCTTGTGAATTCCCTTTGTATTGTAATATTTCAGCTTTGCGTCGCATATCTAATTGTAATTTTGTATAAGTTGGGTAAGGACTTGACGTTTCAAGACGTATGGGAGGGACAGAAAAGACCATTTGTTTTTTACGTTGTTTAATTTGATCACAAACATTGTCGCTACTCATTATGGATAATATATACTATAATAGCATACATTATCTACATTTTTTTGTTATTATCACTCTCTATAAGATGAGGTATTCATGAAACTACTACACTTAGTATTTGGATGCATACCAAGAGCTTGATAAATAAGAATAGTAATTGGTTGTAGCGTTCAGGTTAACATCAACAACGGATAAATTGGGTCCATTTTTAACAATAGAGTTGATTTCAAATACTGTTAAAGCTTCTCGGTAGTATCGTAAGTTAGACAGTTTTCCATTAAACCCTCCATTTTTACTAATATGGACATCGTGGTAATTTTGTTTGATTACGTTATTTAATACAATACGGTTGGAGATAACGCCATTCACATAAGCATCAACCACCTTATTTTCGAGACGGACAGCAACGTGAAACCATTTGTTTAATGGAACGTTCTCAATAACAATGGTATTATTTGTATCTTTGTAATCTACGGTATCCATAAGGATATGTAAGTTGTTAACACCGGGTTCTAAATATACTCCAGGAGAGTTATTCACAGAAGCTTTGTTAGTTGTTTCATCGAAGTATCCATCGCCTTTGCTGAAAATGTGTTGGAATTTCTGACCGGTAGTATCATTACCTAAATCACTAATATACAACCAGAAAGACCAAGTGAATTCAGCACCTTCTTTTTCATTATTTGAACGGTAAATAGGTATAGCGTTTGATGCATTTGTGTCTTGTGGAATAACTTGTTGACTTGTTCCATCAACCATACCTTGAATCAAATAAGGATTATCTTGTGGTCCCAAAAAACGGTTAAGTAAGAGGATACCTACGTTTAAAATTACTAAAAATAGAATTAGTACCAAGATTATAAAGGCAAACCGGGCAAAGATATTGTTTGATTGTAGAAATCCCATAGTAGCACCCGCACCGACTGCTGCTTGTTTTGAGAACTCATCCAACTGATTGCTTACTTGTTCTCTGGTTTCGTTAACAGTGTTTCCTAAACTGTCGATTGCATTTCCTACGTCTTCGCGTGTAGGTAGATTTACTTCTGTTTCTCTGAATCTATCCATTAATAATTTTTATACTATACTATAATGATAAAAATTATTTGTTCACCTTAGAATAGGGAAAAGGTGTTTTGTAGTTCATTGTTTCTGAATACGGAGATGTCGATGCCGTAGCTGGATAACGATTTTAAAACATTATCGTGTTCGCTTCCTTTGAGATATTCGTTCCACGCAGTTTGTGGGTCCATTGGTTCCGTCCAACGTTTGAAATCCTTAATGTATGCATCAAAGTTGCCAAACATAATAGGGTCGCTATCATTAGGTGTTTTGGGCATTACACTGCTTTCGGGTTTGAAGAAGCGTTGTGATTTTACTAACTTACCATCCAAATATACATCCATAAATTGGTTATCTACGCTTACAATAACATTTGTCCATTTTTGAAGAGGGAAGTTATCCGTGACAATGATTTCCTCGTCTGTTTCATCACTCATTTTCATTGAACATTTTAATATTGGTGCGGTTTGGTCCAAGTAAACGTGTAAGCTATTATCGCGTTTAAAAATCGTCTTCTCAATATTAGGGTCCCACGTGTTTACATATATCCAAATACCATATGAATAACGTGTATTTGTAGGATTATCAATGCTGGTGACATAAGGTAAACCCGTTTTCAAATTTCCTTCTTTGGTTAAAGTAGATTCTTGACCCGTGAAATAAACATATAAAATATAAATAAGTAAAATGATTAATACGCCTAAACCAACAAGTAACAAGTTCATTGTATATACTTTTCTTATATCTTTTTGTAAGAAAATTATTGAATATAATCAGGAGATTTTCGGATACTATAAATATTGTACAATGCGACAACTTCTGTTTTTGTTAATGGATAAGGATAATAGGTAATATTGGAAACAGCACCATCTAATCCCTTATTCGCTCCAATAACCAGGAACTGACTGTTATCAAACTGTGGTGGTTTATTCGCCAAGTTCAATGTTCGTTCTAATTTTCCATTCAAGAAAACATCTGCGTATTGAGAGTTATAGTTGAATACCAGATTATTCCATTTTTGTTTCTTAATAGGTAATGTAATGGATTCATTGTAGTATTCTTCGTGATTCGTAAAGTAAATGTTTAATTTATCGTTTTCATCGTTTTCGTTCTTCGCATATTCGTATGTTACTTTGGGTGCTCCTTCTGCGAACTCTAATATAGTGGTTTCTTCTGCATAGGAATTGTAATTGGTAGGTTGACTATTCAAAAAAATCCAACAAGACAAGGAAAAGTTTTGATTATATTGTCTTTTACCTGCTGTATCTCGTTGCATCCATTCTTCACTTCCGGCAACCACTTTTTCATTATCGATGTCAGTTGTTTTTGGTAATAATACGACCGCATTACGTGTGGAAAAGTATTGACTAATGTAAGGAAAGAAGAAGTAGGCAAGCACTAGCATAAACGTAGTTAATAAAACAATACCGTATTGCAGTAAGCCGAATTTCTTGATTGCTGAGAAGATTCCTCCACCACCGCTGCTACCTGAGCTGCCAGCGGCTTCTTCACCACCAGCCATACCAGATACACCCGCTACACCAGCATTTGCACCACTACCTACCGAAGCACCGACGGATGCAAAAAAAGACCCAGCACCTGTTAATCCTGCTAAAATAAATGCTAATATCACTGGAAGTAATATGTTAAACCCAGAAACGGTGTCGTTTTTCAATCCAGCGAAATAACCTACTGCAAGTATTGCGATCATTGCGATTGCGGTGAATACACTACCCATACCAGCAACTCCCGCAAGAATGAGTCCAGCAATCAGACTTATAAATAAATTAAATCCATTTAATCCTTCTTCCATTATTCCAACCAAATAAGGAATTATTAAAGCACAAAATACGGCAATGCTTGATAACCCTCCCGCAATATTAAGTCCTATATCGGTGAAGAAACCAGCGGCAGACGCAGCACCACTTACAAAAAAGGATACGATTGAAGTCATTAGCAAGTTAAACCCAGTGAAACTTTCTTCTTGTAGTCCTACAAAATAAGTTCCAATCATTGTAAAAAATATAGCAATACCAGCAAACATACTGTTAATACCCGCTAACCCGATTAAAAAGAAAGATGCAATGGCACTAAGCATTAAGTTAAATCCATTGAATGTATCTTCTTGGGCACCTACAATTTTTGCTCCTCCAAGCATAAAGAATTGCGTTATTTGGGGTAAGTATACGTAAATTAATATAGCTAATATTAAAAATATGTATAGGAAAAATACAGTGCTAGTCGTTTCATTCAGTTGTTTTTTCATGAATTCAATAAATTTTATCAACAAACAAGGAATATAGAAGATGAACTGAACAATGAACCCAGGAACTCCATCCATTCGTTGTAAATATTTACTTGTGAAGTAGAATAAAATAGCAAGGGCACATACAATTACAATAAACAATCCAAACCCGCTTACATAACTAAAAATTTCACTGCCCATTTGATTGTTGGTTGAGAAAAAATAGATACATAGTGCCAAGAATAGAACAGCAAACCCGACAGTATAGGAATTATACAAGAAGCTGGTAGATGGTGTGTTTGTAAATATTAATCCAAGATTCAATAGCAATAATACTAAAAAGGTACCCATATGCAAAGGAACATTTTCTTTTGTATAACTACGGTTTTCGTGTGTAATTACAAGAAATATTACCAATGCTACGATTGAAACAAACATAAATATGTATTTAATTACAATGAACACTAATGGGTCTCTTACGTCTACTCCTGATGTCAGCGCAGATGGAATTCCTCCGATAAGTTTAAATGGCATAGAAATTATGTTAGATACGGAAGAAAGAAACCCGTCAGATGCATCTTTTGTGTATTTGTCAGACATTGATTCATTTGAGGACATTGAAATGTATAAGTATCTTATAATATCTATACATTATAAATTCTCCATTGCTGTTTTTTTACCGTGACATTCACGACACAGAGCTACTAAATTATCTACGTGATTTGAACCACCATTTTCAAGACGGACAACGTGATCTACTTCAAACCAAGCAGATAGCTGGGATTTACAATCATTACAGCACCAATTTTGTCTTGATGCGACGAATTTCTTTTTGGTCTCGCTTACGGAACGTTTTGTTTTGGTTTTACCAGATTGTAAAATGCGATTTTGAATATGCTGTGGTGTTGAATAATCTGGAAGACCAACCACTGGATTTGAACCGCCTTGTTGTATAGAACTGGTGAATCCCTGTCTTGTTGTAAAATCTAAAATAGGAGAAATCATTTTCGTTGTATTACGGTCAACAGGCAATACTTTTAGTAAATCATTTGTGGTAGTCATCATCTCACGGGCACGTAATGGATTTTTTTTGATAAGGACATATATGACAAAGGCTGCAATGACAACTCCTGCCATTTGGTAATATTTCTTCCAGGTCATCATTATTTTTATATATTTCCCATCTGTGTAAATATTTGCTACAATGAAAATGGTTGCGGCTAACAAAAATAGTTCTAATTTCATGGTTATCTATATTACAAGTAGATTTTATGTATTCCATAATAGTTCCATCCGTAGGGATTACTTGTATAAGTAGTAGATTAATACTATACACGACAAAATAGCGGTTGCAAAAATAACGTGCTTCTTATACTTCCATTTCTTAATTCGTCGGGATACATGATTATCATAATGACCTCTATATAATTCTAATGCTAATGGTAATGATATTTCTGGTTTCCCGAGCATAACGTTGTATTTATTATGAATGAAATGAACCCATTTTACAAAAGAATCGCGATTGTCTAAATAAGGAGAAACTGGATACTTGTCTAATACAACACTAAATTTGTTGCCTATTTCTTCTACGGGTATGAACAATGGAAAATTGTTAATAAGTTCATAATACTTCTTTTTTGTTGTTTCATTCGGGTATAAAGGATAAGACTCTGCTATTGTGTGTAAAAAGAACCAATAATGTGGTCCCCATACTTCTGGTTCAAAATCCATTGATACTGTATATAACGTTAATATATATAGAGATAACCTTTCTAGCTATTGTAGCGAGTTTTATATTATATAGAATGCAAAACCATAATAACACGCATAGTCATAGTAATAATAATAATAATAATAATAATAACTATTGTAATAACTGTGGAAAAGAAGGTCATTCCTATAATCATTGTAAAATGCCGATTACCAGTATTGGATTCATAACCTTCCGATATAATTCACAAAATAAACGTGAGTATTTGATGATACGTCGAAAAGATACATTAGGGTACATTAACTTTATTCGTGGAAAATACACATTGGGAAACAAAGATTATATTATGAATATTTTGAAACAAATGACGGCAACTGAAAAACAAAACTTGGTTGAGAAATCCTTTGATGAATTATGGAAAAAGGTTTGGGGAAATGACAAGCTTTCAATTGAGTATCGCAAGGAGGAAGGGAGTTCGCGTAATAAGTTTATTATATTAAAAAATGGTTCCTATTATAAAGATGAATTCTTGACCCTGAAAGACTTAGTAGAGGAAAGCTCTAAATATGAACATTGGGAAGAGCCCGAGTGGGGATTTCCCAAAGGACGCCGTAATTATCAAGAAAAAGATTATGATTGTGCTATGCGAGAATTTACAGAAGAAACTGGTTTATCGAGTGATGTTATAAATAATATTCAAAATATCACTCCATTTGAAGAAAACTTTACTGGGTCTAACTACAAGTCATATAAACACAAGTATTTTGTGGGTATGATAAATTATCAAAATAGTGGGTTATTGAATAATTATGAAAAAAGTGAAGTCAGTAAAATCGAGTGGAAATCATTGAGTCAATGTTTGGAAAGCATACGTTCTTATAATTTAGAAAAAAAGAAAATGCTTTGCAATGTAGATAATATGTTATCACATTATCAGCTGGTTGCGTTTTGTTAGTAGGTTAAATGTGAATATGTAAATACATACAAAAAATATATACGTAAATAAAATTTATATACATATATATTAAGTAATATGTCTTCTACAAAGAAACAAACACCTAATACAAATAAGAATGTAACCAGAAAAAAACGAATTAAAAAAGTTGGTGAATCGTGCGTAGAAAAAGATGAACAATGCCAACGCGGGACTCGTTGTGTTAATACAAAAGAATATGGTAAGGTCTGTATTGATAAAAACGAACTTGAACAGCAAAAGACAGCGCAGAAGAATAATACGTTAAAAGAAACGCGTGAGGCTACTGATGTTCAAGAAGACCCCGTACAAGCTCCTTTACTTGTGAATGACGAGATTGAACAAATTGCCAAGGAAGAAGAAAAGGAAGAAGAAAAGACCGAAGAAAAGGAAGAGGAAAAGACTGATGAAAAAGAAGAGGATACTGCTTATACGCCTACCACACAACAAGAACAATTATTGAAGGATTATGAGGGTAAAAACCAAGAGGAGAAAGAGCGTATGCATTATTCTCAGTTTTCAGAAATGAAACAAGAAGCAAAAGAATACGATTTTTTGTATCCTGAATTAAACGACCCCGAATTACAGTTGAAAATTGCACAACGTCAAGAATTTGCATCGACACGTTATGATGGTGAAGTAGGAGATGTTCAAGAAAAATCCGAAGAAATGTGTAATAAAGAATTCTCATTAATGCCTCATCAAACGTTTGTTCGTAATTTTTTGTCATTGCATACTCCTTATAATGCCTTATTATTGTTTCACGGACTAGGTAGTGGAAAAACGTGTAGTGCAATCGGCATTGCGGAGGAGGCACGCCAATACCAAAAACAAATATCCAGTGTAAAGACTAAGACATTGTTCAGTGGTAAAATATGTATTGTTGCCTCGCCCGCTGTTCAAAAGAATTTCCGATTACAGTTATTCGATGAACGCAAATTAAAGCAGACAAATGGACAATGGAACTTACATACGTGCGTTGGAGAAAATTTTTTAAACGAAATCAATCCAATGAATGTGAAAAATCAATCTTACGATAAGGTGGTCAATACAATTCAATCGATTATTAATGATAATTATATTTTTATAGGCTACCGCGAATTAACAAATAAGTTATACAAGATTATTCATCCACAAAATGAATCAAGCGATGAACGAATGGTTGAGAAAAAGCGTGAAAAGCGCATCCGAAAATATATTGATAATAGTTTATTTATTATTGACGAATTCCATAATATCAGGAATACGGACGATAAAAAGGATAAAATATTAGTGGATATGTTATTTCAAATTACCAAATATTGTGATTACTTCCGTTTGTTATTGTTATCTGCGACTCCAATGTACAATAGTCCTCAAGAAGTTGTATGGTTTACCAATTTATTGAATGCAGTTGACAAGCGAAGTAAAATAAAAGTAAGCGATGTATTCGATAAGGATGGTAATTTGTTGGATTCTGCCCCAGGATTATTTCAACAGCCAAGTGGTGAAGAAAAGGGTGCCCAATTATTGAAACGCAAATTAAATGGATACATATCTTATGTACGCGGCGAAAACCCATATACCTTTCCTTACAGGTTATACCCTACTGATTTTATCAATACGGACGCTACTATTAATGTGGATAATCAACAAATGAACTCATTAGAAGCAGTCGTTAAAGAAAATTATACAAATATTATTGAAAACAAGCCTGAATTCCAAATGAACAATAATCCATTGGAAATCGGTATTCAACATATGGATTTATATACCCATTCAATGGAAGAATATCAAACCACTGGATACAACTATGTTATGGAATATATGAAACAGAATATGGCAGATAATGAAGATTATAGCAAATTTGAAAATATGGAATCCTTTGGGTATACCTTCTTACAAAAACCATTGGAAGCCCTTAATATTGTATTCCCTGTTGAGGGTCTCCAAGATATGATTGATAATTCAGAATACAAACAAGAAACTATAAAACAGCTAATTGGTGTTTCTGGTTTGAAGAGAGCAATGAGTCATAAAGTAGACAAAGAGACCAATAGTGTTTATGATTATGAATATAAAATCGACATACCTATTTTCCATCAAGACCATATTCGCAATTACAGTCATAAGATTGCAAAAATCACAAAGATGATTAAAGAAGGTGCACAAGGTATTATTATGGTGTATTCTCATTATTTGAGCGCAGGTATCATTCCAATGGCATTAGCCTTGGAAGAAATGGGGTTTGCTCGTTATAGCAGTTCAAAACAAGCAAAGTCGCTTTTTTCAGAAAACCATCCGCGTCCCAAAGTGGATAGTCTTACAATGAGAACAATGGACGAATTTGATATTACGGGTAGACCTTTCCAACAAGCGCGCTATGTAATGATTACGGGTGAAAAAGAATTATCCGCAAATAATATTGAGGATTTGAAATATATTACACACCCAAATAATGCAGACGGTAGCCGTGTAAAGGTTGTGCTAATTACACGTGCTGCGGCGGAGGGATTAGATTTCAAGAACATTCGCCAGACCCATTTATTAGAACCGTGGTACAATACCAATCGTATGGAGCAAATCATTGGTAGAAGCGTTCGTAATAACAGTCATTGCGATCTGGAATTAAACCAGCGAAATGTTGAAATTTATTTCCATAGCACAACCCCAGTTGAACAAAAAGAAACGGTTGATCTATATATTTACCGCTATGCGGAAATAAAAGCAACGAAAATCGGAAACGTAACCCGATTATTGAAAGAGGTAGCGACCGACTGCTTATTAAATCACGACCAAACCAATTTTACAGAAACGAAAATGAATACAGAATTACAAATATTAAGTTCCACCATGAGTTCTTCCAAATCATATAAAATAGGAGACAAAGCATACAGTTCTACTTGTGATTATATGGAATCTTGTGATTTCAAATGTATGCTTCAAGACGGATACAACAAAGAAACGTCTTTCCAATATACGAATAGCAGTGATTTTGCCAAGAATAGCATTTTGCCTATTACCAAGCGATTACGTCAGCTATTCAAAGAAAATATTTTCTATCATCACGAAGCATTGGTTCAATTAATCAATGCAAATAATGCTTATAACGAAGACCATATTGAGTTCGCATTAGAACGTTTCACAACTAACAAAAATGATTATATAATGGACCAATATAACCGTAAGGGGTATTTAATTAGAAAAGGAGACTATATTTTATTCCAGCCACTGGAAATTACCGACGAGTACATTTCCCTATATGAACGCACCGTTCCAATTCAATATAAAGAGAAACATACAAATGTTCGTATCCCTACCAGATTGCCAAGAAATCAAATTCATAGCACGACTACTGGTATTATTGAAAACAATGTAGAGGAATTGACAATTATGGACAATGCTGCCGTTTTATTGTCTGCTATGGTTAGCACGATTGAAAATAGTAGTGAGGATAAGAAGACGTGGTATTACCGTGCAGATATTACGAAGGGATTATTGATGGAGGAACTTGAAGGATTAATCGAAGGAGAATGGAAACAATTGAAAGTAGACCACTATTTGGATTTATTAGAGTGGAATAAAAAAGAAGCATTGTTCAATTATATGTTACAATCCGATGATCACGAATATAAAGAATTTGTATTATCCTATATGAATGCACACCAATTATCTGGATATAAAGATATGTTCTTGTTTTATACAGATAAAGTAGCATTATTCAAGATAGAAAACAATCAGCTTATAGCCATTAATGATGCGCTATTAAGGAATTATAAAACTGGGTTAGAACAACATATTTTTACGCGCAACAACCTAAGTGAATTATATGGGTTTTTAGTAAGTAAAAAGAGCGGGGACATTGAGTTCAAATTGAAACAATCAAAGGTAGTAGGCAATTATTTAGGTCGTGTGTGTAATAATTCTACGGTAAGTGATATTTATAACTACTTGAATAGTATTACCAAACAAGACAACAAATACAATGAAGATTACTTGAATAAATGGGCTGAAACAAACCAAAAAGATAAGGCTTTCAAGAAGTCGTTATTTACAAATGCTACCTTATGCACGTTCGTTGAATTATTATTGCGTTCGTATAATAAAGAAAAACGAGAGTCCAAATTATGGTTACTGTCATTAGCAGAACGTAATATGAACAATCATTTATTCGAAGCACCCAAAAAGAAGGGTAAATAGTCAATAATCTAATTATATAATGTAATGTAATTATATAATTTATGGACACAATAAAACATACAACCCAAATATCTGGTGGTAAGGATGGAACCGATGCAATATTGGAAATAATGTCTGAAGAAAAAGAAGGACGTTGTTATGTTATGTATGATTTATTAATTAAGTTAAAAGAAATATCGGGTTCTGAAAGAAATTTAGAAAACGGGGAAGGATTAGCGTTAGATTATGATAGAGATTTAAACCCCTTGCTGATTGCAATTGAAAGAGGATGTTATAGATCGATCAGAATGTTAATAGCTGATATTAGAAAAAAGAAGAAATTTTATGAAAACATAATAGGAGTAAAAAGCAAAGAAACGTTCTCAGTTGGGGCTGTTCTGAGAAAGTATCAAAATAAATTGTCTGCAATGATGAATAAGTTAAAATATGCTCTTATTGAACACGATTATACAAATGGAAAACACTTGAATGCCTTAATGAAATTAGTTATGCTTATGAATAAAAAACCCCAAAAATGTCTTCCTTATTCCCGCTCATTCGAAAGCCTTTTAGATGGATTTGATTTATTGGACATTGATGAAGAATTTGTTGAAAAATTAAAAAATCGATTCATTGTATCGGTTCAATCATGCTACAATAGGGGGATAGATAATGAAAAACCAAACACCGTTACTCTGGATGTTATAGTAAGATTAACTTCAATGTTTATTAAATTTGATAAGGTGTTGTCAGATTATTATAAAAAAACAAATGAAACCGTATTACTAAGTTCAATAAATACAGACGAACAAAAATCACTTTTTGATGCGTTACTAACAACTATATTTGTATATTGTAAAGAGTTTATATTAGCTTTACCGCATACAAAGTCTATTATTGATTATGTAATTAACAACAAGATTTATTTGACAATGGGGAATAATGGTATTATAAATATGAATTATAAGTTTTTAGGGGTCAAAGACGGCAGCGACCCGATTGAAATGGAAAACTCTTTTAAAGGGAAAACATTATTAATGATACTTGTTAAAAATTATAAAAGCATTATGAATACGGATATTTTGGCAGATATTCGTGAAAATAGTCCTTCAATTAAAGAACACCCTCTTCATAACGATTTACTCGGTCACGTTAATTCGATTCTTGATAACACCGACCCATCAAAAATAAAAGAATACCTTGATATTAAGGATGTAGAGGGTAAAAATGTTTTTGATATTGCATTATTGAGTGCTATAAAACATACAGAGGTGAATGGCACACATTTTGGTGAAATAGGTAGTATTCCCAAAGAAATATTTGATGCTTACGCGACAACAATAAACAAATTATTAGACAAAGAGATTGATATTTCAAACTTTGAAAGTATAGAGAAAAATGATGATTACAATGAAATAGTAAGCGGAAATCCTGACTTACAAAATATATATAATAGGATAAAAGTGAAGTATAGTGAGCAGATACCAAGTGTTGATGCGACCATTGTCGAAACTACACCCACTGTTGATGCGGTTCCTCTTGCCAAACTTACAAACGAAGACAATATTCAAGTAGCCCAACCAATATTCAAAGTAAATAAGGCGGCGTTTAACAAATTGTCAAATCGATGTAAAACTGAACTAAACAAAGTCTTGGACAAATCAGCTCCCCTTCCACAACCTCCAAGTCAAGGTGGAAACAAATCACAAAAAAAACGTAAGATGCGTAAAAAGAAAGCTCATACAAGAAGGAAAGCAAAGAAAACCATTAAAAAAGATACTCGTACAAAACAACAAGGTTCAAGAAGAACCCATAAGAAAAAATTGAATCGCAAAAAAAGATAAAGATATAGGTATAATATAGTATAAATCATGCAATCGCAACAACAACAAAACAAACCCCCTGTAAATAAAGAGAAAAAGGACTTTGGCGTATACAATCGTTCATTGTTATCAAGAAAAATTCATTTAGGTGTAAGCGAAGTAGGTAGCAACGTAAAACAAAACTTGGAAGCTCGCTTAGCTCATCAATTAGAAGGTAAGTGTATTGTTGAAGGATTTATTCGCCCAGGTTCTATTCGTATTTTGAACTATTCCAATGGCACGATTAACAATGAATATATTGAATTCCAAACCACATTTGAATGTATGGTGTGTTTCCCAGTAGAAGGACATACTATTCAATGTGTTAGTAAAACCATTACAAAGGCAGGTATTCACGGCGAAGTAAGAGACGAAGACGGAAATATTCCCATTAATGTATTCATTGCAAGGGATCATCATCATAACGATAACTACTTCCAAACCATTCGCGAAAATCAGGTTATTCAAACGGATGTTATTGGTGTGCGATTTGAATTAAATGACCCTTATATTTGTATCATCGGCGAATTGAAAAAAGAGAAAATGAATTATAAGGAAGTGAAAGGAGGCGACAATTCAGATGATACGCTACTATTGCCATCATTTGACCCTTAGAATGGATAAAGGACTTTGTAAAAAAACATATAAATATATATTTTTTTATTCAAATAATATTACTTTGTACATGTCGAATGAGAAAAACAGCATGGTTGCCAAAGATTTAGAAGCATTAAAAGCGCGTATTGAAAAATTAGACCAACATCACCACATTGAAATTCTACGTATTATTACAGAAAACAAAATTAAATTAAGCGAAAACAAAAACGGCGTTTTTATTAATATGTCTTTTTTGCCCGACCACTTAATTAAAGACATTGAAAAATATTTGGAATACATTGACGAACAAAAAACCTCACTGAAAACAGTTGAATACCAAAAAGAAGAGTTCAAGAAATCATTCTTTGATGAAAAAGAAGATAAAGACAGCGTGCCTATATCATATAACTCTATAATATGACCATAATTGCTGATAAAATATTTTATTGTTATTCGGAAAACAATAATGTATGCGACTTGATTGCACAATTGGACAACCAAATGTTGCATGAGAGTATTGAAAATGAAACACCTGTAACCATTATACCTACTGTAAAAAAAGAACAACCCAATTCTACTCATACGAATGATTCCACCATTTCAAATGAAAAAACGACCCAAACCCAGAAACCAACAACGCCGATATTACCCTATATTACACCAAGACAGCGGGATTCATTATTTTGGTCGTTATACATTGGTCAATACGGATATGTAGATTATAATAGGATTACGTTTAATGAAGGTGTTCAAAAGTTAGAAGTTCATCAGAAAATAGTAGACACATTAAAGCAAAATCCAAACCGTTGGAAACAAGTTAATCAAAAAATTACAAAAGTCGCAATTGAGGAAGTGTATTCTGACTTATTAACGAACATAAAAAAGAGTTCTTTGGATAATATCCTTGCGTATGCTTGCTACTTTCAAAAAAACATTTTCATTGTTCATATGCAACAAAAAAGTTATTGGGACATTCAATATGAAGAAGCAGATGAAACCATTGTTCTACATTTGGATAACGAGAATTGTTTTCATATTCAACCAGACTGTTCCGTTGAAGAAATACAACAACTAAAAAATAATCGTATAAGTTTAGAAAGTTATAGTAAACCACTACGCCCATTATCTTTTTACAAAGTGAATCAGTTACAAGAAATGGCATCCAATTTACAAATGGATTACGCTATGAAAAAACAGGATTTATACGAAGGTATTTTACACCAAATAAAATGGTAAAATAGTGAAATGGTAAAATTGAAACACTAAAATAAAATATGATTTATCTATATACAGTTAAATCATAATGAGTTCAACAGAAACGAATAAAGAAGCAACGAATGTACCAGAAAAGGCTACCAAACAGGATTTCAACAATATTGTTAAGCAGTATGTAGCAACAAATCCGTATCTTAGTAGTGGTTATAAAACAAATGAATTAGAAATCCGTTTTGGTACAAATCATAAATTGAGACGTCCTATTACAAAGAATAATTACGATAATGTAATTCAAAAGTTAAATGCTTGTGGATTCAAGGCAGGGGATACAAAGGGCTTACAATTATTACGTATTCAAAGTGAATATCTAGATGCCAATGGACGGACGCGTATGTCTAACGTACGTGCGGAAATAGTAGGTAATGATATGATACAACAATATTGTGAAACCAACGATATTTCAAAGCTAATTAATATGCCATCTACTTTATTGAATAAAATCAAATTCACTAAGAAAATGCCTGCTTATGATGCACAAAATCAACCTATCCGTAAAGTTGATATGAATGATTTTAATTTCCGCGTGTCGTTTCAAACAGAGCAAGATTTCCATACAAGCACTGCCATTGGACGTTCTATTATTAGTAAGTGGAGAGACAATAAAAAGATTTTCCGTTTAATTAACCGTGTTCGATTTGAACATCCACAATATCCTGTATTTGCTGATGTTAGTATTGTCAAAACCTCCAAACGAAACAATTACATCCCTATTCCCCAGTATACCATTCAAGATGCCGGTGTGTTGGATAATGTAGAACAATATGAAATTGAATTGGAGGTGGATAATTCGCGTGTTGGAAATGGAACGCCTTATAGCAATCCTGATTTATTACTACAAGACTTGCGAAAATGTATTCGCTTTGTATTGTCCGGACTTCAACAAACACCTTATCCTATCTCTTATTATGAATGCACCGATATATTGAATGAATACGTTCGTATTGTTCACGGAAAAGAGGAAGAAGTTGGAAAAATCACTTCCAAATACTTCGTTGGTCCGAGTTCATATACATTACAAATGGAGAATGTTGTTCCAGAATTAGAAGACTCCGTTACACCTAATATTCGTGTGGATTATACTGTCACAGATAAGGCTGATGGAGACCGTATGTTGTGTTTTGTAAATAGCAAAGGAAAGATTTACTTTATAGATACCAATATGAATGTCCGTTTTTCTGGTGCGATTACCAAGAACAAACAATTGTTTTCCAGTATATTAGATGGTGAATATATCAAAAAGGACAAACACGGTAAAGATATTCACGTATATGCTGCATTTGATGTTTATTGTATCAATAAAAAGTCTACACGAACACTTCCATTTTACAGTAAAGAAATAATGGTCTCAGAAGAAGATGAAGGTGAGGAAGGTGAAGTGACCGAAACTGAATCCCGCTATTTAAAACTGGGTGATTTTATGCGTAAGTTAGAAGCGATTTCTATTTTGGATAAATCTCACGACCAAGAAGTAAAACCAGATAAAAAACAAATGTCTTCCGGAGTTCGTTTTCAAATCAAAGAATTTGAAGCATCATCGGATATTAAAGACATCTTTAAGTGCTGTAATAATGTATTATCAAGAATAAATGATGGTCAATTTGAATACGAAACGGATGGTCTTATCTTTACTCCCGCTTATTTACCCGTAGGTGGGTCTATGGAGGATGGGGAACCCGGCCCGCTATATAAATCCACGTGGGACTTTTCGTTCAAATGGAAACCCCCACAATACAATACCATTGATTTCTTGGTTTCCGTCCAGAAAGATACGAACAATCAAGATAAAGTATATAATGTATTTGAAGATGGGAAACAAACCCAAACGGGTAATCCTGTGACACAATACAAAACCCTTATTCTACATTGTGGTTATGATCAGTCAAAACACGGCTATTTAAATCCGTGTGCTCAAATTATTCAAGGTGATTTACCGAATGAACATAATTATGATGACCGCGATGGATACAAACCCGTTCCTTTCCAACCAACAAACCCATCTATGGTTGATGCCCATTTATGTAACATTGAATTAAAATCCCACGACGGATACTCGGTTATGACAACAGAAGACGGTGAATATTTTGAAGAAAACACGATTGTAGAGTTTAAGTATGTACACGAAAATAAACACCAATGGAAATGGGTTCCCATTCGGGTTCGTCATGATAAAACAGCTGAATTGAAAGCAGGACTAAGAAACTATGGTAATGCATACCACGTTGCAAATAGTAATTGGCATACGATTCATCATCCCATCACAGAACACATGATTAAAACTGGAACAAATATTCCAGAATATTTGGAAGATACAGAAGTATATTATCGTAATACAAAGGTAGAAACACAAACCCGTTCTTTACGTGATTTCCATAACTTATACGTAAAAAAGAAATTGATTATGGGCGTGTCAAATCCAAAAGATAACTTGATTGACTATGCGGTTGGAAAGGCGGGCGATTTGCCCAAATGGATTCGTAGCAAACTGAATTTTGTATTTGGAATTGACGTGTC